AGGGGAAGTCGCCGATGCCCAAATATCGAGTTTGGATTCTAATGATTGCCCCCCACACCTATTAGGATGCCACCCATTAGGATGCTACCTATTGCCAGAGGCACTTATTAGGATGCTGCTCATTGCCTATGGCACTTATCAGCATGCAACCCTTTCATTTTTCAATGATCGATCTTTCATTCAGTGCTCTGCTACTTATCGGTCAACAGATCGACCGTTAGCTTTGATGCTACTTATCGGTCAGCGTATCGACCGTTACAATGCCATTCTACCTATCGGTCACCCTATTGAATGCTAGCTTCGATGCTACCTATCGGTCGACATTGTGAACGTCCACTGCTCTGCTACTTATCGTTCACCCTGTTGAACATGGCAGCATTGCTGTCGCATCCTCGGGCCCAGCACCAGCGCAACGACCCGCAGCACATGCCAGCGTTTAGAACAAACGCTGCCCTAATTGCGCCCACGACGTTGCGCCGTACGACGAAATGACCCCACTCAAGTATGCCCCACTACGTTGCCCACCCTGTCCCGTCGTACGGCGCACCCTATCGCCTTTTTATGTAACCTGTCCTGCCCTATCCCAACGCCTCGACCCCCCATCAACCAGCGCAACGTGTCGCCCTGCCGTCGCCCTGTTCCCTGCCCACGCATTCACCCACCCTGCCCTGTTTCCCCTCGCCGTCGCACAATCGCACGCCCAGCAGGGAACGCCCCTGTGACGCCCTGCAACGGGGCGACGTATCCCTACCCATCGAACCGACGATCCGTCACAGGGCGCATCCTGCTCGCCCTGTAAACGGCCCTGCCCAACCAGCTGGTCCCGTCGACCCTGAGCGCCTCTCCCAACGCCAGATCCCAGATGTCAATCGAATAATACGGCAAGCAGGATATTTCGTACTTTTCCCAAAAATCGACCAAATATCGGTTGACACCATTTCGGCCTCCCAAGGCCCGGGCGACCAGCGGGCAATCCTTTCCCATCTGGGTCAACAACCCTTGCGCTGGGGGTCGAATCTTGACCTGCCCGGTCATGTCAGAAAATGGCGCAGCCTCGGTGTCTCATCCCGTGCCGTTGAGTGCGCGTCGTCATTAAAAGAAATATCCCACGCTTTCGCGCGGGACACAACCCCTTATCGGATTTTATTTTGCCGCTCGCCTTTAGACCGCCAAGGCGGGGGATTATTCCCCCGTTTGGTTTTCGTAAGTTGCTTCCTGCCCACACCAGTAATAAACGCCGGCGATTGCTGCCTGAAGCGTCTTGAAATGCTTCTTATTGCCCGTGAACGTAAAGGTCACGGTGAACTTGTTGGTCTTGGACGTTTCGTTCTTGGTGATGATTGCGTTGGTCATTTGTCGTCTCCCGTTTGCGTTGATTTGTTATCCCATCCTCGAGCAGGACGGGCAACCGAAATCGGATGCCCCGTGACGATTTTTCAAACATACAAACCGGCGCGAATTGCGGCGATCATGCTGGTGCAGGGGTGATACGTATCGCCCAGAATCTCGGGCGCGTAAACGAACCATTCCCTTGCCGATCCTCCCGATTGCGTGCCGCCGATGACCTGGAACGTGCGGTCGGGGCCCTGCAACGTCACCGTGAAGCGCCCATTGCTGACCTGCTCGACCGTCACGGCGTCGCAGTCAAGGAAATATGTGTGCCGACGCAGTTTGAGGATTGCCATTTCAATTCCCCTTCTTGCGGAACACCTCGGCGGTCACGCCAAGGGAGTTGACGAGATAGGCCGCTTCGCGCTTGAGCGTCGCAACGTTAGCGGGGCAATCCAGCAGGGCGTCGCCGACCTGTTCCCAAGCGCCGTTTTTGAGGATGAACACTGCGATCATTTTTCAGGCCCTTTCGTTTCAACAGGATTGTTATCCCACGACCTGCCGCAGGAGGCAACCCCCTTAAACGAACCAGCGCCAAGTAATATCGTAACCAATCATGATGGCGACCGGCATCAGGATCGCAAGGGCAGCGACGAAGCCCGCGATCAATTGCGCCCAAGCGCCCATTTCTTCAAGACGACGAATGCGGTCACGGCGCGCGTGGCACGCGGCCTGCTTGCGGCGAAGGTTGGCGATAGGGGCGTAGGAGGAGGTGGTCATTTCGGGGGTTCCTTTCGTTTCAACAAATAAAACATCCCACACCGAAGCGTGGGATGCAACCCCTATTCAGACGATATTTTCAAGGGATGCCGCACGAATGTGCTGCAGGGCGTTAACGACGATGCGCCGTTCCACAATCGAGCGTCGCCCATCGATGAGTGAGGCGAGAACGCGCATGCTGGGCAAATTCGGGGCGACCCATGCGCCCTCGGTCACGTACGCCGTCACGTTGCGCATGGGGTCGGAATACCAGCGTTGCTGCGTTCCCTGCTGCGACCATTGCGACACGGTACGGGTGGCAGCCTTGAGACGCTGAATTTCGGTTTGTGCGAAGTTCATTTTGTCAACCTCTCGTTTCGGTTTTCACAGAGACGACCATGTCGAACCCCAGATCAGGGATACAGGCAAAATCGCCCCGGTTCTCGCTCGACGTGAGCACATATGCGCAATCCTCGGCGGTCAATCCGAAGTCGACCTGCTGCGCCTCGACCGATCCCGACGGGGAGGTCACAAGGGCGATTAGGATGTAGGCGGTGGCGGAGGTCATCGGCATTTCCCTTTCGTTTTTCAACACAAGGAACATCCCATGCTTTCGCACGGGATGCAACCTGTATTCGGAATTATTTCAGCGCCTCGACCCGGGCAACGTGGTCGAGCATCTCGGCAATGTACCCTTTTGCCTCGGCATATTCATTGGGGGTCATGTCGAGCGCCCACGGGGCGGCATTGCGCTCGGGATATCCGTCGCGGGGTGCGTCGAGCAGAGCGGTGCACATTTCGCAAATGTCGCGAATGGTGGGCGCTGCAAGCAACATATACATCCAGGCGAGATCGGACGTGTTGAGCGTGCGAAGCAGCAACAGGGCGTTGCGCTCGGTCATTTCGCGATTAAGGTCGGCGAGCATGGGCAGGGCGAGAGTCGAGTTTTTTGCGTAGGAGGTCATTTGCGTTACCTTTCGTTTCGACACACAATGTATCCCACAACCAGCACGCAGATGCAACCTCCCTATCGCAAAATAATAGGGCAGCGAATGTGCCCTATCGCCAGGTCGCTGCTTCCCCTCGACCACAGGGGGATGCCGTTGTCAAACCCCTTTACCCATCCAATCGCCCATTGCGTCGCCCATGCCCATCCCAGCGTCAAACGCCTCATGCCGGCGACCAGCAGGGAACGGGTTTGCGATGGGTCGACGGCGATACATGGCATTGCCCTCGCCCCAGTCGTAAGCGTCGCGCACCGCGTCGCCCTGTGCCTTGCGCCAATGCCGTTTCTCACGGCGAGGGTGCGGATACCCGTATTCAAGGCGAGCCCGCGTGACAGCGGCGCGGTGGCGTTCAGAACGTTTCGTCATTTGTCAACTCCAAATCCAAACGGTGTAATTATCGCGGGTGTCGATTTTGGCGTCCTCGCCATATGCCTTGACAAGGTCGGCGCGAACCGTATCGGGCAAATCCCCGTCTTCGTCATCCTCGTCCCATAGGGGCGCTTCAAAGGCGCATTCGAAGTATCCGTCTTCGCTTCGGTCGTATTCGATCCAATTCGGCATTGTCAACCCCCTTTAGGACAGAATTGCACCATGGAACCACCCATGCGGTCCCATGCGCTGATATTGCACCACGACGAACCCACCGGGGTGATCCGCCTCGACCTTGTCACGCTGGGCCCGAGCGTCGTCCATCATTTTGACATAGGTGGGGTAAACGGCGACGAAGACGGGGTCGCCGTTGACCATTACGTTCAGTTTGCATTCGGGGGAGGTGGAGGTCGGTTCGCACATTTGGGATGCCTTTCGTTTCGTTGATTTGTTATCCCATGACCCGACCGAGGATGCAACCCCTCAAATCAATAATTCACCTCCCAAACGCGGATTTTCCCGACCGTATCGTTGCGCGAGCGCAGCACGCCTTTGGCGACGAGCAGGGACAACGCCTTGCGAATATCGTCCTCCCGCTCAATCGACCAATCGTACCCATCAATGGCACACACCAGCGTTGCAATGCGCGACAGCGGCAGGGCGGCGCTAGGGAGGGCGAGGAACGTTGCCCGTATCGCATAGGCGAACCGACGGTCGGTCGGCACGAATGCGAAGCAATTGGCGACCTTTTGGTGCAGGTCGAGATTCGGGGAGAACGTGGTCATTTGCGGGATTCCTTTGCAAGGGCGCGAAGACGCGCCAGGTCGACGCGAGCGGCGTCATATTCGGCAACGTTCAAAGGATCGGCGGCAATGAACCTTTTGCGGGCATTTTCGATTTGATCGGCGAGGGTCATTTTGCGGGGTTCCTTATTTCGATGAAAAATCATCCCACGACCGAGCAGGGGATGCAACCCCTATTCGGTCATTTCCGCCTGCCGTTCCCACGCCTCGGCGCGGCGGGTCATGTTCGCGACATCCCGGGCGGCGAGCGATCCCGAGCGAGGGGAGCCGCCTGGATACAGGGCGATTGCCTTGCGCATGTGCCCGGCTGCCTCGGCCCATTGCAAGGCGTCGGCGCATTCCCGGGCGAGGGCGCGATGGAGGGCGGTCGTTTCGGTCATTTCGTCACCTCGTTTGTTGACGCCTTGTTATCCCATAACCGGGGCGAAGACGCAACCCTCTTGGTCGGGGTGCAGGCGATGCACGGGGCGGGGTGCGTGCTCATCGATCCCATCTATGCCCAGCGAGGTCATGTATTCGATGTTGCGCACGTTCGGCGCAGCGTCCTCCCATAACGGGTAGGAAATGCCGACCATGGGCCCGAGATTGCCGATGTAGGCGGTGCGGGGTTCGACAAACACCGTCACACGGGATGCTTCGAAGCGATGGGTCATTTGCAGGGGGTTCCTTGTTTCGACAAAAATACAATCCCATAACCGGCAGGGGGATGCAACCCCCATTAAGCGAGATCGGCATTTTCCTTGAGCCAGGCGACCGCTTCGTTGAAGCGATTGCGCGATGCCTGGTGGTGCAGGTCGAGTTCGACCGCAGCGTCGGCGAATTCCCTGCTGGTTGCATCGGGGAAATCGAGCAGGACGGCGCTCGCCGCGCAACGCATGGCGTTGGCAAGGGTTTCGTCGCCCGCCTGATAAAAGCGCAGATCGTTCTCGATCAAGGCGACGATTGCGTCATGGCGGTCGGTCATTTGTGTTCTCCCTTTCAACACAAATGTTATCCCACAAACGGGTCGCGACAGCAACCGAGAATCGGATGTTTCAGCGAAAATATGCCGCTCGTTCGCCCCATTTTCGCTCAATGGCGACCCGGGCGCTGGGGTATGCTTCGTACGCCTCGGCATCCTTGACAAAATCGTGATCGGTCGTCTCGCGCACCCAGTGCAGGCGCTCGCCGGGGGTCATCGAAGCAGCATCGCCGAGGGCGACCCGTTCACGGCGGGCAATTTCGTCCTCCATGGCAACCGCCTTGGCATCGGTCATCGTTTCGGACGTGCCGTCGAGATAGGCAGCGATTTTGCCCAGCATGTCGGCAGTCGTGTAACCGGGGAAGGCGGCGGTGGGAAATGCGGAGTCGGACATTTGGGGGTTCCTTTCGTTCAACACAAATGTTATCCCACAAGGGCGAGACAGAGGCAACCGGGAATCGGTCGCCCCTGCGATGTTTTTACGCGCCCTGCTGTGCCTTTCCCCACTTGTAAAACTGGGTGCTGGCAGTCGACTTATCGACGCCAAGGGCGACGCAAGCGGCAATCACGTCCTTGCGGGCAGCGCCGATCATCTCGCCGGCGATGCGCCAAACGACCTTGACAGGCGATTCCACGGTCGAGCGCGGGCGAACGGGCGACGGGGCGGCAGGGTCTCGCCATGCGGCGGGATCGAGAGGTTGCACGACCCAACCAGCGGGCACGTCGCCGGGGATGTCGGCGAGGGCGCAGGTCACGACCGCACAAGGGGCGAGGCGTCCGCCCTCGATAATCGCCCATTCGACGTGGTGCACGCATTCGGCATGACCCCACTCGAGATCCCCGGTGGGCAGGCCAAGGTCGACCTCCCGCGCGTACCACAGGGACATCTTCAGGTCAAAGTAGGTCGTGAAATTCGACCACTTGGCGGAGGCAGCGGCGACGGCGGAGGCGCGGGTGATGTGGGGCATTTGGGGTTCCTTTGTTTTCGTCGTTTTCGACAATCAATGTATCCCATGCTTGGGCACGGGATACAACTGAAATCGGATTGTTAATCGCCGAAATTCGCTCCCTCTTCCTTCACCCGTACGGCATGCGCCGTGACCAGCGCAAGCGCCTCCTGCTGCCGGTCATATTCGTCTTCTTGCTCGTTCATTTCAGCATCGCGCTTGTCAAGCGCGTTTTCCTCGGCAAGGGACAGAACGAGGGCGAGGGCGTCATTAAGGGTCATTTTCAGGGGTTCCTTGTGTTTGCGTTTCGATGAATGACCATCCCACGATTGACGCGGGATGGCAACCGGCAAGATGCGATTATTTCGCTTTCATGCCCGCTTCGTACGCCATCACCATGAGCACGTGAAGCGTCGAGCGTGACACGCTGGCAAAATCAAGAGAATCGCTGCGCTGGTCGATAAAATCGGTCAGCACATCCCCGTTCTCGTTGCGCACCTTGACATCCCGCAGAATGCCGCGAAGCACGCGATCCCGTTCGTGACGCTGCAGTTCGTTCATTGCCATTTGCATTTCCTTTCGTTTCAACACAAATGTTGTCCCATGACTGGCGACGAGATGCAACCCCTATTCGACCCAATCGGGTTCTTTTTCGTGCAACAAAAACGCCTTGCAGTCGTTCGATAGGGCGACCGCGGCGGGCCCGTCGTCCTGCTCAGGGCAATCCATATCGACAAGGTCGCCCGTCACAGGATCGAATTCGAACCAGTAGGCACGCGTCGCCCTGAGCGTCGAGCAAGGGAAAACGCGATTGAACGCGGCGACCTCGGCACGTGCAACCAGCACCTTGCGCCCATTGAGAATTTGCATTTGTCAATCCCTTAGTTGGTACGTACGCAGACGCCGGCATCGATGGCGTTTTGCAAGAATGTGTCGCACATGCGCGCTTCGGTCGCCTCGGAGGACGTTTGCCCCGTTTGAGCGCACAGTTTGCGATACAGGGTGAAGATCGCCGACCCGCCGCCCACCGGGGTGGTCACGGCGAGGGCGGACAGAATCAGGTCGAGTTCGCGGGGGTCGAGTTCGGGGAGGGTCATTTCGTTTCGCCTTTCATTTCGATAACCCTTTGTCCCATATCTCGAGCAGACACACACTACAAATCGGATGCCTCGCCCAAAATAATTAGGGCAGAGATGCTGCCCCTAAAACGCTATCAACCTCCCGGTTATGTTTGTCAACAATTTTTTGCACATCCTCGACTTTCGCGGGGTGCAATTCAGCGACCAGCGTCGCCTTGCCGGGCGTGCCATCGTCTTCGATGTAGATGGCGCTGCCGCGCCTTTCCCAGTATTCCATTTGTCAACCCCTTTCAAGGGCGAGATGGGGAGGGGATCATTCCCCTCCCTGTTGCCGGTTACATCGAGTGATAGGTTTCGCTCGACGGGTCGAGGTAGAGCGGGGTGTCGCGGTCGATCCAGAACCAGCCCGATTCCGTGCGATTGAGGAGGTTCTGCTTGCGAACCATTTCGACGGCGCGAACCTCAAATGCCGCCTTGACGCGGCGATCCTCGGTCGTGCGGATCGCCTTGAATTTCAGCGCCTCGCCGTCAGCGCCCTTGAGCCCCGTGCGGGCCGCCTGCTCGTTCAGATGGGCGACGATTGCGGTGGCGACTTCGATGGTCAGGAGGGGGTGGGTCATTTGCGGGGTTCCTTGTGTGTGTTTGTTTCGACACCCTGTTATCGCAAATCTCGACGGGGGAAGCAACCCCCATCGAGACGATTTTTGATTTTATTTCCTCCCTGAAGCGAGCAGCGCCGAACGGGTCGCCGCTTCGATATCGTCGGCGGGGTTCGCCTTCAACCCCGCGCCCTGATATACATGCCGACGGCAGGCAACGACCTCGGTCAGATCCCACAACATGATATCGCAGAATTTGGCAAGGTCGGTCGGGCGGATTGTGAACTCGATGGTCATGGGCACGCCCTGCCCATCGCTGAAGTCGGGGTTCAGGCAAGCGATGCCGTACCAGCAGGAAACCTGACCGTTGGTGTCAACATCCACAATCAGATTGACCGTTGACATCTCGAATTCGCGGAAGGCGGCGAGGAATGCTTCGGCGACGGGGGTGCTCATTTGTGTGTTCCCTTTCGTTTGAACAAAAACACAATCCCACGACCTCGAGCAGGAGGCAACCGACGAGATGCGTTTTTGTTGAAAATAAAGGGGCAGAAGGGGTGCCCTATTTCGGACACCCCTTGCCGTCGGTTCAGGCGACCACAGGGGGAGCGACCTCGACCGGGGCGGCGTTTGCGGGGTTCGACGCCGCCGCCTTGCGAAGGGCGAACCACTTCTGATACTGGGTGCGCGCCGTCGCGAAATTGACGCCGTGATCTTCGACAAGGGCGAGCATGGCGTCCTTGCGCTTCATGTCGGCGTTGGCGTTGAGGAACCCATGCACGAACGCCAAGGGGGATTCGACCTTTGACGGCACATATTTCGGCATCTGCTTGTAGAGGTTGCGCTTCGTCACGGGGGCGACCTCGGCGACGGGGAGATCCTTGCTCGCCTCGGCGAGGGCGGCGGCCTCAGCGGCGATTGCCGCGGCGGCATCGAGATCGGCGAACATGTCGGCGACCGAAGCGGCGTATTCGGATTCGTACGCAGCGAGCGGGGCAGCGTGACGACCGGCGCGCCAATCGGCGAAGGGGGCGAGATTGTTCAGGGCGCGGAAGGCGTTCAGCGAGACGAGGTTCAGGTTGGTCATTTCAGGGGTTCCTTGTGTGTGTTTTGCGTCGTTTCGTTTCGACAGGTTTGTTATCCGACATCCCGCAAAAGCATGCAACTGAAAAAGCGCTGGCGGCGACGATTTTTATAGGGCAAGCATCCTGCCCTAAGTCGCAGTCAATATAATGGGCGAAAAATTCGCACAAAACGACCAATTCTCGGTTGCCGCCTGAGCGAGGATGTGGGAGGGTGTTTGTGTTGAAACGAAAGGGAAAACGAAATGATGAAACGAATTGAAAACGCCGCCGACCTCGACACGCTGGTCGGCGCTGCCGCCGAAACGGGCATCGGGGTCGCCCTGCTGATGATCCTTGTGGGCGACGTTGTGCTGGTCGGCGTGCCGCTGATCGGCGTGTATCTCGACGGGCGCTTCGACGTTGCCCTACCCACCTCAACCGGCGAGATCGTCACGTTCGACTTCGCCAAGGTCGAGGTGTTCGCATGACCGTCGCTATCCTCACAACATACCTCCCTGTGACCAACCATCGGGGGTCACGCCTCAAGGCAACGACCATGCTGCCTCGCCCCGATGGGCAAAAGGTGAGCGTAACAGTCGGGCTATATGAGCTCCACGGTAACGACGCTGAAAAGCACGCCCAGGTCGCCAGGATGCTGGTCGAAAAACTCGGGTGGGCGGGTCGATGGGTCGGCGGCGATGCCGGCGGGGCGTCATATGTATTTGTCAAGGTGTTTTCCGACGTTCAGGCGCTCGGGTTCACAATCGACCCGCCTCCCTCGACCAGCGAATAAAAAGCGAGCAGGGCATCCGATTACGGGTGCCCTCTTCGTTTGGGTATGCGATAACAGGATATTGAAACGAAAGGGAAAACAAATGTTCATCGCCACCGCAATCGTTAAGGGTCTCAAGGTCGAGGTCAAGGCGACCGCCCGCTTCACGGCCGCTGCAGCCCTCGCTGAAATGTATCCCAAGGCGCAAGGGATTATGACCGCCGAATTGGTCGCCGGTAACGGGGCGTACGTCGAAACGAACCGACGGATCACGGTGCGCGCGCCAGGCGGCGAATGGCGAACAATGTAAAAATAAAATCTCAAAAGGGGTTGCGTCTCACGCGGGAGCGTGGGACGTTGGGTCATAGGGAACGACGTGCACCGAGCGGCACGGCGGATGTACCAAGGCAGCCGATTTTTCTGAGATGACTGCTTCGGTCAGGTTCTCCCCGGGCGGCGGGCACGCAAAAACGTGTCAACCGAAAAGATCTCGCTTGCCCTAGGAGGTGCAAAAATATCTCGCTTGCCGCTCTTTCCCCTTGACATCTGCTCGAGCAGCAATCGGGCGCCAACCGAGCGGGGTGCGCGTGCTGGTCGGGCGTGGGATTGTTGACCATGGAGGGAGAGAACCCCGATGGGTATTTACCTGGACAGGTTCTTTCCCGGGAGGGTGAAGGGTGCCTCGGGCACCGATCAGCATCCCACCTAAGTTAGGTGCCTCGGGCACTAGTCGAAAAATGAAATGGTGCTCAGGCACCTATCAGCATCCAACTAGTTGCCTCGGGCAATAGGTGCCATTCTACCTATCAGGATCGGAATAGGTGCCCCAGGCAATAGGTGCCCCAGGCACCAATTGAAATCGAAACCATTCGGATCCTACCTATCAGAATCCTCATAAGATCAAATTTTGAAAAACCCCATAAGATCAAAATTTGAAAAACCCCATAAGAGTAAAAATCCCCGTAAGATAAATTTTTGAAAAAGCCCATAAGATTAAATTTTCAATCGTCAACCGGCCAACCGTCGAGCCCAATCAAAGGACGAGGCGATCCCTTTTCCGCGGCCTGTTCCGTGCTGTCGTGGTGCAGCTTGCAGAGCCCTTCATGATTGGATCGTCGCCAGAAAATCTCCACGTTACCCCGGTGTGGTTGCTTGTGGTGAACAACTGTTGCAGGTTCTGTTAAACTCTGCTGTTCACACATTACGCATAGTGGATGTTCTTTGAGGAATTGCAGACGATACTTGCGCCACTTGTAATTGTAGAGATGGGCCCAAGGGCGTTGCTTCCCCTTCCATACGCCCCCCTCTCCCTCCCCCGGGTCCCCTCCCCCCGTCATCGCCCCCACCCCCTACCCCCGGGCCCCCGCCCCCATAGGGCCCCCGTCAGCAACGCCCCGCCCCGCATGGGGTTTCCCCCTACTGACGTGCGACGACAAGGGCTCATGTGCGGAAACGTCATCGTGGCCAACGTCCTGAGGTCTTCATTTCGAAGATGTTATGCTGAAGCGTGTCGGCCCAATCCTCCGCCCAACCGTATTGCCTCGACCACCAGCCAGGCGTGCCGATGCTGCCATATTCGCTCGATAAGACGATCTTGCGTTCCTTTGCATCCGCCTTTCGAAAGTTAGCAATGAGATCTGCAACCCATTGCGATGCATAGGGCAGCATCCCATCCTTGCTGATAGGTTCCCACTCGTCGCCTGTAAACAATCGACTGCCGATCACCAGTGCTCGGAACGAAATATGCGACCACAGGAAGGCAAGGCCCTCAAGGTAGGCCGTGCGCTGGTCCGTATGGCGAATGACTTCTTTGTGCCAATCAGTCCAATTGCGCCGACTGTCCTCGTCCAGCTCAAAGGTGCCGCTGACCGATATCGTTCCCACGTCGCCGGGAAACGATGCCATCCAACGGTCAATGACTTCGCCGACGTTTTGAAACTGCCCGTCCTGTGAGAGAACTTCGATTTTATGCGTCTTAAGAATTGGTGCTGTCGCCATCGGTCTCTCCAAGATCCACGTACCTGATCAACGACTTCTTAATCGTTGCATCGAAGTACGAACCATGCGTGTATCCTACGTTCTTCCAATTGTTCCTGGCAACTGTGGCCTGCCCTCGAGTGTCGAAAACTTCAGGATGAGCATGCCATTTCTTTTGTGTGTCGAGCTTCATCAGCAATACGTAACCGGTATTCGAAGCCAATTCCATCTCCAATTCAATTTCAGCTGCTCGAACTGCACTCGACACCAACCCGTCCGCTTGCATGGACTGAGGTGTTCTCCTCCCTCGTCGAGCTGACATAGTTTTATCTGATATCGACCGGCAATGCGTCCACGACATCACAAAACCACTTGTACCATTCATCATGGGTGGTCGAGTTTGAGGGGACGATTCCTTCAGGGGCCTTCAGCTCAAGTGCGGTAAGGCAAAGATCGATCATGTCGTTCGACCAATACGCCGCGATACCCATGAAACGGGCTTCGAACGGCGAGCTAGTAAATTTTTGGGCTGACTCTTCACATTCGTACGAATCCGAGCTGCCTGCATCTTTGAGCATACGAAGCATTAGCCGTGCTGTGCGCTTGTCACGCTCACCCACTGCGATGATCGGTTCTTCAGACGTGTCGATCATAGTCGATTCTTCAGGAGTGCTCATTCAATGTACCTCGTTTCAGGGAGGGGTTGATGGATGCGCCTGTAATGCTCGATATCGCGCAAAGCATCGTCTTCGGTGGCGCGCCAATAGGCATCAGGAAGATTCCACCATACATCAAACCACAAGAAGTGGTTGCGAACCTGAGCAATGCAAAGTCGCTCCCGTCTATCTGCGTTAGGCCCAAGGGTAATCACTATGGCCCATCTAATACGAAACTTCGGTAAATTATTAGATGGGCACTTGGGCATTCAGATCTCCAGCGCTTTTCTGATTTCGTTCATCTTTGAGCGTCGCCCAGCATAATACGCTTGCTCGAGCATGGGGATCGCGCGTTCGGCTGCTTCACGGGTGTCGAAGTACATTTGTACGTCTAACAAAATGCCATGAGGTCCAGGCCCACCGGGACCGTTGCAGTAATAGAGCCACTCGGGTCGCATCCCGTGCGGACCGCCCATCGAACCCAAGGCATGATAATCGTTATGCACAGTTTGGACATCAAACAACTTCGGTTTGTCAGTCATCACAGTCCTCGCAATGCTCATCGTCGTCTTCGTTGTGCAACTCGTCGGTCGAGCAACACCACCCGCACCGGTCGCACCAAAAGACTTTGTCATCGAGCAGCTGAAGCACGCGCTTATCGTTGATTGCGTCCACAGGAAGGGAAAGCTCTTCAGCCGCCTCGGTGAGTGCCTGCTCGTTAAACACCGTGCATTGATCTACCAGCCGATCCGCGGCGAGGTCAACGAGCTTTTCTTGTTCCTGTGGCGTGATAGTCATTTGCGAAACATTTGACCTTTCCCGTGCACCTGTCGCATCTCAGCGAGGACTTCAACAACCGTCGCACCCTTGCCGACACCAAACACCTTGATCGCCCGCTCAGCCTGAGTTTGCGTAGCATAGCGACTGCCTTCCCATTCGACAACAAGCACTTGATCTGAGACCAACGTTGCTTGCACGTTTATCTTGACGAAGTCGTCGCCCACCATGATCATGAAGGGTTTCTTCATTTCTCATATCCCCACTTCTTTGCAGTCATCGTGATTGCGACCAGCTCGATTGAGGTGAAGATGTAAAAGTCGAGGGGTCGAGGCTGTCCGCCAAGATAGCGGGCGATCATCCATACGACGCCACCGAAGATAGCTGCAAGCGCTACCTTGCCGAGGAAATAAATCAGGCTCATTTCAGGGATTCCTTTATTCGATCTTGAGCGATCATAACAGCGTCGAACATACTTGTCTTCGACCGTTTTGACTTCTCGAATTCTTCAAGCAGAATCTCGTCAGCGCGCGACGGATGAGCGAAGGCATCAAATGGAATCCTCTTCGGGGAACTGCGCGGTCTCAAACCGCATGCCGATAAGCTGATGCGCGAAGACGATATTCTTCACGCCGCAATGCTCAGCGAGCCTGATGAACTCCCGAGCACCTTCGTCCGTCGTCATGAGCAGCTTGAGCCATCGACCTGTGCTGGTCTTATACTCAATAGTGCCTTTCATGATATCGACACGGTAGTCGACAATGAGTTCCATTACGTAGCAGCCTTTTCGACCTTCTCAGCCGCGAGTGCCATCTGAAAGTAATAGTGCTTTTCTTTGACAAAGTATTCATATGCCAGGTCAAAGATTGGGATGTGTTTCAATCGCTCTTCTGCCTCTACAGCGAGCTGTAACCATTCGTCGGAGGTGATTTCTCGGTTTGTATCAAGAAGGGTCATCATCACACAGGCTCGCTTGTGTTGAGGATTTTCCAGAGCAGAATCTCGTCCTCGGTCTCTGCCCAACCTTCAGGCTTCTCGAGATACTTCTTGACCAGCGCAACACGGTTCTTTTTCGTGTCCCGATGACCCTGAGCGATCAACAGGCGGGCAACGACCCCATGGAGTTTCTCAGCGACAGTCATCGCGCCCCCTCGACCATGCGACGAGCCAGGATGTCGCCGAGGCTCTCGCCCGAATCCGAGTAGGTATCGATCACCGACTCAGTTGCATGATAGAAGCACTCGTCGTTATAGTCATCGTAGTATCCACCATAGTAACTATCATACAGACCGACTTCATCTTCTTCTTGCTCACGACCCCAGCGAGCACTTTCTTCGTCGTAGATCTCGTGTTGTTCACGCTCATACTCGTCTTCGTAGAGCATTTCGTAGAAGGCTTCGTTGGCCTCATGCATCTCGAGCGCCTCTTCACGCTCTTCTTCAAGATCCTTGAGTGCCGCAGCGACGACCGCACGTGTCTCACGTCGTGCTTCACGGCGATTCCACTTCTTTGCGAAACGACGACCGAGCATGCCGCTGACTTCGGCATCACCGATGCCTGCCCACGAACCGACATGACCACCGACCGAATCCTTGCACGAGTGAGACACTTGAAACCTCCGTTGCGTTGATGACCTTACTATCTCACGACTTCAGATCTGAAGGCAAGTCGGGAAAGACAAGAGGCCCACAAAAAGCGATAACGAATTCGCCCTCTTCATCATGCTCGGTCGTCCAATGAGCATCACACTCTTCGCTTACGGCACGTAACACACCCCAGCCAGGAGGGCCTACTATAACTTCTTCTCGTTCACGAGCAGGATTCCAATATGCCCATCCTTGGTAGTCATCATAATCATAGATCATGTGCCCTTCAAGGTATTCGCTATCCCCCGAATACAACACGCGATACCAACCTTCTTCAGTCGGCGTGTTGCCGAGGACCCATTTAAGTGCAGCCATTGGTCATCCTCTCGGTTCATACATTGCGCAATCGTCGCCGTCCGGCATAACTAATGCCCCCACCCAATAATTAACCAAGGCGGCGACACCGGCTTGCCAGCCGTAGGCGGTGACAACTGCATAGTGTTGGGTGCGCAGACGCTTGTGCCAGTCGATTTGTTTATCGGATCGCCCGCCTGCTTTGGTACCAAAATGCTTGGGCACTTTGAGCTCGAGATAGAGCCCAGCGAACTGATGCCGAGGCACAGGCCAAACGAGATCAGGCACACCAGAGCGAACACCTTCGGCTTTGAGGGAAGCAGCAACACTGGGCCGCCGGTCACCACCATTTGGGACTGCAAATAGCATGTCGAGATCCGGGATAGGCTGTCCATTCGTCTTGCCTCCGTCAATAACTGTCCATTGAATAATAGCGCATTGATGACCGTGCTCGGTTCCGCTCGCTGCGAGCTGGGCGGGTGTGATCATCTTGCCCATCGATGTTGTCCCAGCATCGGGATCAATAGCACCACGAACCTTAGCCACCGATAGCATCCTTTTGATACATTGGGCCCGTTCGAGCCGAACCGCCGTGAGCTTCATGTTGCAATTGTGCGGCAACAATTATCGAATCTTTTAACTTGCCTTTAAGAACGTTGATCTGCTGCATCCTTGATCCGGAAAGTTTCTTGTATCGACCCAGCGAGTGTTGCAAAGCCATATTGCTGAGCTCAAGCAATTCAACTTGCTTGACAAGTTGCTCCCCGGTGCACTGTCGCTTCTTTCCCGTGCGTGGGTCCTCGACCCAGTAGAGTTGTTCGTTATCCTGTAGGATTACATTCTGAAGACGCAATTTCCAAATAGTCAACAATAAGTCGTCTTCACTTTTGCCGACAAACTCAAGATGAAGTTCGTCCAAAACATCCTTAATGCTTCTTTCCTCAGTCATGGCATAGTCCTTTCTTCGATGATTGAACCGTCGGGCATGACGATCCAAAGAGGTTTCAACTTCTTACGTGCATACCGAACTGTTGTCCAGGTTCCGCTACGTGCGATCTCAGGGCAGAAAGGTGTCGCAATCATTCGTCCCGATGCGTCCACAATGTCCCGATCCCGAACCTTATACTCTTTATCCGGATGCATGACGTTGCAATCTGTGAAAGTCTTCAATTGTCCAACTCCCCCTCGATTGATCGGCGGATGCCCATGGATCAAAATCGAAGGTCCTATGCGAAGAGTACGCAAGAGCCAATGATACTCGTCATCTGATCCCTTGCATAACCCATGGTGCGCTTCCTTTATCAACCAGCTCGAGCACAAGTCAAATACAGATCGCCACTGGGCTGTTTGCATCCCCATGCGCGTGCCTGTAAATCCTACTATCACTGTCTCATTCTCCTATCCAAATTCGCCCCAAACAATATAGGGCCTCAACGTTTCTGCGGGTCTCAGCAAGACGCTCCCCTCTAAACATCCCTATAACAACAACAAAAACAACAACAATAACAACAACATAAATATATATAGGGTATTATTATTATAGGGTATATATGAACGCTTTTGGCTTTCGTGTTACGAGTTTTATGCGTTTATTGTGCTTTTTGTTATCTTAACCCGTGCTCTTTTTTGTGTGTGCGTTACCCCCCTCCCTATAATTAAGCCCACCCCCGAAATCGAAATCGCCAAATTTGTCAATGAAATCAACATGTTAGGGATTTAATTTAGGGGTAATAAGGGGGTAAAATCCTGCGTTATCATAGGGTGTTTAAGGGGGTGAGGGGCGATTGGTAATTGCAGATTATTCTCATTTGCGCCAAATCGGGTCGGTCATCACCGGTGAGATATACGTCGGTGGGCGACCAGGCCTACCGTTCATGGGTCCAGCTACCTCTTCGATCATGTTTTCGGCAAGCATGTAGAGCAAAGTATCGCTAACGCGCTTCGATCTGCCGGGTCCGAGGTCGCGGGAGATACTGAATGGCTTCACGTGCTTAAGCGCGTCACGAAGTTCTTGTCTGGGGATACCCGGTTCGTCGGCCCCCTTAAGTTTCAACATGCGCTTGATCGTACGCACAACAGTGAGCACTTCGTCCGTCGCCGAGTTACCCAGATCGCCAACATCAACGCTTGTGAGCAACTCGACCAAATTCAGGAGCAGGTATCCTACTGCCCATTTGTACTGTTCAAGCGTGATTGATGGTGTATAGGGATTCTCGATAACGGCCATGACCCCAGCGATGCGCAAAGCGGTCAACGGCACTCGACTGATTGCGCCGTATGTCGGCGGGAGCTCGCCCCGGATCGCAGCGTTGGCAATTCCGTCTACTGTCTTAACGAACGACCAATGTATCTCGGATATTTGTTCATTCGAAATAACGGTCAGCAACTTGCCTGCTTCGAAAGGCCCAAGCCGATAAGTTTCGTCAAGGTGTTTCGCAGCAGCAAGTCGTTGGATAAGAATGTCACGAAGGTGTGGAGGCATGTCCTCAAGATACTGCATAGGCTCGCCACCCGGTGCATGATGCCGGATGACCACAACTCGAGACATGAACCCGTCAAGTGCGTCTTCATTAAAGAGGTCAAACTTGGAAACAGTCGTCGTCCAGAAGGTCGAGACGCAAAGGTTGTTGATGGGCTCAATTTCCTTCTTGCTATTCGCTACCGAGCGCGGACCTGAAAAGAGTTTCCCATGCATACCCGCATCGTAGAGCTGGTTGTATGCATCTCGGAGGTGAGCGTCACTCGGGCTCTTGCCTTCATTCATCGCATGGAGCTGCGAGTAACATTCCTCTACAAACCAAACAAGAGAAGGCTTGTCCATGAAATCGGGCATAATGCCTTGAATGGATGAGGTGCTCGAGTTGAGAATGCGGTCTTTCGATTGTCCCGACGGAGTATCCCCTACTGCCTGAGATGCATCGGCCATGAACCTTTGCCAAGCATTCATCGTCATCGTCTTGCCGGCGTTCGATGGTGCAGCTAGGATGAAGTTCAAATTGAGCCCCGACCCACCCGGCAGTTTGAACCCGCGTGCGACGATACCAGCGAGTGCTGATAACGTTGCAGGTATCGCAAACTTGGTGAAGGGTTTGAAACTACCCATCTCGGTCGCTCTTACGAACTGACCTACCACCCCCGGCGGACGGGTAAGAATTTTATGCTCATTGACCAGCTCAGGGAATGCCTCCAGGATCGTCTGTGATCCCTTGCTCATGTTCCCGACTGCTTCTTCAGCACGTGCCAACTCAGCTGCGGCGGCGTGAGCCCGATCAGCCTTCGCGCGTTCGATATTCTCAACGATCTGACGCCCATGCTCACTGAAGTGCATGAGTCCATCGTTGCCGCGGCGCACCGTGCTCAACACATATTGCAGGTTGCGTTGCGCTTTGTTGAGTCTCGTTTCGCCGGCATTGCTCGGAGGAGAAAGTAGCACCATCGGCGAATTGAAAATGAGGCGTTGGACTTGTTCTACGCTACCTGTAAATCGGTCGATCATGCCAACAATGGCCATGAACGTATCCGACCACTCGCCGGGGCCGCATCCCGTCTGAGCATTGAACCGCGGCGCAAAGGTAGGATTGAAGTTGGTCGCCAGTCGAATGACTTCTGAGTCTGTCAGATCCAACCGACGATAGGTCTCGGTATCGTGAACGACTTGCGCGCCCGTGTCCGGAACAATTGCGCCGAACACCGATAGCAGAAATTCTTGCTGGTCCTTGATCTCGGTTCGATTGTTCAGGACGTCGCCAGTGATGGTGAAATACCGAAGCGAGCAATACAGCTCGACTTGCATATCTACGGAGCGTTTCCCGTCCACAGGAAGCTTGCCGCGGCCGATCATATGCAACCCGTTGCCGGAAGGGGATACCTCGGTGTAGGTATCGACCTGCGACATGATCTGGCTTATGAAACGCTTGCGCGTCTCGAGGAATTGAGGCTTTACCTTGGCTTCATCGTCAATGTCCAAACCGAAATAAGGATCATCGTCGGTAAACACAAACCCGATGCCTGAAAACAGTGAGGGATTGTTAGTGTAAACCCGCACCGCGTCTTCGAAGGAACCCCAATCGCTAGGGGAGTTCACGTCGGCCATGTACGCCGGGTTATTAGGCTGATATGGAGGCTTGGTAACTGCGCCGTCATTTACGATTGCACGCCAGAGAACCCACTGCCTAAGAGATTTCAACTCGACAGGAATAGCGTCGAAGTTCATTAACCGAATTCCTATTTATAGGGTGCCGAAAGAACCCTAATATTACCCCATAATGATGCCGGTGCGCAATGGCATATTTCGACGTCCTCGAGAGCCCTTTCGAGATAGTTACAAACTCAATACGTTATTGCATCATGCCAGACAAAGTTGAGGTGCAGTTCAAATGCTCATTACATTACACCATCTTGGCAGCAAGCTCGAGCTGGTCGGATATCGTACTCGAGTATGGCTTTCGGACCAAGATAAATGGAGTGACTGGTCGCTTGCGACAAAAGAGTTCAATGTCGAATACCCGCATCTTCAAATTCAGGATGTGCCAGTCTATGCTTTCTTGTCAGCCGAACCCACCCCTGAACAATCGGCCGAAGCGGTTCACAAACAAAATCTTCGCTTGCAAACTGGCGATATAGTCGCATTCGAAAAGCATGAAGCTGCAATCCTTTGGGATGTAATTGGCATATCCGAATTTAGGATTGAGGTGCGAGAACACAATCGCCCTACCCTTTCGACGCGTTGGGCAGATAAAAGTTCAATCACTCGACACTGGCCCAGAGTTGCCGACTTGACCTGATCGTGAGATAACAAGTCATCGAACGAAAGGAACTCAAAATGCATCATATCCAAGTCGAATGGGCCTTTGCCGCTGGTCCTTACATGCGCTCGGCAGCAATTACTACGCCTACTCCTGAGCCGTGTATGCACATGGTTCATTGGTACATCTGGCGTATCGAAAACTTTGGAGGTTGAAATGACTTACAAAACATACTTCGAACGTGACTTGATTCCTCAGACCAAAGTATCGCGGCGGGTCAGCCTTCGGATCGACACCTACGGCATCTACTTTCTCTTCTGGGAAGAGGATCAATTGCTCGCGGGCGACGTCTTTCAATTTCCTTGGGTCAAAAATCCGAATCTGACCAAGTGGTATACTTGGTTCGTGTGGGAACGAGACGAGTACTGAAAATGTCCACCGACGATCACGGCATCGAAGAAGACTACCGTCATGAGCAGGCGTACCACAATTCGCTGAGCGTCATTCCGCGCCCGCCCGAGGGCATGACGCCGCGGTTCTTCAAGGGCATGGATTGCCCTGACAGCACGACTTGCGACGTGGTCTATATCGACCGTTTGACCGGCCGCGAAGCCCTGCGCTACGATGGTGCCGACCCAGCTAACACTCGCTTCGACTACGGCGCAACCCCGGACGCGGACATCTTCAAGAACAAGGGTCTCGATCTCAAAGAGATGATCGATCCCGCCAAGGCCGTTATCTCGCTCGATGATTGCCGGCGCGCCATGCGGCAGGATTACACCGATTATGGGGACTGGGAATGAAACGCTGCGGGTTGACCGTTCCTCCGCTTCGCAACGATCCTGAAGAGGTTGAAAAACTTCTGCGGTTTGTTGGACCGACGGCGAAGCAGCTTCGTTTCTGTTCCGATCCGCGACATTGCATCTGTAAGACGGATGACGAGATGGCTCGCTGCCTTCATTCTACAAGGGACATGGATGAATGAGAGCTAACGAAATTTTCCCGGGCTCGGTGATGCCCTCGACGCACGACGGCGAGTGGACATTTACCTATTGGGTCACGAACAAATGGATCACGGATGAGGACCAACAGGGCTCGGTCACCTACGTATCCGCTTCTCGAGCCAAGGAAGCCATGCGCGAAAAGGTCGAGCTACTTCGCTCGCAGGCAGAAGCATGAGCGGATACGCATACGGTGAAAAAGAACCTACTGGACCTTGCCCCTATTGCAGCGCCGAGTGTCACGCGGACTTCGTAGATATCGGTGTTGGATATGATCAATGCGGACCCTATCATTGTGAGGCATGCGGTGCCAGCGAGATCGGGCCGTATGATGAACCCCGAGAACTCGGTCCCGATGAAAAGCGTACGGGTTGGTATGCTCCAGGATCTGATCCAGGCTCATCTGCGAACGTGATCGGAGGCAAAGTCGTCCCTGCTCACCAAATGATCAACGCCTATTACGGCAAGTTCGCCGGCAATCCCGACTACGAAAAACCCAACCTGGTTGAGGATTGGTTCAAAGAGATCCGAAAGAAGACGTAAAGCCCTTTGCAATGCCATCGTAGATAAGGTAGGTGTAAAGGTAACATCGAAAGGTATCTTTATGCGTATCGCAATCCTCATTCTCTGCCTCACATCGCTTGCCGGTTGCGCAACCAGCCCACCCCTAAACGATTATCAGAAGCAGCTTCGTCGAGAACAAATGGAACGCGCTGTTGCCAACGGGCCGCTTTATAGTCGTCCACTCAAAAGGTAAACTCTCCCTGTGGTCGAGACCAGCAATCAATTCAGTCACCTTGCATGGGTTGATGCCGACATTCCCCGTGATCGTCCAGGCACGTATTTAGTTTGGTTGGACCGTCCATCACTAGGAAGTCGCATAGGCACTTGTCGAGTTGCCAAGACTATGAACTCTTACCTAGTGACAATCAACAATCATTTCGAATTTGACTGCGGAAACCTTAAGATTCTCAAACATGTCCCGACCGAGGGACTCGAGCCTATGGAAGGCTAAACGGTTAATGCCTGCAAATCTCAATCATCCCGAACCACTCAAGACCATACAACCCGGTGACCCGTGGAGTTTTCTTAACTTGTCAAAAGAGATCATGCAAAGAATGCATGATCTCGGTATCGGCAACATGCTCGACTGGGTTGCTCCAGATGAGAGTCAACCACGACAATTCAAAATTGTTGCTATCCATGACAACATGCGCGCAATCGAATGCACTTACGTCGGATGGATTGAAAATGACAAACCTGCTGTATGACGTAACGACGGGCGACCGCAAGTACCGTTACACAATGGATGAGCAAGGCGTCGTCCGCACCTATCGCTACGACGAGCCTTGGCACGCGCGGGATCAATCAGCCATCGGCGATAAGTTCCTGCTGACCTTAGTGCAAGATCTCGCCAACACACGCGAACGAGTTCCCACGCCAGTCAAGATCGCCAAATACTTCAATGCTGATAACAACCAGCTCGAAAACGAATTCAGCGATGAATCCGAAGGCGACACGTGGGAACGTACTCTCACAGGTCTGATTTACATGCTGCGTAACAACCAGTACAAAGTCGTCGGTTACGAAACTCGTAACGTTGCCTATCACGACCAGGATGATGAAATCTTCGGTTGGGACATCCATCGTTCTCTTCCTGATTGGGTCAGCGAAGTTGACTTTGATGGCCGACCCCGCTGGGACGTTCGCCCCGTTTACGCACTCCGTTCAAAGGTCACAACCTGATGACTCTTCCTAACAGCCTTGACAAAGATGCCCGTAGATACTGGGATGATCGTGACGAAGATTGGCGCAACATCTACCGTGCGCTTCACGAGTATCGCCTTAGCAACATGACGTTTGAAGACGAGGATGAACCCTATCCGTTGGTCGACAACATGACCCGAGAAGGTGAATCTGTTGCTGACGGCGAACTTGAGCTTGTTTTCTTGGCAGATGAAATTTCGCAGAGTGTTTTCAGTAACGACGAAATGAAGCGGTTTCGTAGCGAGTTCAAAAATGCCATTGATAACTCAACAGTTTACGGCGTTGAGCCCACCTCGCTGCATAAGATCCATGTGCAGCATCGATTGCTTTCATTCCTCAAGCGTTTGATGAAGATTGACTAATGAAAGCTCGCACCCGGGAAGAATTCATCGTCGTGATAGCCGACGAGCTCATGGCATCGGGACGCTTTGAAGACTATGTTAAAGCGTCCATTTGGGCGACCCGAGTTTACGGAAAGTGCTTTCCTGAACCCATCGTTGAGCTCAAGCAGTTTGAGAGTGACTTCGGCGAAGCCCTTGAGAACTCAAGCGTTTACGGGGTTGAGCCCAAGTCAATGCACAAGATTATCATCCATCATGATCTGATGCAGATGTTCAAGTCCTTTCTTACGCTAGGGCATACCTAAAAATGTCTGAGATCTTTGTCTTCGGATCAAACCTGGCAGGGCGACACGGCAAAGGTGCTGCCCTTACTGCTAAGCAGGTTCATGGGGCGATCCAAGGGGTGGGTGCTGGATTTCAAGGGCGAAGTTATGCTATTCCCACAAAGGGTTATACACTCAAGTCCTTATCGTTAATTGCAATTGAAGCAAACGTTAACGATTTCATCGCGTATGCAGAACTTCATTCTTATATGACGTTTAAGCTGACTCCTATCGGCTGCGGTCTCGCTGGCTATACCCCCGAACAAATCGCGCCTCTTTTCGCACAAGCACCCTCCAACGTGCTTTTGCCCGAAGTGTTTTCACGTATTATTCGTCCACAGGAAAGGCCCGAACGATGGTCGTTTACTCGCCAGGAAACAAACCCGTAAATCAGGCTGAATTTGAAGCCACGGCTCGAGCGGGTCGAGAACTCATGTATCGCTTTCAAGGCGCTGGCATGGATGGGCTCGACGTTGCGCTTGGCATGCTCCAGGCTTTGCACGAGTTCGTCCATTGGAATATCGGCGAAGAAGGCGAGGACGATGTCCGTGTCCAGCTCTGCGGGTTTTTCTCGACGGGCATCGATAACTCTGACAAACTCGCCCGCTTCATCGAACGGCTCGCCCGTGATTGCGCTGTGACCGCGGTCGACAGCCCCAAAGGCTATACCATAGAGTTCTCTCCCAGCCCCGCAGCTCACCGCGAAGAATACGATATGGCTGAGCGAGCCATTCGGCGAGAACTCAACACCGCATTCCAAATCCCCAACGGAGAATTCTGATGTCCGAGAAGATCATCAAAACTGAAAGCGATGGCACCCACGTCAAGTATTTCACTGACAAGGGTCGCGAAATGAAGTTCGACCTAAGCACACCGGAAGGCAAAGCCCAGCTGCAAGGTCTTGTTACCTCGATGGGCGTCGCCAGTATTCAGTTCGCCGAAGAGCTGGTCGGCTTCACGCTCCCCGCAGGGTTGTAGTCGATGGATTCTTTTCTCATCTACGCTGGCATCGGTGTCGTGTGTTTTGTCGCTGGAATCTTCAGCGGCATTACCGTCCTTCGCAAAACCTGGCTCGAGCCCGGCTTCAAAATGGGCTTCATCCAGGACGGTGAAGACGCTTATACTATCACCAAGAAGCGTCGCAATCGATGAACACCAAATCTGAAAAAGATGAACTCATTTGTTTGGGTTGCGGAAGTACCCGAACTGATGAAGATTGTCTCAAAGAACAAAAAAGTTGTTGCCCGGAACGCAAAATGGTGCATCCCGAGTATCGACGCGGATATGATGCGGGCTTCCAAAGCGCGATTTTGAACCGCGCTGGTTGCTAGACAACGAATTGCCTCTTAGCCAAGTGGTAAGGCATCTGGTTTTGGTCCAGACATTCCCGGGTTCGAATCCTGGAGAGGCAGCCACTTTCAAGGAAAAACATGACCGAAAATCATCCACTCAAAATGCCCTTAGTTCCGGGCGATCCTATGACGGATGAACAACTCGCGGCGTTCCTTGACTTTGATGATGTGGCCGAGATGATCGCTGCCGCGCAATCGTACGGCAGCGACGATTCTATCGAGACTCTGTTGTCGATCCAAACGTGCACCGGTCAATGGTTGTCGTCCAATCAGATCGGCGCCCTTTGGCACTTCTACGACAACGAAGCAGGGGAGAATTCGCAATGAGCGACGATCTACCGATTACACTGACCCAAGAATACACAGACATGCTTACCGATTGGTTCGAGGTGCAGAAGCAGCTCGCCCCACTGAAAGCACGCGAAATGGCACTTCGCAAACAGTTGTTTGAAAATGCGTTCCCTAGCCCAGTCCCGGGCGCGAACAACAAGGCACGTCTCCCTCACGGGATGGGCCTGATAGGTACGTACAAGCTCAGCTACACTATCGATCAACCGGCAATGTTCGCCACGCGCTCGGACATCGATCCCGTGGTGTTTGATGAAGTCATTTCGTTCACCCCTAGCGTCCGAGATTCGGCGTTCCGGAAGCTTGCGGATGATATCAGACGTCCGTTTACTGGTTTCATTACCGTCAAACCTGGCGCACCATCGCTTGAAATCAAGCCCGCGGACAAGATCCGTTGGAATAGCGCAAGGGAAGATGACGAATGAGTGATATACTGAAATACTTTATTGTCACGGCGGGGATCGTCGCCGTGATCCTTGGGTTCTTCTATTCCTTCAATCTGAGCAGCGAACGGGATCAGCAGGTCAAGATGGCCTGCATGACCAACGGCGGGATCTATTCGACGGCGGCAGCGAATACTTGCGTCTGGTCGAAAAAGACAATCGATTAGGACAAGAACCAGGCGTCGAATATTTCGCTTGCACGGTTCTCGCCTTTTCTGCGACACTGCCTCTACCCAACGAATAGGATTTTCTTAAGTGATCAGCCCCTCCCCAGATGATATTGTATCCGCAAACGTCAACGGATACGAACTGAAAACGACCGACGACTTCTGGGCGATCTTGGCGGGCACTGAAGATCATTTCCTGCGAGCTGGTGACCAAGACGGCGTCAACAGTGCTCGTCTCGCATCCGAACGGTTCATCCTGTTATTGGAATCGGTTCCAGGCGCGCGGTACGTGCTCTGGGAACGTGATGGGTTGTTCCTTGTCGTCTCGCCAACCATCGCCTCGCTTCAATCCGAATACCCGTGGCTCAAGTACACGCGAGTGATTAAGTGAATGGAAAAGCCAGAATCTACCGTCGGAGCAAATGGGTCCAGGATGAGTTCCACAACTGGATCAAAATCCCCTTCTGGCGTATCCGGCACGCGTCGGGCGCGTTCGAAGAAGCAAGTGGATCAGGTGACGCTTTCACCAGAGCACATACAAAAACTAAGGAATTCTATCATGACCGAACAGAAGACAACTCACTTGGTCGGATCGCTCTCTGATCCCGTCACGACGTTCCAGCACACCATCGAGACTCAGCGCACGGCTGCGCTTGCTCACGAGCAGTTGCTCATGTTCCAGCTCAGCACGTTGCAGACCGATCTAGAAGCTACGCGCCGCATGATCCTCGGCTGCGATTCCGCACTCGCCGCTCTCAGTAGCGGTAAGTTGACCAACATGGCCGACACGACCACGGAACAGACCTCGCCTGAAACGCCCCCAGCAACCCCTCCCGCCGACGAGACCCCTCCGGTCACGCCGCCGAGCGTTGATCCCCCGGTGATTCCGCCTGCCGACATCCCGCCGTTTCTCACCGCTGTCAGCAATCGTGAACGCCTGACTGCCTGATCTCCCATGTCATATGAGAACCTCCAGAGGTTCATAGGAAGAGCTGACGCCATTGATCTTCGTGATGGTGTCAACGCCTATCGGATCTACCATCGAGTAATCAAGAATTTCGCTCTTTCGTATGCCGCGAAGTTCGAACCTACATTGGCCGCGTTCTGCGCACTTTCACCGCAGAACGATTACTACGGGAACTTGCGTTCACTAGCTAGCGTTCTTCACGCCGTTCAACATTCTTTGCCGCTCGAGGGCGTAACGGTATCAACCTATAAGCATTGCCGTGATCGTGCTTACGCCTATTTGACCGGCAAAGCAGACTTTTTAAGTACCGTTAAGGGCTTGAAAATTCGTGCGTTCTATGCGAATATCCTCGACCCTGAAGACCCCAAGCCCGTCACCATCGACGGTCATATGGTCTGTGCCTGGCGAGGAATCAACGTGCCGATGCAAAGCGCCTCGGTCAAGCCCGCAGAATACGACGAGATCGCTCAGGGGGTTCGTGATCTCGCAGAGGAAATTAACTTGCTGCCGAACCAAGTTCAAGCAATCATCTGGTTAACGCGCAAGCGTTTGCAACGGATCAAATACGATCCGCAGTTGAACCTCTTTGGTGACGGCATCGAAATCCCCGCCATCAACGCACCCCCATTCTGAGGAACCCAAATCGTGACCAAAGTTCTCTTTCATGAGATTCCCGACGCTATCGCCATCGTCAAACGCGGTGGTGTCGAAAAGCAGGTTGCGCTCTTCCACAGGAAGGAACGGGTCTACGCCGCGTTCTCGGGCGGGTACGTTCGTATTGGTACGCAGGGACGCACATCCGTCCCCAATCTGACAGTCCTCGATATCGACGGACCCAACTTCATGACCGATGGTCTCGGTTGGTACGAATACGCAGAAGGCAAGGTCACGAACCTTCGCGCGGTGAAATAATTGGCACCGACAATCTACAATACGCGGGGTTACGGCGCTCGACAGGGCGTCAAAATCCTGGTTTATGGGCGAGCTGGTAGGGGGAAGACCCGCCTATGTTCGACCTGTCCCAACCCAATCATCCTCTCAGCCGAATCCGGCTTGCTCACGTTGGCGCAGTATAACCTGCCCTTCATCTTGATCGAGAACATCGGACAGTTGAGAGAAGCCTTTCTGTGGTTGAAGAGCTCGAACGAACCGCGCCAGCAGTTCCAGACGATCTGTTTGGATTCTATAAGCGAAATTGCCGAAAACATCCTCGGCACGAAGCTCAATCCGGGTGGCAACAAAGCGGTCGATGGTCGCCAAGCTTACGGACAAATGATCCAAGAAGTGGAAAAGATGATCCGTGAGTTCCGCGATATCCCGGGCTATCACGTCTACATGAGTGCGAAGCAAGAACGCATGAAAGACGAAGCATCGGGCGTTGTCGTTAACGCGCCGATGATGCCCGGCAACAAGCTGGGTCAGAACCTCCCCTATTTCCCGGATGAGGTTTTCCAAATCGACGTGAACGATAACCCCTATTACCATTTCCTTCGGTGCCGTCCGGACTTCTCGAATGACGCCAAGGATCGGTCGGGTGTTCTCGATCCGATTGAGCCGCCCGATCTCGGTCATATCATCAACAAGATCGTCAATGCTCCTGAACTACAGATGGAGCCCCGATAACGTCGATTAAGCGCCCTTTGCTGCTGTTGCATCTCCGCACATGATTGCCGCAGTATCGACGTTCTTCAAACTGTGCACCTTAACCGAAACCAACCTAATAGGGGGACCATCCATTGGTCGCGCTCAATTTCAATGCCTCTGGCGTCCAGCCGAACCAGGCGCTCGAAGCCATCCCGTCCGGCCAGTACCCGGTCGTCATCACGGCTTCGCAGGAGAAGCCCACCAAGTCCGGTAACGGCTCGTATATCGAGCTCGAGATGACCGTTCAGGGCGGTCAGTACAACGGTCGCAAGCTGTTCGACCGTCTCAATATTCGCAACCCGAACCAGACCGCGGTGGACATCGCCTACTCGACACTCTCGGCGATCTGTCACGTCACCGGCCGCATGAACATTGCCGACACTCAGCAGCTCCACGGTGTTCCGTTCGTCGTCGTCGTGACCAAGAAGGAACGCGATGACCAGCCGGGCTCCGGCAACATGTCCAACGAAGTCAAGGGCTACAAAGACATCAACGGCAACGATCCGGGTCATGGCGGCCAGGCTTCGGCGCAGACCGGCGCAGCCCCCGGTTGGGCAAACGGTGGTCAGCCGCAGAGTGCTCCTCCGCAGCAGCAGTATGCCCCGCCCCAGCAGCAGCAGTTCCAGGCTCCGCCGCAGCAGCAAATGGCCCCGACCAATGCTCAGGGGCAGCAGCCGTGGAACAACGGTCAGCAACCCCCGGCTCAGCAGCAGGCTCCGGCCCAGCAGTACGCTCCTCCCCCGCAGCAGGGCGGCCCGGGCAACGGTCAGACCCCGCCGCCGTGGGCTACGACCTAACATCCCAAGTTCGGCGCGGGTGACTGCGCCGCATAGGGACGACGGTCTACATTCCTTGGCGGTCTGTGTGAACGTCGTCCCGACCATTCTCGTCACCTATCTTTGAGGGTTCAAAGTGATCAAACTTCTTTCGTTCTCTGTTATCCTGTATATCGCGTCCGTCGTCGCCGTGAACTTAGGCTTCTCTTTGGTGCCCATGATCGCGACGCCGATTGGCATGCTCTCCCCCATGGCCGTCGTCGTTGGCGCCGTCTTCGTCATCCGTGACTTTGCGCAGCGTCGTGCTGGTCACTGGGTCCTGCTCGCCATGGTCATCGCAACTGCCCTGTCTTTCCTGCTCGCCGATCCGTTCGTCGCTTTTGCCTCGGCACTGGCGTTCGCTACGTCTGAAATCGCAGACTATCTCCTCTACACGTTCTGGAAGAAGCCGTTCCACCAGCGCATCCTGGTCTCGAGCCTGATCTCGACGCCCATCGATACCGCAGTGTTCTTGTTCGGCATCAACGGCTTCACCATCGGTACGTTCATCCTGATGATCCTGTCCAAGATGATCGCCGCGGTCGTGATCTGGTTCTACTACAAGTCGAACCCGATCAACGAACCTGTGGTGGACATCAACGGCGAGGCGCTCGACTCTGTGTCGAACCCGCGTGTAGCATAAACGCTGATCGATCCTCGATAGCCGGTCAGCGTAACTCGGCGGGGTGTTTGACGACATCCCGCCGGTTTTGTCTCAACCATAGGAAGAAGCAATGCCCACCGCAAAAGAAGTAACGTATGCCCATGTCAACCGAGTCTCCGAGTTGCTCGGCGAAGCAGCAATCGAACTGATCAAACGCGGGGCTCGCCATGACCGTTCGAAATTCGAACCGGTCGAGCTCGATCCCTTGCAGCGAATGCAAGACCTTATCGACAAGGAAGGCCAGGCCCCGTACGGCACTGATGAATACCGGCGAAGGACTGCGTTGCTGGGCGAAATGCTCGCCCATCACTATGCCCACAACACGCACCATCCCGAGCATTACCGCAACAGTGTTGCCGGCATGGATCTTTTCGATCTGATCGAGATGTTCTTCGACTGGAAGGCTGCAAGTGAACGCGGCGAAGAGTCGGAAATGAACCTCTCTTACTCGATCAACAAGCTCGAGATGCCCTCGATGCTGGAAAGCATCCTTCGCAATACTGCTGACAGGTTGGGTTACAAGACCAAATGAATACCACACCGAAGCCGGTTATTGTCCAATTGATTGATGCTGCTTGGGAGCAGGATGCCGAAACTGGTTTCCGTCCACACCTCGGCGGCTCGATGATCGGCGAAAAGTGTGAACGGAAGCTTGTCTACAGTTTTCGTTGGGCGAAGAAACCTACTCACTCTGGGCGGGTGCTTCGCCTGTTCAATCGCGGCCATCTCGAAGAGTTTCGCTTCGTCGCGTACCTTCGTCGGATCGGTGCTGAGCTTCGCGAATTCAGTGAGCGGCTCATGTACCATACAGAGTCGGACAGTTACATCACCGCCCCGTGGCCTACCACCAAAGGCAAAGATTCCCCGTCATGGGAACCTGCTGAAGAGTTTCAAGAAGATGCTTTGATTGCATCCCCTGAAGCACCTGAGCTCGCAGGCTTGGACGACGTTACCGAGTTTGAGCATCACCGCGCCCGCGCCGAAAAGGAATTCGGTATCAGGTTAAAGCAGTGGCGTATCCTCGACGTTAACGGGCACTTCGGCGGATCGCTCGACGGCATCGCTTTGCAAGTGCCTGGAATGCCTGACCTCGATGAAGAAGTTTTAACCGAATTCAAGACGCACAATCGCAAGAGCTTCGAAAAGCTGGTCAAGGAAGGCGTACAACTCAGCAAACCGACCCACTACGTCCAAATGCAGATCTACATGTTCAAGAAGAACCTTAAGCGGGCTCTTTACTTGGCGGTCAACAAGGACGATGATGATCTTTACGCGGAGTGGGTCGAGATAGACCCCATGATGGGCCCGGGACTGATCGACAAGGCGTCGCGCGTCATCAACGCCCGCGTGCTGCCCAAGCGGATCAGCAATCATGCCTCCTGGATGGATTGCAAGTGGTGCGATTACAAGGATGTTTGTCACCATGGCGAGCCCATGCTGAAACATTGTCGTACTTGCCGCTTCTCTGTTCCTGTGGAAGAGGGTCAGTGGCATTGCGGTCGGTGGAATGCGATTATCCCGGTTGACGCAATACTTAAAGGTTGCGATAGTTACGAGCCAATGACAGATTGAGGAACCCCATGTCGCGCCATAAGAATGCAATCAAGAAGATGAGCCGGGCTCAAGGATCAGTAGCGAGTGGTTTGGCTGCATTACGTGAGCTAGATGTTAATCTTCGCAATCGCGTAACTATGGCGGGAGCTCAATTTGATCTCGATCCCTCGATCTTTCCGAACGCACTCGAGGTCAACATGGGACCTGAGATCAAGCTCGCTAAAACTGCCCAACATGTCAAATTACTTAATAAGAAATCTAATACGAAATTCGATGATCCAGATTATAATCCTTGGGATGCAATCGCCAAAGAGATGATCTCGGGTGATATGCGAGCTGTTGAAGATGCCGCTCAGGAAACTGAACGATATCTTCAATGGCGTGAATCTATGGGTCTTGGTAAAGAGACAATCCGTCGAAAGCGTGAACAAGATGCGCTGCTGATCGCTGCCTCGGACGAGCTAATTGCTTGGCTCGATACCGTTGGCGTGAAGCTCGAAAAGATCGACACATGCTCCTGGCATCGTTTCATGGAAGCAGTGAATAAGGACATGATCCTTACTGAGAATGCGAAACCCGCTGAACATATCACGCAGTTTGTTCTTAAGGATGGCGCACCCCAGCACTTCCTGGTTCAGCATGAATGGGAACGCCTCTTGTCGCATGCTACTGACGAGAAGGGTGGGAGTCTCAAGCTTGAAGATTTTCGTCTGCCGTTTGATCGGTGCAGTTTTGAAATGAAAATGAGCGGTCGTCGCATCATCCTTATTATGCACGAGAACCCTACTACAAGTCTCAATATAATCATTCTTATCGAGTGCGCGAACGGCGTCTGGTACGTCGGCAACGAGTATGATTACCGTGAGGTTCTCCGCAAGCAGAAGGAAAAGTACGGGGTCGGTCTCGACTTCATGATCGCTAACATTGCTGCTATGTGTATCTGCATCGAAGCGAACGTGATCGAAACTGAAGTCATTCGAGCGCCCCACAAGCTGAACGCGTCTCGAGCAAAGCAAAATAAGCCCCCGCTGCCCGATCATACGGTCGTTTCCTTGTCCCGTCGCTATCGTGTCAGCAACCCTGCGGAGACCGTCGCAAGGGGCGAGCACGCGGGGAAGCGTATGCATTTTCGGCGTGGGCACTGGCGGCATTACGCCGATCACAAAACCTGGATCAAATGGATGTTGGTCGGCAACCCTGATCTCGGCTTTGTCGAGCATGAGTATCGGGCATGATCCGTCGGGGCGATAGGGTCACCAGCAAGGGCAGCAAAGATCGAGGTACGGTCACTGCTACAGATGGGACTATCACTAGGGTAAAGTGGGATTTGCTCAGAGGCAGTCCTGATTATCTTATCGCCTGCGTTGACCTGGAGATCATCAAGGGAATTCAGATCAACGAAAGTTACCCTACCTGCTCCGCAAATACTTGCGCCATGCTGCGGATTCCTTTACACTGGGCAGGCGTGCCGATGCACGAGTGTCGGTTCCGAACCATATTGGCGAACAGATGAAGTCGCGATACTATCAGGACGAGGCTGAGGCTTCGTTATACGCCTATTTCGCAACACATACTAAAGCGGAAGACAATCCCGTCGTGGCTATGCCGACTGGCACAGGCAAGTCAATTGTTATTGCGAAGTTCATTAAAGGTGTTATGTCTACCTGGCCCTCTCAACGGGTCATTATGACTACGCACGTCAAAGAACTGATCGATCAGAACGCTGACAAGATGAAGCAGTTCTGGCCGCAGTCGCCTCTTGGAATTTACTCGGCGGGTCTGGGTCAAAAGAACCATACTATGCCCATTACGTTCGCCGGTATTCAATCGGCGATGAATGATCCCGATCTGTTCGGCTGGCAGGATCTGATGATCATTGATGAGTGTCATCTGGTCAGCCCAAACGCCAATACCGGTTATCAACAGTTCATCAAGCGCCTGCGCGAGCGCAACCCTCGCCTTCGTATCATTGGGCTGTCTGCTACTCCCTATCGCCTCGGGCTCGGCATGATTACCGATGGAGGTATCTTTACTGATATCTCGTACGATATCACAGGTTTACACGCCTTCAACCGATTAATTGACGAAGCATATCTTATGCCGTTGATTCCGATGCCGACGGAAACCGAGTTCGATACCTCGGGCGTTCACATCCGCGGCGGTGAGTTCATTGCAGCCGAGCTTCAAGACCTCGCCAAATACGAGATCACCCGGGACGCATTGTGGGAGGCAGCTGAGAAAGCGAAGCTGCGTGCTCATTGGTTGATCTTCGCGTCCGGCGTTGACCACGTTCGCATGATCGTTGACATCCTTCGTAAGATGGGGATCAGCGCAGCAGGCGTCCATTCGAAGATGGATGCAAGCATCGACGGCAATCGAGACGATAATCTCGAAAATTTCAAGTCTGGCAAAATCAGGGCGCTTGTGAATGCTGACATTCTCACCACAGGTTTCGACTTTCCTGCACTCGATTGTATCATTCTTCTTCGGCCGACAAACTCCCCCGGACTCCACGTTCAAATCTTGGGAAGAGGCACTCGTCCATTTTATGCTCCTGGCTTTGATCTCGATGATCTTGACCAGCGTCTTGCGGCTGTTGCAACCTCGACCAAGCAGAACTGTTTGGTCCTCGATTTTGCAGGCAATACGCAACGTCTAGGCCCGATCAATGATCCGCGCATCCCGGGGAAGAAGCGGGGCGGTGCAGGGGATATGCCGATCAAGGGGTGCAACGAATGTGGTTGCCTCAATCACATATCGGCACGCAACTGCATCAACTGCGGTGCGCCTTTCCAGTTCATGGAAAAGATTACGCCAAAGGCTTCGACGCTCGCCCTGATTCTCAGAGACGAACCTGAAGTGGTAGTGTTTGACGTTGATAGCGTCACCTATGCGCCGAACACGCGGCAACCGATCCCCTCGCTCAAAGTAAACTACTTCTGTGGAGTTCGTCGCTTTACAGAATGGATTTGCCTCGAGCATGAGGGCAACGCCATTCAGAACAAAGCGTTCGCTTGGTGGAAGAAACGGATGCCTGGCAGCGATGAAGATCCGCCTAGAACTATTGAAGCCGCGCTTCCGCATGTAGATAAATTGTTGGTGCCCAAGAAGATCCGCGTGTGGGTCAACAAGCCGAAGTACCCTGAGATTCTCATGCACCTGTTTGAAGACGATATAAAGGAACCCGCCAATGTCTGAACCTCAAGCTAAACCCTATCGCCTTCGTGAGGGCGGCGCGGCCGACGACGCCAGCATTGCCTTGTCAGTTGCACTTAACAACTGGTTCACGTCTTTTGGACCCTCTGTCATTTTCAGGACTTGCGAGAACTGCAAGTTTATGATTGAAGCTGGTCCCGCGTTCTGTTCGCTTTGGAACGTGACCCCACCCGCTCAGGTCATTTGCTCGGGTTGCCCATCGCACCAAGACAAGCAAGAGATTCCGTTCTGATGGGCGACAAGATCTCAGAGGCGATCAGCATTCGAGCGGCAAACGTCGGTCGAAAGCAGCGGCGTAACGAATTGCGTCCACAGGTAGCAGCCACCATTTACGCGGGTTACATCACCACTCGCCAAGGAATGGAACCGCGCAATAAAGATCTAGCGATGGCTGTTGCAATCGAAGACGCTGATCTTTTGCTGTTGAAGCTTTTTCCGATTTTGCCCGAGGTCGATCCCAGCCATGAGTAGCATTCAACTCAATTTCATGCCGCATCCGTTGGCGGGCCAGGTTCAGCCCTTGAGTGCCCCCGACGGCACCTCCCTCAACGTCATCCTTCCGCCTGATACCCAATACGCAGTGACGCGGAAATACAGCTTTCTGCTGATCCGCGAACCTGAGCTAGGGGGCTGGTTCACTTCGTGGCAGGATCGGTACGGCGGCGGCTCTGCCTCGAGCACGCGAGAAGGCCCCTTCCGTGATCGCTTCGCAGCCGAGGCTAATTGCAGGCGTATCTTAAAAGAGCTTGGGCAAAAGAATTAGGGGTTGCGTCCTTAGTCGAGACATGAGATAACAATCCTGTCGCAAACGAAAGGACATGAAATGCGTTACACAGTCAGCATGACCACCGTCGCCGGGTTCGTCGTTCACCTTTACGACGGCGATGAAGAAGGCACTGCGAAGGCGGTCGTCTATGACGCCATCTTCACTGCATTCCCCGGTGTGGGTCATGTGACGATTGTTGCCGAGGCCGATGTCTCCGCCCCCGGATCTGCAGATTTCCTTGCATACCGGGGTCTTGAGGCTATCAGCATCGCCTTCAATGCCTTCCCCTCCAATTAAGCGACCGACCTGGGCGAGCAATCGTCCGGGTCACCTTCACAAGGAACTCTGCAATGTCTTATCTATATCGCGACCATGCAGCCCGAGCCGCGAAAAGTAAAAGCTGGCCCGGTTTCATAACCTTCTTTGATCGTAAGGTCTCGCAGTGGTATAATAGAGAGGTCGCAACCCCCTTTCCGCCTGAGCTTTTGGCGTGGGAAAAGACAGACTTCGTCCATCACGTTGAATGGACCACAGAGTCTTACCATCAAGACTTTACAGGTGAAAAACTTAACGCGGGGAATCTTCACCCTTGCCTTGTTGTGACTTGTCGGCGCGAAGAAATCACCGAGGCGATACCCGAAGGTTATGTCATTCAGCCAATTACTCGGGAGCTTTGGTACGAAATTAAAGGCAGCGCGCAGTCGCCGGGTCTTCGTGCAAAGTCGGAAATCGAATCCCCTGTTAAGGTTGTGTGGAGACTTGCCGACGAAATGAAGAGTGCAGACCGCAAGACGGTTATCGCGGCATGCGTTGAAGCAGGTGTGAACAAGTCGACGGCTTCGACGCAGTATTACAAGTGGCAATTGGCGCAAAAGGGGAGCTAATCGGATAAAACAGACAAGCGCCCACTTTCGTAGTTGGCAAAGCTACGAGAACGCATAATATACCAATCGATCAGTCAATTCCGACACCTCGCAACAAACAAGGATTTTTCCAAATGCGTATGATCAATTCTCTCGCGCTTGCCTCGCTGTGCATGGCTGGCATCGCTTTCGCTCCTGCTGATGGCGCTGCCGGTGCAGCCCCTGATGCAAGCTCGACCGTCGCCGGCAATGCGCCGGTGGTCGAGACCAAGACCGTCCTCAAGCAGAACGGCATCAAGCGCCCCGACGCCGGCAGCGTCACCGGCAAGCTCTGGGACATCGCCGACGAAGAGTCCAAGAAACTCAACGCCCCGGCCCCTCGCAAGACGGTCGTTGACCGCTACATGAAAGAACAGCCTGGCGCGAACAACGCCACTGCCAATACGCAGTACGCTCGCTGGGTCACCTACAACGGCGCGTCCGAGATTCTGAAGGCAAACCGCGCTGCGACCAAGACCGCCGGCGCTGAGGCCAAGGAAAAGGAAAAGGCCGAGAAGGCTGCTGCCAAGCAGGCTGAGAAGGACGCCAAGGCGAAGGCCAAGGCTGACGAGAAGGCCGTGAAGGACGCCGAGAAGGCTGCCGCCGCTGCGAAGAAGGCCGAAGAGAAGGCTGCGGCTGAGAAGGCTGCTGCTGACGCCAAGGCGAAGGCTGAAGCTGACAAGAAGGCTGCTGATGACGCCGCCGCGGCTCAGAAGGCCAAGGACGACAAGGCCGGCAAGAACGGCAACTCGCCCGCGAAGTAACGAGGCCACAAAGAGATTTGGGTTCGGAAGGGGTTCCTTCCCAAGTCTCCTCCCGAGGGGGTCGCTGAGCAATCGGCGGCCCCCTTTCCTTTAACCAGCAGAAAGTCAACAAAATGCGCAAGATCGTAGCAATGCAACAGAATGGTGAGGTCGTCGTCCGCAGCACGGGTGCCGACATTAGCCTGGATGAGCTCATGGCAAATTATCATGAGATGATCGGTCGGGATGAAAAGCGATATGCTTTTGTTAATCTGATGTCCCAAGACCCAGACAGCGGCAACTGGCACGTCGAAAAGTACAAGCACCAAATCGTCTAGTTGTTTTCTCGTTTGATTGGTGGGACATTGGGTCATCGAAAAAAGGAACCCCTCGATGATCCAAGCCCCGCACGTCAATCTGAACGGCTCGAGCAAGAGCGATCTGCTTGAGCAGTATCAGAAAGCCTACCTCGCGGCCAGCAAGTCGGTCGACATGCTGCGCCTTTGCGCCCCGCACGGTCGGGACTATCAGGGCCTTCCTGTGGAAGCATATGAGACGGCCCGGACTCAGCACAAAATGCGAATGGAGTCTGCACACAAGATCGCAAACGACATTCTCGACATTGTTGAGCAGATCACGGTACAAGGCAGATAACCTTTCAAGTTGCCTATCCAATTGCGACATGGGATAACAATCATGTCGAAACAAAAGGAACCCCGACATGAACGCAATCACCCAAGCCGGTCTTCGTGCAGCCAAGGCCGACAAGTTCGAAAAGATTCTCGATGAAGCCCGCGATGCTGCCCGGTTGGCCGTCGCCGAGGCATCGAAGAAGTTTCCTGAGATGGCTGGTGCGTGCGGCTTCGCATGGGTCAGGATCGACGGCACAGAAGGTCTCGCTCGTCATTGTCGCAAGATGAGGAACAGTGAAGTTGCCTCCGATCCGCGCTTCCGTAACGAGTATAACCGTCGCTACGGCAACAAGGGCTACCCCAACGGGTGGCAGTTCTGGAATCCTGGCGATCACATGGGTCAGCGAGTCGATATCAAAGAAGCCGGCGCAGCTGCCTTCCGTGACGTCCTCGCGAACTACGGCATTCGTGCCGATTCCGGCTCGCGTCTCGACTGATCAACGTGACGGGGGCACAAGCCTCCGTCCTCTCATCCACAGAAAGCAATGCAAATGGCCTATGATGGTCCTGAAGTCAAAATCGAAGAGGTCTCAGTCCGCAAGGCGAGCCTGAATCTTTCTCACGTCGAACGGTTCCTTTGCATTGCCGTCGGTTTCGATCCGAAGCGCACAAAAATGCAGCGTGTTGATAATCCGCAGACGTTCGAGCTGGTCGAAGAAACGACCGGCTTCATGAAAATTCTCGACGCGAATTTCAACACCGATCCGGATCGGGAGCCACCGTTCATCGATACGCTGCTACTACAGCTCAAGGAATGGGACGCGTCGCCCCGTGACGGAAATCTGGTCGCCCGTCGAGCATGGGAGCTGATCGAATACTATCAGCGGCAACTCGAAAAGACGCAGAATGACGCGTCCGGCTGGGTCAATACCGGTTGCTTTGACAAGCACGGCAAAGAGATCAAGCTCGGCGACCGCGTTCGCTACAATCTCGAGGGCCCGGGTACCCAGCGTGAATACTGGAATCCGGAATACATCGTCATCTGGGAAGCACCCATGTTCACGCTCAAGCATGTTGGCGGCGGTAAGTCGGGCGACGGTGACTCTCTTTTCAAACTGAAGCACGGTGGCAGAAACGGGCAGCTCGAGATCATTCCGCCTTCTGAAACGGCTAATGAAATGAGCAAGCGAGCCGAAGCGATCCGTGAAGAGCATCGCTCGCGCGGCGGTGGCAATCCTGAAGATGAGATCCCATCATGAAATACTGGACTCGACGGAATAGATCGCAGCGAGCATCTGCGATCCAAAAAGTCACCGTGCTCGAAACGGTGCCCGATAGCAGTGGTGCAACCCATTATCCCATCCTGTATTTTCAGGTGGACGGCGTCTGGCATTGCATCGAGTTTGAGAACGAGGGCGAGGCCAAAGTTCTCATGAGTTCCGCAGCACAAATCTTCAGAGGGATCAAATGACCATATACATCAATCCAGCCCACATGACCAAAGAAGCATTCCTTCAAGAACACGGGCGACGGATGAATTATCGGCCCGACGTTCATCGCTGGGATGACTATCTGGCAGTCTGTCTCGTCAACAATGGGCCATTCACCGCTGCGGCCATTGTGACTACTCCGCATGAGCTGGAGCACCTTCTTCTGCCCGAACCCCGTCCCAAAACCTGGTACTGGGTATCAATCGAAAAGCTTCGCCCTTACCTTCCCGAGGATTTCAAATGAGCGACATGACACACAACTGGATCGAAGGCGAAAAGCCGGTCCTTCCCACCATTACCGACGAAGAGCTGCTCAAGCGAGCCAGTCTGTTTCGTCATATCGCCAAGGGCCCGCTTGATAGCTGGTATGCCGTCGCAACGCCCCTGAGCATGGACTATCTTCGTGGCACCTCTTGCATCTGGGACCCCAAGCTCGGCGGTTTGTTTCAGATTGACGAGCTGCATACTCTGTCCCATCGGCCCCGAATGCTTCATTTCCCGGTGAGCTGCGGTTACTACGGGTTCTTCAAACCATCGGTCGCCGAAGTCATGGCTGCAATCCCCGACAATAAAACCGACGGGCTCGAAGCATTGCTTGACGAAGGTTTCAACGCCTATTCGATCCGTTCACATTGCGATATCCACAAATCAGGCGAAGTGCAGATCGGCTATGCGGACTTCGTGAGGGTGATTTGATCACGAGGGACCAAATCCTTGATCTGGTCTGTAAAGAATACAGTGTCGAACCTGAGCGAGTTTTGACACCCTATATTCGAAACCACGACTACGATATCGTTCCGGTTAGACGCGTATATTGGTACTTGTGCCAGCAATTCTTGCCAGTTATTCGAAAGTTTGGGCCATGCACAAAGCCTAAACTAGTTCAAGGTGGCACAAACGGCGTAGCTAGGTCTTTGGGGATAAGCCCCTTTGGGTTTCGCAAGGCAACCCGGTGGGTTGAAGACTTACGCGATGACCCTGAGTTTGATGCGCGACTAGAAAAGTTAGAAAAAAGCCTCTTTGCGCAATCAGGGGTTGCAACTTCGACCGCGGGTTGAGATAACAGGTCATCGAATTGAACAACGCCAACGCAAGGAACCCCGCAAATGGCCACTGACATCCGCACCAAGATCGCCGCCCTGCTCGCCAAGGCCGAAAGCACTGATAACGTCTTCGAAGCCGAAAGCTTCATGGACAAGGTCAACGAACTTCTCGAGACCCACCAGATCGAAATGCATGAGATTCGTGCGTCGATGGGGGCACAGAAGGATTCCGATCCGCTGGGCAAGGAAAAGGGCACGACCAATCTCTATGCTTCGATCAAGTGGGCCCGTGACGTTGCCGGCGCTCTGGCGAAGTACTACGGTTGCCGGTTCGTTTACTGGAAGCGTGGCAATCACTTCACCTATGAGATCATCGGTCGCGAATCTGCGCGTACCACTTTCGAGCTGATGCTGCCTTTCGTTATCTCGCAGGTCAAGCAGCAGGCAAAGCGGATGCACATGATCCACGGCGTCAATACGTTGGCGGTTTGGGAACGCGAAGTCGGTCAGGCACTCTACGTGCGTATCTGGAACATGATCCCCAAGGCCGAAGCCCACCGCGCCGATCTCGGTTCGAAGGCGCTTATTCCTGTGGACGACGTTCAGGCATTCATGGATGCTACCTACGGCGATCTCAAGAAGAGCCGCCAGTTGAAGATCAGCTACACACTCGAGGCTCAGGAAGCAGCGAAGCGCGTCTCGATCAACGTCCAGGCGACGGGTCGCGGCAAAGTCAAGTTGTTGGAGAAGTGAAATGGGTAAGCTCGTTCTTTATTACTTCGCAGTAGCTTTCCTAATACTGGCGTTCTTCATCGCGATCTCCGCTGCGATGAAGACGACGGAAAAGGCCGCCTTTGAGTGTGAAGTCATCACAGGAGGTCACTTCGTCAATAGCCGAGGATATGAGTGCTGGTCGCAGGACGGCACGAAACGCCTTTTTCCTTCTGAAAAGTTCTAACGAGCAGCGGGCGTGATGGAACTGGTAGACAAACGAGACTTAAAATCTTGTGCTTGTATAAGCGTGCGGGTTCGAATCCCGCCGCCCGCACCAACAATCTGAGAGCTAAAAATGGGCTATAAATATATCATCGTTCGCAAGGGCAATCAAGAGTTGCCTTTCATCTTTCCGGAAAACTGTGTCCACTCTTTGATGTTCCGAGCGGTCCGTATGATGACAAAGCTCGAGATCAAAACAATTTATCCGAGTGCTTCGGAGAAGATGCTTAAGGACGCAGTCGATTCCCTGAAGGTGGTAGGTGCCGGTTCAATCACTTTAGACGTGGGCTCAGCCACAGGGAGCTCTGGGACTCTAAAGGTGCAATCGCGCCCCGGCGACGCTTCGGCCATTCAATCGTTCCCATACACGCATGGCCTGATATTCGAGGGTGAGTGACGTTTCCACATCGCGGGCCCTATCATCGTTTGTCAAACAGGAGAAATGTCGTGTCGTTTCAGTTTTATTGGCCAGGCGGGTGGAAAATTTGGCCGCATCACTATCGAATTGCAGATGCAGATTTCGATCCTGTATTGTTCATAAACTACTTCTGTTTCGGTCCGTTCCAATGGCGTTGGTATAGCTATGCTAATTGATTTTAGCAGCTCTGTTGTGGCGTAGTCATATGAAAAAGTGGCTTCTACTCTCACCTATTGGCGGGTTATTTATCGGTCATGGTATGGGGATGGCTTTCTTCTCAAAACAAGAAGACGCAGGACAAAGTCGCGTCGTCACCTTTTCGAGTGAGGAAACGGCAACGGATTTCGCACTAACTTATTTGTCAGCTTGTGGGCCTCTCGAGGCGATGCCTGTCGAAGTCGCAGGCGAGCAATACGCCACAATCCCTGAGTTGATCGCAAGTGGATACAAAGATCACTTAGGTTTGCTTTTAGCAAACGTTCAAGCTCACCCAACAATACAATGAAGACGCCCAAGAGCCCTATTGACTCTTAATTGCCGCCCTGTATTGTGGGGACTCTTACATCGTTGGGCAGAGGACACCTGCATTGAATAATCAAAAACCCGAACCGCGCTCCAAAAGCGACGGCTCAACTCTTGACTTCCACTCCATGTTCTTCACGCTTCAAGGCGAAGGACCTTTTGCAGGTCATCGCTCGATCTTCGTTCGCCTTGCCGGCTGCAATCTGCAATGCCCCGGCTGTGATACCGAGTACACACAAGGGCGTGTTGAGCTCGATATCAACCGGCTCTTCGGTATGGTGATCGAGAAAGCGCGTGAGAACGGTGTCATGCGCAACGAAAACTTTTTGATTGTCATTACCGGTGGTGAACCGCTTCGGCAGTCAATCGGGCCATTTGTTGCCATGCTGCTCGACACGGGCTTTATCGTTCAGATCGAATCCAATGGAGTCTTCGAACCTGATCCCCAGCTGAGCAATATGCTCCATAACCGGGTGCAGAGCTTGCATCTCGTTGTTAGCCCAAAGACCAAGAAGATCAACCCAATGACCGCGAATTTCGCAACGTGCTTCAAGTACGTTATCGATCATCGCAGCATCGACTACGCCGACGGGTTGCCCATCAAGGCGCTTGAACACCCCGCGTCCACAGGAGTAGCCCGGCCTCCGTTCGGGTATCGAAAGTCAATCTACGTCAATCCCTATGACGTCCAGAACGATCACGAAAACCAGCTTAATCTCAAAGCCGCGGCAGTCTCCGCTCAACGCTTCGGTTACATTGCCGGCGTGCAACTGCATAAGCTGATCGGGCTCGAGTGATGAAGTCTTTCAGGGCGGACGGCTTTCCTCGAGATCGCAAGATCAAACACGCAAGCAATCGCCCTGAAAAATCAGGTGCATTCTTTGCCAAGCGTTTTGCGTTGACCCAAGAACGCATGGTCGAGATCGGAATCATCCTTCGCAGAATTCGCGAATATCTTGGGTAAACAATCCTAAAGAGGAAACTCAAATGACACAACTTAGCCCCCTTCACGCCTTGGTCGTTTTCAGCGGTGGCCAGGACAGCACGACTTGCCTCGGCTGGGCACTCGATCGTTTCGAAACAGTCAGCGCAGTGACGTTCGATTACAACCAGAAGCACAGGATCGAGCTCGACGCCTCTATCCAGGTCATCCAGCACTTCGAAGAATACACGGGTCGGAAGATCTCGCACGATATCGTGCCGATCCAGGACATCTTCCTGAGCGCGTCACCGCTCACCAATCCGGACGAACAGCTCGAGATGTATTCCAATCACGACGAGATGGAAGGCATCATCGGGGATCGTGTGGAGAAGACCTTCGTTCCCATGCGCAATGCTGTCTTCCTCATGATCGCCGCAAACCGTGCCGTCGCAGCTGGGGCTGGCGTTCTGGTGACCGGTGTCTGTGAAGCTGACAACGCCAACTATCCAGATTGTCGCAAGGTCTTCATAGACTCTGCTTCTCAGACGATCAACATGGCGCTTGGCATCGACGCTTTCAGTATCGAGACCCCGCTCATGCGCCTGAGCAAGGCTGATACCGCCAAACTCGCATATGCGACGCCGGGCACCTACGCGGCACTGAAATACTCGCATACCGCCTATGACGGCAAATATCCGCCGAACGGGCATGACCATGCGTCGATTCTTCGCGCACATGGGTTTGAGCAGGCCGGCATGCCCGATCCTTTGGTCGTTCGTGCATGGCGTGAGGGCTTGATGGACTTGCCCACAACGTCGAACTACGACACGACCGCAAAGGGTTGGGAACTTCTCTGATGACCTACCATTCCAGCAAAATGTATGGGCACGAGATCGGCTTATCTTGTGCCTTCCGGCAGTGGCGAGCGGTCGAGAGCCACTGTTCGAAGCTTCACGGCTATGCCATCGCCGTCAAACTCGAGTTTGAGGCAGAAGCTCTCGATCATCGGAACTGGGTGATGGATTTCGGCGGCCTCAAGGCTGTCAAGCAGTATCTCACCGATACTTTCGATCACAAGGTTCTGGTCGCCCACGACGATCCGGATCATGCTCTTTTCAATGACATGGAAGCAATAGGTATTGCCGACCTAACCCGGGTCGAGCATGTCGGCTGCGAAGCATTCGCCGAAATGATCTATCACTGGATCATTAATTGGATGTTTGTCAATAGTCTTGACAGCAGGGTGCGTCTCACCCGTGTCACTGTCAGCGAACACGGCGCTAATTCCGCCGCTTATTCGGAGTAACATCCTGTGGATGAGAAAACAATCACTGCGCTCGCCGCTAAAGCGGACGCGCGAGTAAAAGCCATGTCGCCCGAAGATCTGGCCAAACTATGGGAAGAGCAGAAGCAAAGCGGGGTGAAGGGCGAAGCTGGTATAGGCAACGACCGAGATGAAGTAGAAGTTCGGCAGCCGGTGAGCGAACGAGTTGATAGCAACGGAAGAAAGATTGCTTTCTTCAACGATGGGACGTTTATCAGGGAAGCTGATCAGACTCAACCCGAAAGAGTCGTTCCTGCGGTAACGCGGCGTCGTGTGGCATCTTCGTTTGAAACGACCATGTCGGACGGTTCTATTCGGCATGGTGACTGGCTTCAGACTTACACGGGCAAGGCATTCTTCCCGTTCGATCCTCGGCCCGAAGATATCGACATTGAGGATATTGCACATGCCCTCTCCCACCAATGTCGCTATGGCGGGCATACCAGCCGTTTCTACTCGGTCGCTGAGCATTGCGTGATCCTCTCAACGAAAGTCGAACCGCAGTATGCCTTGGCGGCACTGATGCACGATTGCGCCGAAGCGTACCTGGTCGACATTCCTCGCCCTGTGAAATACTCGCTTGTCGGGTATAAAGAACTCGAAGTTCTGGTCGAAAAAGCAATCGCTGCGAAATTCAATTTGCAGTATCCTTGGCCTGAACAAGTCATGGCTTTCGATACCCGGATGATCCGCGACGAAGGTAACGAGCTCATGGGCGGCGGGGTCAACGACTGGAACAAATACGGCGAGACGCTCGACGCTCGCCCGTTTGGGGTGACCCCTATCGTCGCCAAGCAGGCATTCCTGCGCCGCTTTCACGAACTACATCAAGAGGGAGCCATTTAATGGCCATGTTGCGCGATTACCCCGTAGGCATCGAACAGGCCACTCGGCTTCTGCTTGACGAGATCGGCGAAGATATTGATCGCCCCGGCTTGCTCGAGACGCCTGAGCGCGTCGCCAAAGCGTGGGCCGAATGGACTTCCGGTTACGACATGGACCCCAAAGAGGTCATCAAGATCTTCGAAGAGGGCGACTACAATGAGATGGTGATTGTCAAGAACATTCCCATCTATTCGAAGTGTGAACATCACCTTGCCGATATCTTCGGCACAGCTACAATTGCCTACATTCCGCAGGGTAAGGTTCTCGGCTTATCAAAGCTTTCCCGTCTCGCCAACGTCTTCGCTCGCCGCCTCCAGGTTCAGGAACGCATGACAGTGCAGATTGCAGACGCTCTTTTCAAGAGTGACCTGGACCCGAAAGGCGTTGGCGTTCAGCTGCGTTGCCGACACATGTGCATGGAATCTCGAGGCACCAACCAGCAGGGTCATCATACGGTGACAACTGCATTGCGTGGTGTTTTGTTTGCCGGCGAACCCCGCGCCGAATTCCTCGCCGCGGTTGGAGGGTAAAATGAACCTAGCAATTCGCATTCTCGTCATTATGGCGCTTGGCGCCTGGACCATCTGGCCTGAGCCGTGGGGCTTCGGCATGTTCACGCTCGGCATGATCAGCGTTAACCCCGTAGTAGGCCTGACAATGGCCATCCTGTGGACGATTGTCGTCTTCACTGTGCTGCCGCTCAAGCTTCGGCACTACAAGCTCGGAACTCAGATCGCACTTGTCGCGATGATACTGGTCATGCACTATCAGGCATATGCGATGGGTTTCATTTCGCTAGCGAACTACGCGCCTTGGCTGATCTCGTTCGCCATGTCGGGAATTTTCGTTCTGGTGGCCTGGCCTATGATCGCCAATAGGCTCTGGCAGTGGACCCATTACCAGCGTGCCGTCGATCCGCAGACCGCGGATGTTAACGAGCACTCGCACTGATCTGTAAAGATCGAGACGGCCCCCGGCGCGGAGTGAGATGACGATGAAAGATTTTCTGATTTACGGCAAGCATGACGAAAACACGCTTGCGCAAATGACGACTTGCATGGCGTTTGACGACGCTGCGGCAGGCGTACTCTGTGCGGATGGGCATCTTGGTTATGCCCATCCCATCGGGGGTGTGGTCGGTTATACTGACCACATTAGCATTAGCGGTGTTGGTTTTGATATTGCTTGCGGCAACATGGCTGTGCGTCTTGACGCTCGCGCCGATGACATTCGTCCACAGGTAGGGAAAATCTTGGCTGATATCGCAGCTGTTGTGAGCTTCGGCGTCGGTCGATCCAACGACGAGAAGGTCGATCACGATTTGTTCGATAGCCGGCTCTGGGAAGATGCCGGGGTGCCTGAACTGAAGACGATGGCTCGCAATCAGCTTGGGACCGTCGGATCAGGAAACCATTACGTCGATCTTTTCGAAGATGATGCAGGGTTTGTCTGGATTGGCAACCATTTCGGATCGCGTGGCCTCGGACATAAAATCACGACCAAGTACCTGGAGCTTGCTGGGGCCAAAGACGGGATGCTCGTTCCTCCTGCGTTGGTTCCGGCAGACGACGATCTCGGACGCGGCTATATGGCGGGCGTTGAGCTGGGAGGTCTGTATGCTTACGCTGGTCGTGAGTGGGTGATTGAGCGCGTGCGCAAGATCATCGGCGGCAACGTCACGTTCTCGGTTCACAATCACCATAACTGGTGTTGGCGTGAAACCCATAACGGGATTGACATGTGGGTTGTTCGAAAGGGTGCTACGCCGGCATTCCCCGGGCAATACGGCTTCGTCGGCGGATCGATGGGCGATGACGCGGTGATCCTTCGCGGTATTGATAGTCCGCTTTCGAAAGCTTCGCTCTATTCCACGGTTCACGGGGCGGGGCGTATCATGTCACGCACCGAGGCACGCGGTCGTTTCGTTCGAGATCCTATTACCAAAAAGAAAGAGCGTCAACCCGGTCGAGTTCGTCATGACGAATGGCAGAACTGGATACGTGACAAGGGCGTTACGTTGATTGGAGCGGACTTGGACGAGGCGCCCCAGGCATATCGTCGTCTTCCTGAGGTCCTTGCAGCTCATGCCGGCACGGTAGAGATCATGCATACTTTGCATCCGTTTGGGGTCATCATGGCCGGCGCAAACGAATTCGATCCTTACAAAGATTAATGAGCCGTAAACCGGGTCTTATCAAACTGAGACTCCGCTTGCACCCGCACGCGGAGTTTCTTTTTGCTGAAATGGCCAACCAGCAATGCACCGCGCAACAGATGGCAGAGCGTTCAGGTGTCTCGAAAGCAACAATATTCAACTGGTCGCAGGGTAGATCCAATCCCGGGATGATCGATCTGGAAGCTTGCCTCAACGTTTTAGGCTTTTCGCTTGTGATCCGCAAGCAGTTAACACAGCCCAGCAAACACCTTGCCACCCATCCACAGGGATGCGATTGTCGGCATTGCAAAACGCAGACAAAAGGAACTCCTGATGCGTGATCCCAACGACGAACCGCACTTTTATCAGACGGGTGCACTTTCCGAAAAGAACATCGTCCTGCTCGCTGAGGCGTGCCGCGCCTATTCGCAGGTCGATGGCGTCGATCTCCAGAAGACAGACGACCTGATTGCTCTCGCCGAGCACTTCGAAGACGCAGAGGGCAACCTCATTCCTGTGGACGGGCCCGACACGGTCAATGCCGAGGAAGAAGGGCTCGAGATCGAAGACGAAGATGGCGACGACGATCTCACCGAGGGTGACGACGACTAGGCAATCGTCAAAGTCGCTTCTTCAGTTGTCCCACACTGCAAGGTGTGGGACAACTTGTTTTCAATAGGAGCCCCATCGCATGTCTGCTGATCATGACGCCGAAAAAGAACTAATCGCTTTGTCCAAGGATCAGCGCTTGTTCTTTGAAAAGCTGATGCCTGGGATGAAGCTTTACCCGTATCAGGAAGAGTTAATTTCTGCAATTCTGAACGGCAAAGTTACTCGGAAGCTTATAATGCATCGTCGGCCCATTGGCAAAACCCCGATGATGCGAGCTGTTGAAAAATATCTCGAAGAGCATCCTAATGCCGACAAACAATAGCTCCGAAGATGATTGGGAATTCGAAGAGGTCGTTCCTGACCAGTGGCGCTGCGAAGACTGCGGCCATGAGTTCACGAAGAAATGGCCTCCGAAGGGCGTCGAAGCGAAGCCTTGCAAATGCCCGAAATGTAAGTCATATTCAGCAGCGCCTGTGGGGAGATAGACATGTCGGGATACCGTAAGAGTTGGGGTCAGGTAATGAACCGCCTTATTGAGATTCGGGGCAAGGAAAAGAACGAAGACTTCTTCCTTATCGAATGCAAGGGCGACCAAGTCACGTTTGAATACGTCCTTGAGTGCGAGATCAATACGTTGCCGACGGCTGAATTTGTCGACTTGCTTGAGCAGGCTGAAATTCTCTATTTGCCATCCCCTGAGCTTGCGCAGAAGATTACTTCGGATGGGATTACCGAGCTTTCGAAGCTGAAAGAAAAACTTGCCGCTCAAGGGATCATTGTTGAATGAGGATGTGGGATGTTCCGCCTGCGACAATGTGTCGGCAACATTTGCTCGGTGAGCATCTCGAGATGCACATGTTTGTAGGTGCTATCGCCAAGGGCACGAGCATGTATGGCTATATCGAGAATGGACTTCTCGACGTGTCAAAGCTTCAATCTCGGCACGACGAGCTGGTCACCGAAATGACCAATCGCGGCATGAAACACAAATCCCCGTTGCCTGAGATCCCCGAGCATCCGTGGCGTGCCGAAGCGATTGACGTTAATGTCAGTCTGCTCGAGCTCGCGCATAGGTGCGCTGAGTGTCAGAAGCTACAGGACGCATATTACAAGTGAAGTTTGTATATACGCCTACCGAGTTTTGTGAATATATAATCCGCAGTCGTCTTGAACCTGGAATCCCCTTAATAGTCGACCGGAGACCTCTCCCTTACACGACAGGGGAACCTAGCTGGGTTTACAGCAAGTGTCGAGAACGAAACCTAGAAAAGACGGTTGAGATAGAATGAGGCTCTTTAACGCCGGTATCTATACGTCGAATTTTGACAAGCTGGGCACCGTGTATGCTAGACTCACGGACAGTGAGCGTGCAATGCGCGATAGCTGCGCCAACTTCCTCGAGTCTTATCATTACGTGCATTCGCAGCGATACGTTGACAAGATGCGCCGTGACGGTATCAAAGTTTTTCTCGATTCCGGGGCGTTCTCGGCTTTCTCACAGGGCATCTCGGTCGATATAAATGCATACTGCGATTACATCCACAGGAATGATGATATCATCGAATTTCCATCTGTGCTTGACGCCATCGGTGATCCTGATGGAACCTGGCGCAACCAAGAAGAGATGGAACGACAAGGCACGCACCCCCTCCCCTGCTATCACTATGGCGAGCCGGTTGAAGTTTTGCAGTATTACATCTCAAAGTACGAATACATAACCATCGGTGGCATGGTGCCAATTTCGACTCCTCAGCTCAAGATTTGGCTTGACCGAATTTGGGCGGAGTTCTTGACGCATGAAGACGGCACCCCAAAAGTTAAAGTGCATGGGTTTGGTTTGACTTCGCTCCCTCTTATGTTCAGGTACCCGTGGTATAGCGTGGATTCGTCAACATGGGTGCAGTGGGCGGCAAATGGCATGATCCTGATCCCCGGCAAGGCTGGGCAGGTTGACGTTTCGAACAAGTCGAGTCGTCGTAAACAGCGCGGCCAGCACATGGATAGCGTGGCGCCCCTCGAAACAGCCGCAATCGAGAACGAGATCCAAAGTTTCGGTGGTGACCCCGAACGCCTTCGCGATCTATACTATTCTCGTTGGGCCTGGAACGCATGGGCCTTCCCGACTTATGCTAAGGACAAGCACTGGGAGGGAGATAAATTTGAAACCATCGAACAACGCTTGTTTTGAAAGGACAAACGTATGAACTTCCGCAACTCCCTGATGGCAATTGCACTTGCAGTCGCTGCATTCTCGGCTCCGGTATTTGCGCAGACCGCGCCGCCCGCCGCCGACGTAACCCTGAGCCTCACAGCGAACATGCCGAACCTCAAGGATGCCAAGGCACTCAACACTTTCTCCGGCAAGATCATCGATGCGCAGCTTCGCGAGACGTCGATTCTGAAGTGCACGGCGGGTCGTTCGAAGTGGGCAGTGTTCCACGAGAACAAAACCTGCGCTTCTCAGCCGGGTTCGGGCACTGAATTGTTCATCGCCAAGACGAATACATGGGTCCCGCGCGTGCTTCTCGGTGGCTTCTACGAAGTTCAGGAGGATGGCACGACTGAAGGGTCCACCCTCGTCTATGACTATCAGGCGGTCGGTGCAGTTGCCCCGAGCAAGGGCGCGTTCGGCGGTTCGCTTCTGCTGAAGCCTGAGCTCGCTTCGACAGGTGCCAAGGGTCTGGTGGACGACGTCCTCGGCGGTCTGACAAAGCAGGCTGGTTCGGCGGTGATCAACAAGGAAACGGACACCATCACGTTCGCCAACTTTTGCCTGCCGTCGGCGGGTTACCCCTCCGATAAAGGGACTTGCTTCAACGGTGACGCGGTATATAGCTACCAGAATTATGCCTGGTTCTTCCGCGTCAATGCGAAGTTCAAGGATCAGGACATCCGTCTGGAAGGCAACATGCCCTTCACCACGCCAGCCATCCCCGAGAATGTCGACCCGAACAAGCCTGCTGTTACTGAATACAATGTCAGTCTTCAGATCCCCGGCCAGGTTGCCGCCTCCACCACCACCGACGATGACGCTGCCCTCTTCGCAGAGTTCGATCCCGACGCCGGTCTGTCTGCCCTGCCGAACGGTATTTCCGGCAAGCTCACGATGAAGAACTCGGCTTACACCGAAGTCGCAATCGGTCAGGAAACCATCCTCGCAGCGACCGCGGTTCAGCTTGATGGCACGCTTCACGGTACGGGAATCCCTCTCGAGGTCGTTCGTGCCTTCGGCAAGCTGATTGTCGAGATTCTGCCTGAGACCTTCGTCGGTCCGTAATCCTATCAATACACCCCGGCAATCGTGTCGGGGTGCAACTTCCAGAATTGCTTTATGGCTTAGTCGATACGGGGCAGGACCGTAGCCGTGACCGAAGAGGGAAACCTCCAAGTTAGGCATGTGGTGTAACACTTCGACTAAGCTTTATGGCAATTACGGTAATCAAAAGGAACCCCGTAAAAATGAACTATATCAAGCAGTTTCGCACGTTCTACTTTCCCGACCCCGGCACGATTACCTGGCGAGACTATCTCTGGCGCTCGTTCATAGTCGGCCTCTTTTTCACGAGCATTTCGTGGCTTGCAGTCAAGCTTTTCGGGGTCGATGCGTCGATGACGCCGCTCGAGATCGCCGCAGTGAGCACGAGTTTCGCTTGCACGTACCTGTGCAACATCCAATCGCGCATGAACTACCCGCTGGGTATGATCACTACCGCGCTTTATGCTTGGCTCACGTTTGACGCCGGCCTGCTGGGTTCTGCCGCGCTGAACATCTACCTTGTTCCTGTTCTCGCGTACGGTTGGTTCCGATGGGGCAAGGACAAATCGACCCGTCCTGTTGCCCATCTCAATGCGTGGTACATTCCGATCTATCTCATCCTCACTGTCATTGTGTGGATCTTTTGCTCGGTAATTGTCACATCGCTTGGCGGACAACTCGGTCCGTGGGATACTGCTATTCTCGTTCTCAGCGTGCTAGCGCAGCTCCTGCTTGACAACAAGAAGCTGGAAACCTGGATCATCTGGGTTTTAGTCAATCTGGTTGCCCTTTACGTTTACTCGACGCAAGGCCTTTGGCTGGTTACCGCGCAGTACGTGTTCTTCTTGATCAACACCAGCATCGGCTGGATGGAATGGCGACGCATCTATGCGAAGAATAAAGCCAACGAGATCATGCAACGAACCTTGCATGAAGGCACAACGCCCGAGTATGTGAAGGGCGATCTTTACTACCCTCAGACAACGGGTCGAGGGCTTCGCCGCACTCCCAAGGGTCCCCCGGACATTCGCGAGTGGGACGATAGCGATTACAGGGGCTGAAATGCGTATCATCGGCGGGCACGATTACTACGACGGCGTGATTCCTTTCGACAGCGATAGGGAACGCGTATTCGTCCGAGACCACAAGACTATCGAGCTCGTGCCCGTCGATAACAGCAGATTGCAGATCAAATCTACAGCAAGACCTGTGCTGCGTGGGATCGAGAAACTTGAGGTGATCTTCTGCGGAAAGCGTTATCGCGGAATCAGGATCAAAGAGACGACACGCCAATACCAACCGCTGATTGATGTCTTCGCTTGGACGGCGGAGCGAGCCCTTCAGCATCTCGAGTTTGATGATCGCCCCGCTTGGCGAACGCCGGATGGCGAGCAGATTTACTCGCAGGACGTAGGCCGATACTTCGCCCCTACCCCTGTGGACGAGAAAACGTTCGCCCTGCTTCGCCAGCAGAAAATCCTGATTGCTATTGCGCAGCACGAAGGATTCTCAAATAAATCTACTTGGCGCGTTAACTCGGCTGAGTTGAAGTATTTGCATTTTGGCTCGATCATGCCGGCGTGGGAAGCGTATCAGGAGCTTGAAATGTTCCTCGGTACAATTCTGGTGAACGATGACGACCAAATGGTTAAGGTCAGCGAGCAATCGAAACTTGTCAAGCACGGGTTTGACAAGTGGAGTTTCAAGAATCCCATCCACAGGAATAAACCGAGAGGTGCAAAGTGAAAGTTATCCGTTTCAAGGGTTCGTGGGGAGCAAGTAATCAAGGCTTTCTATCGATTGAGCAAGCGGTTCGGCATATGGTTGCCCCGATACCTTACGGAAGTGACGGGCAGCTAGAGAAAGAAATAGAACGCTTGAACAATACGGTTGAACTGATCGGAAGATTAGTCGATGGCCTTGTTTCCAAGGGCCTACTAAGCCACGAAGAAGTGGCATTGATTCTCGGATTGTCTTACGAGGTAGTTGAAGAATGATCAAATTCAAAGATGTTCGCAGCGGGCCTGTAGGGGCTATCCTGATGACAGCCCTACCACCGAGCATAGGGCACGAGGCGCTTGTTCGCTTCGGCGCGGAATATATGTCGCATCTCGACGGCCATTTGGTCGTTATTATGGGCGTTCTCCCTAATGAACCTGGCCGGCGTGCGGATCATTTCGAGGCGCTTCGTTCGTGTTTCGGAAGTTACCGAAACGTGCACTTTAGCCTTCAGTTCTCGAACGATCCGCAAGGCCCGAGCGGCCCGGACGATGACGCGTTCTGGGCGCACTGGGTCAAGGTGATCATGGGCCACATTGGCAAGACCCCGGATTACCTCTTCTCGTCGGAACAATACGGCTTTCGAATGGCTCAGGCACTCGATTGCCAGCACATCCCGTTTGATCCGGGCCGTTGGATCGCCAACGGCGTAAAGGCGACTGATATCCGCAACGATATCACAGGTCAGTTCTTTAACATAATCAAGCCGCTTCGAGACGAATTGCGGATGCGCGTGACGATCTTCGGACCTGAGAGCACCGGTAAGACGACGCTGACGAAGAACCTCGGTGAGCACTACAATTCGCCAGTTTCTCCGGAGTGGGCCCGGCCCTACCTCGAGATGCTTCCTGATGGTCGCGTGAACCAAGAACGTGAACGAATGCTGACCATCGTCCGCGGTCAAGCGGCACAGGAAGCTGTGACGGATCGCATGGCAGAAGACAAGGGTTCGCCGTTTGCGTTCTTCGACACAGACCTGCTTACTACGATGGGTTTCGAACAGCGTCGGCGTCCGCGGTTTGGACGAAATAAGTTAGTTAGCTGGGAACATGACGAGCGTGCGAAATGGTGGGACGAGATCGAAGGGCTCTACCGCCCTGCCGACCTTTATCTGGTGACCAGCGACGCGATCCCCTTCGAAGTCGATCCGTTGCGCTACGGCGGTGACAAACGCGAAACCGATGCTGCTTACTGGATCGGTATTCTCGAAGCCCGTCAATTGCCTTATTATGTGATCCCGACAGGCGACGCACTCGAGACCCTCGGATGGGCTATTCAGCAGCTCGAAAATGCAATGGAAGCACGCGCCGGTTTCGCCTACTATGAAAGGACCACGTAAGGCGAGGAACACGCATGCCTAAGATCCTTTTGCGCAATCAAGAGAATCGATACTTCATCACTGAAGTTGAATTCTGGCCCGCCGCGTGGAGTAGGGAAACCCCTCCCGTCGTGCGGGCCAATGTCTTTGGTAGGGTAGAATCCGTTTATTATCTTCGGACGGATGATTGGCTCGACGGAAAGCGTCTTTATGTTGAGGCGCCTGAACTAGGGGTAGCAATCCCTTACGAGTTGACAACCAAAGAAAGTCACGCAAAATGAAGCAGATCAACACTCTGTCCCGAGAAGATCTCGCAAGGCTCAAAGACGAAGTCATGTTCGCAGGTCCGAATAATTCAATCGACCTGTATCAGTCCGTTGCGACGAAGTCGGCAATATACCCCGGGCATGGAACGCCGTTTGGGCTCGCCTATGTCGCCCTCAAGGGGGCTGGTGAAGCCGGGGAATTCGCCGAGCACGTCGGCAAGGCAATGCGTGACGATGATCTGGTCACAATCGGAACAGAACGGGGCGACGGTTTGCACGACGTTTTGTTCCAGGAGATTACTCCCGAGCGCAAAGCTCTATTGATCAAGGAAATTGGCGATCAGCTTTGGTATCTAGCCGCCAAGTGCAACGAGCTTGGGGTTCTGCTCAGCGACGTAGCAGTCATCAATATCGAAAAGTTACTCGACAGAACCGAACGAAACGCCTTGCAAGGCTCAGGCGATACGCGTTAATGTAATGTCGTTCTGAGCAAGGGTCTTTCGTTTCGACTCGGTTGTGTTGTGCTTTGCTTAGCGTTGATGGGTATTTCCGCGATCAACTCCAGTCCCGTCGCCGGATCAATTCCCCCGAATGTTCGGCGACGGGATAACTTAAAGTGTCACTGAAGAGTCCTGATGGGACGAAATCACAAGGGAGAGCTTTGTGATCTGGCACGTACAAGAGGAACGTTTAAGAGCGATATGGGCTTGACCGGCAATAGCTTACCGGTGACAACATAATGACCCAAAAGGATCTTGAGTAGGTATCGCTAGCCTCATTTGGGAGCTGATGATCCGGCTTAACAGCTCGATTTGACTTCTCAGGCGGGATGGTTGCAAACGCCCGCAAGTCCTCACTCCTATCTTCCACAGGAAGTTATCATGGCTATCAAGCAAGCGCCTCCGTCTGCACTCATCGGGGTTGAAGCGGTCAACGCTGAAACGGGGCGAGAAGTGACTCCTTTGACTTTGACATTCACGTTACGACAGTGGCGTCTGCTTGCGGTTGCGGCAGGCCGCGTTAGCGCGTCAGTTTTCATCGAATCCAAAGATGCGGCTGAAGTCAAGGCAATCGCCAAGCTGATTGCTGAACAAACCGGCAAAGAACCCGCATGAAATTCGATAACTTCCAAGTCGTAAATCCGCAAATTGTTCCCGCGGATCGCAAGCGTGAGCTTGATCGTCGGTACCTGGCGTTCGTTTATCCCAATCGAGACGCTCGCGGCGGCCTTGAAGATCTTGTTGCAACCAGCGATAGTTACGACGATATCTTAGCTGCCGTTAACGAAGCCCGCAAGACAGAATTTCAAGCGATTTGGCACGTGTACGATAGCGCAACCGGCCAGATTGTGCTCAAGGGATCTGATCCATGATCGAACGCGAGAAAGAATTTCTTCTTGAGCTCGCCGAAAAGATCGAACGTCTCCCTACCATTTTCGGGGAGGATGAGGTAAAGCGGCTGCGCGAGATTGCTGACATGTTCACGATCCGCGGTAAGCGACAGCAGGAAAAAGGCCTTCTTTGATGCTTGACGCACTTCGTTTCGTTGCATCCGCCGTTGCGAAGAAAGACTACGTCCCAGCTCTCACACACTACAAGATCACTAACGGTAAGGTGATGGGCTTTAATGGGATCATCGCCCTGTCATCTGAGATTGACGTTGATCTGGAGGTGATGCCGAGCGCAGCGAAATTCCTCGCCGCAATCAAGGCGTGCCCTGACACCATTGCGCTCAACGTAACCCCATCTGGGAAGCTCGCTGTCAAGTCCGGCAAATTTAAATCGTTCGTTGATTGCCTTCCCATGGACACAGCGGTCACTTTCCTTGAACCTGAAGGCGAGGAAGTTGACTTGGGACCGAGCTTTCTCAAGGGCATCAAGCTGCTTGAGCCTGCGATGGGCATCGACGCATCCCGCCAATGGGCAATGGGGATTAAGCTTCGCGGCAAGTCAATGTTCGCGACTAACAACATCATGTTAGTCGAATACTATCACGGGACGCACATTCCAATGGACGTGGTGATACCTGACCTGGCCATTAGGGAGTTGGTTCGTATCAACGAAGTTCCTACGCGTGTCCAAGTTTCTGAAAAGTCGATCTCATTCTGGTTCGGTGAGAAGCGTTGGTTGCGCACGAACCTGCTTGAAGGTGGAAAGTGGCCGACGGACAAACTCACGCAGATTCTGTCAGCGTCAACCGGTGAGCAGGTGCCTTTCCCTGATGGGTTCGCAGAGAACCTTGAAATTATCAAACCGTTCTTGGGCGATAACGGCACTATCTTTCTTACGCCTAAGGCGATGATGACCTCTCAGTACGACGGCGAGGGAACGACGCTCGAGATTGAAATGCCGCAGATCACCGAGATGCAGGCATATCATCATAAACAGCTTGTGCTGCTGGCCGAGATGGCAGCGACTATCGATTGGACAGGCTATCCGCGTCCGTGCATGTTTCAAGGGAAGATGCTTCGCGGCGCACTTGTTGGACAGAGGGTGTAAATGTCACGTTGGGACCTGACAGGTATCTTCTGGGACGACTATGTCGAGCCCCGTGCGCCGGCGATAAAGGAAAAGCGTCTGCCGCCTGACCCCGTCTGGCTCAAAGACGACTATTTGCCCGGGCTCGCCGAAGCACTTTCGTATCAGTTCAATCATATGTCTGATGCTGAAATTGTGACAGAAGCCAAAGAGAAGAATCGTCTCGTTTGGGATACGGAAGAATATCCGAACTATTCCTTGATCGGTTTCAAGTCGGTCAAGAGTGGCAAGCATATCGTAATGGAGGCTAACGACGGGCAGCCATTCAACGAAATTGATCGAGCCAAGCTTCAGTGGATTCTAAGGAACTACTGCGTTGTCGGTTTCAATGACGAAGCATTCGATATCCCGGTCACAATGTACGCGCTGAACGGGGCAACGACGAACCAGCTTTCAGACGCAGCCCAAGATATCATTGCCGGCGGACCTTTGTTTCAGGGTTTGACGCCGCGTGACTTCTATGCCAAATACCGGATCAGCGCCTTTCCAGTCGATCATATCGATCTGATCCAACTAACGCCCCTCGGTCCGGGCTTGAAAGTTTGCGCCGGTCGTATGCACTCGAAATGGATGGCTGATCTACCGTTCATTCCAGGCAAGCTACTCACTGCTGACCAAAAGTTAATCCTTCGCAGGTATTGGGCGAACGACTTGGATAACACCGAGTTGCTGTTGGGCAAGCATAAGGTCGCACTCGAGCTGCGTGAACTGCTGACTAAGGATTACGGCGTTGACGTTCGATCCAAGTCTGATCCGCAAATCGCAGAGGCAGTGCTTCGATCCGAAGTCAAGAAGTTAACAGGCCGCAAGCGCATTGACAAAGCGGTCATTCGCGCCGGCGAGTATTTCTATTTCGTTCCGCCTGCATATACTGCCTACAAGTCGGAAACAATGAAATGGGTACTTGACTTCATCAAACGGCAGAAGTTCTATATTGATGAAGGCGGTTCGCCCGTCATGCCAATCGAGCTGGAAGGACTTGATATTGAAATCGCTGGTAACATCTACCGTATGGGTATCGGCGGACTTCACTCACAAGAAAAGTGTTCAATCCACCACAGTGATGATGACTTCGAGCTTTCGGACAACGACGTTACTTCGTACTATCCGAACCTCATCATCCAGCAGAACATGTACCCGCCTCACGTGGGACCCGCTTTCCTCACTTCTTTTAGCGGCATCGTAACTCGACGCATAACGGCCAAGCGCGCTGGCGACAAGGGGACCGCGGAAACGCTGAAGATTGTCGCTAACGGCACGTTCGGTAAGACCGGCGAGCGAGGCGGGCATTCGGTCGTCTATTACCCTGAGATGATGATCCAGACGACGGTGAGCGGGCAACTGTCCCTACTCATGCTGATCGAGATGCTCGAGCTGGTCAACATTCATGTAGTGAGTGCGAATACCGACGGTATCATGATCAAGTGCCCCAGGCACCTATTGGACGTCAAAGCGCAGATCATTGCCGATTGGCAGACTGCAACGGGACTCGAGCTCGAAAGCAAAGGATACAAAGCCGTCTACTCGCGTGACGTTAACAACTACATCGCTTTGCTCGAGAAGCCGGACACGAAAGAAACCGGCCCTTGGCAGTATGCTAAGGCGGTCGGTGCGTATCGCAAAACGATTGACGTGTATCCACTCAAGTGGAACCCTACGTGCGAAATCTGCAACGAAGCGGTCATTATGTATCTCGCAAAGGGCGTTCCCTTGATCGAGACCATTCGAGCTTGCGACGATGTACGCAAGCTGATAGAAGTGCGCCGTGTGAGCGGTGGGGCATGCAAGGGCGGCGAGTATTTGGGCAAGGTCATTCGCTGGTATTACGGCGTTGACGTTAAAGACGAGATCATCAACGCGAAGAACGGTAATCACATTCCGCGGTCTAAAGGCGCTGTCCCCTGCATGACCTTGCCGGATGACATTCCTGTGGACGTAGATTGGGACTACTATGTCACGCGCGCTCAAAAGATGATCGATGACTTCTATCCGAAAGTCAAGGTTGCCAAAGTCAAGGCGAATGCTGCGCCAATCGTCCCGGCCACTCCCGAGCAGGTCGAATGGCTCAAGCAGCATGATTGGGAACCTCTTTGGGATGACAACAATTGGATCAAAGTCGAATGGCGTGCAAACCCCAGGATCGACATTGACAAAGCTGGCGTACCTTTCCATGTCGCGTGGGCGAGCGCAACTAACGGCAAAAATGTTCTTGGTAAAGTTGAAGACGAAGAAGAGGCGACCACAGAATGAGAGCTCTTAGGCTTCCGCCCTCGAAAGAGGAACAGATTGCTACTGCCACAGCACTTATCGCCAATGCAGTTTATCAGCAAAAGAAGGCGCAAGCTGAGGTCGACCGGCTGGGCAAGCAGGTTGCCGCTCATCCCGATATCCCTGTGTTCAAGGATATCCTTTATGAGAACCAGAAATGGCTAGCATTGGAGACTGGGAGAATTGAACGCTACACACAATCCCTCAACGCACTTGAGTCCGAATGAGTTTGTAGCAATCCGTCATCCTCAGACAGGTCTCTACATGCAAGCTAACAAACGTTGGTTTAACGTTGCAAAATTTCTACCCTACAGTCGAGCAATACTGTTTGTTCGGGTTGATCTAGGGCTTGATCTCAGCGACGTGGAATTCGTCTCACGTGACGAGATTAAGAACCTCAAGTATTGAGTTGACGCGATAGCACGATGGGCCTAACCTGATCGTATTGAGATTGAGTTGCAGCCCTCAGCGCAGCTCGATTGATCGGAAGGGAGCCTGTGAATGATCGTTCGCAAACAGACTTGGAATTGTATGTCACCGGGCGCGGAATACGCACCCGTCTGGGTTGAGCAAAGGCTTCCCGTATAGGCGGTTTTAGATAAACGGCGTAGCATCCGCGGATTGGATGTACGAGGCGTGAGCAATCTCGGCTGAACGAAAATGGAGGAAAAATCGAGTTGGGCAGTGCGGGGCGCGCGCGGCATTAATGTCCGGTGATGCAAAACGGACGAGTAAGACCGCAGGACTCAGTTTTAGGCCCTACCGTACTTGAAAGCGGTAGGGCCATTTAATTTTATGCAGCTTGCTTAATTGATTGCTCTTCGCCAGATTTCCATTTCAGGAACGCTTCGAGCAGCTCGAGCTTCGGAGTTTCAACTCCGTATTTTTCAACCAGCTGGCGAACGCGTTTCCAGTCGGGCGGATTGATACAGGTAGCCTCCATTGCCATGTAGGGTGTGCCTTTTAAGAATCCGTATGCCAGCAACGCTGCCCGGGATTCGCTACGCACGTCGATTTTACGATGGTCGCGGAGGGATAAACGAAGCCTGCGAGCTTCATCATGAGCGACAAGATCACGCGGAGCAGGACGCTTCCAAACACCGGGCTCGACTTCAACACGTTTGGAGGGTTTTGCCCATTCCTGAGTACGGCGTTGAATAGCTTCTTCGTGTCGAATGTCACGAGCTTCTGAAGCGAGAGATTTGATCTTGACGCGGAGGTAGATAGACGACATTTTGATGATCCTTGAAAGGGAGTAAAAATACTACGACCAGACAAAGGATCAAAGGCGGACTGCGTATTCGGAATCTAGGTCATCTTTAATGCCTTTCAAGCATTGGTGTTTGGCGAGCCTAGCGGGGATCGAACCCACTTGCTAAGGATTAGAAGCCTCTGCAACGCGCCCTATAAGCCCGTGCCTCATAATGTATCGTCGTCGTCGTATATTGCAAGGCCAGAAATGTTTTAAGCACCTACCGAATTGAATTGACAGGTCGTAAGCGAGTGGGTTAAGTTCACGACAGATTGGTGAACGCCTACCTGACATTCACCCTTCGCGGTCGAGCATGGTTTGGGTGAGTCTAAGCAAGCTTGACGGCGTAGCAGTAACTCTGGAAATGACCCCGGGCGCATGTTAACTCAAACGTGCAAAACGGGACAGCTCGGATAGGGTAGGCATCTTGAATTAACTGATGCGGGATAGAGCAGCCCGGTAGCTCGCCTGGCTCATAACCAGGAGGCCGATGGTTCGAATCCATCTCCCGCTACCAGTTTCAGGTCGGTATTGTGCGGACCCTGCACTTACGCCGACTAGAGATCGCTTGATGTCTGGAACAACTACCTACGGGCGGTAGCCAACTAAATAGCGATCTCGACTTAATTCCTCACTCGAGTGAGGATCGGGCACGTTGCCTGGTGTAGGTGCACTTGCACCACCGTAAACGACCCGGATGTTGAGCGGCTCATACCCGTATCGACAGCCTCGGGGCCTGGCTTAGTAGGGTCCCGCCGAATTCCCCGAAAAGGGGCATACAGATAGACGAACAAAGCTTCCCCGAAAAGGGGTACGATCAGCCACGGTAGTGCATCCCCAAGGTGCAGTGGTGACGAAAGCGATCTACCTAGCTTAGTCCCTAAGTTGGCACGGGTTGAGTGGCAGAACAGCGTACTGTCAAGCAGCCAACATAAGCTTCGCTCGCGTGGTCCCGGCGATACGGGACAACTTCCTTGCTGGAGAGTAGCTATAGTGGTAGAGCAACCGGCTGTTAACCGGTGGGTCGGGGGTTCGAATCCCTCCTCTCCAGCCAAAAATTTTTGAATCTGATGCAACGATTCCGGTTGACAAGGGTTTTGGGATCAGGTAATCGGTGCATTACTGCAGAAAAGAACGTGTTGCCTGAGTGGTTGAAGGGTGACTGTAACAAAAAAGCTAGGTTTGTCCGTTCAGGGACGATTACCGGCTTTCGTGGGTTCGAATCCCACACACGTTCTTAATGCTACCGAGAAACGAACTGAGGCGTCATTCTAGATCGCGCGTGTAGGTTCGGGTCGATGATGGGAACGGACGGGAATGCCCCGTCACTATAACCGGCACGGGCTCTGAGATAAACCTGGTCATCGACCAACAATGTGAAAAGGCGGGTGAGCTTCTGTTTGTAGGCTCCCCGCCTTTTCCATGCTCAAAACCTTTTTGGTTCTGAGTGCTTTTCGTGGTTGCAATCCGTCTTTCGTTGCGTAATATGAGTATCAGCAACGACGAGATGTCGATGACCAACGAAAGGAACCCCTAATGAACACTTCCCTAATCGCTCTGAACGCGTTCCGCAATGCCGAGGGCCAGGTCCCCTTTGCGGACTTTCGCAAGGCTCGCCACGCGCCAATGCTCGAGAAGTTCGAAGACGAGTACGAAGTCGCTTCGATGAACCTGATCGCCGATCTCGCCGACGAGAACCCCGATGATGCAATTGGCGAGATGATTGCTCATTCGTCGGATGCATCGTTTGCCGAAGAGGGTGAAAACCTTTTCGATGATGCGGTAAACGATCTCGGCAACAATGCTGCGATGCAGGAACAGATGGACGCCATCGCCGAGGACTATGACGAAGAAGAGAGCGACGAGCCGGACGCCTTGTTGGTCGATGATGAAGGCAACACCGTCCGCGAAAGCGAGTTCGTCGCTCAGCAGGAAGATCAGGCGAAGGCTGAAGCCGTTCAGCAGATCGCTCAGCAGACGAAGTTGCCGTCCTACAAGCAGATGGTTCGTGACCACGGCGGCAACTCCAAAATCGAATCCCCCGTGGAATTCATTCGCGGGTTTCTCGACGCTCATCCCGACATGACGCGCAAGCAGGCTGTTGCCGCGCTGGTCTCGGTGCATTCGATCAACTATTCGACCGCCCGGACGCAGTACCAAAAATGGTTCGCGAAGCAGAAGTAAAGCCTTCTCGTCCACAGGAAGAGATCGGGTAGCTTAGCGGTAAAGCAGCCGACTTTTAATCGGCAGACCGAGGGTTCAATTCCCTCCCCGATCACCAACCCTAGAACCAAACTGCTACGGTGCAGTTCGTCTGTAGTGGTGTAGTATCAAATCGAACATCAACCGGCCAAAGGGCCTTTTTCGAGGTATGCAAATGAAGACTACAGTCGTGCTTCTCGCAGCGTTTTCCGCTGCTCTGTTCACCTCTTCAGCACATTCTGCTGAAGGTGATCTCTCGATCTGGGGTGGCGGCGATCCCGCGACTTCCGCATATTCGGGCGTTTACGTGCCGCGGGTTCAGGAAGTACTGTCAAAGAACGCCCTGTCAGGCTACTCGTGGGGCGGCGTGTCGGCGGGTACGGCCGATAACGTCGAAAAGGTCAAAGCGCATCCGACCAACCTCGCCCTCGGCCAGTGGGACCTGCTTTCGCAGTATCCCGATCCCAAGCCGTTCACCGTGATCGCCCAGAACATCGGTCCTGAGTGCCTGTATGTTGTCGCCGCCGCGAAGCTGGAAGGCTACAACACGTGGGGCGACGTGATCGGCAACGCCTGGCAGATGGACGTGGCGACGGGGACCGAGCTGTCTGGTTCGTACGGCACCTGGAAGATTCTGCAGTCGATCTACCCGGACCTCGCCGACGATCAGATGAACACGCCGACGCAGAAGCTCGAAGGCGGTGCGGACGCTATCGTCCAGGCGGTCATCGACGGCAAGGCTACGCACGGTTTCTTCGTTCAGCGGCCTGACCCCAAGAGCCCAGTCTTCGAAAAAATCGCCAAGGCAAACCTGCATTTCGTGCCGGTTGTCGACTACGGTCTCGAGGGTCGGTATGAGTTCCAGTCGCTCAAGGTCGCCAACGGCGGATTCTTCGGCGGTGCCAAGTCGGTCAACACGGCATGCACCTCGGTCGCGCTCTTCACAGGTGATCCCGCTGCCGTCACGGGCGGTCAGCAGAAGCGTCTCAAGGCGACCATCGACCGGCTGTCCAAGGTTCCGGTCGAAGAGCTCAAACCCAATCTCGCTACTTGGCGCGACATGTGGGACAACATCACTTCTATCACCGGCCAGACCGCAGTCGATATGATGGAAGCGTCCAAGAAGGCACTCGAGGACGTAGTCAAGGACGCGACAAAGGGTTAAGCTAACCCTAATACGACCCCTGAGACACTGTTCAGGGGTCGTATCCAAACACAAAGGAACCCCTCAAATGAGCCGTGAACTGAAGCGTGTATCTCTCGACTTTTCCTGGCCTTTGAATAAGGTTTGGATCGGTTATTTGAATCCCTATCACGGGATCAACTGCCCGCATTGCGACGGAAGTTGTTACTCGCCTGAAGCGCAAGTCATGCATGCCAAGTGGTACGGCAAAATTCCCTTCGATCCTGCTGAGAACGGCAGTACACCTTTCACCGCGGATACTCCGGAGGTTCGCGCCTTTGCAGAGCGAAATGTCATTCGTTCTCCTGAATACTACGGCTCAAATGAAGCTTCAATCCGCAGAGAAGCGGTTCGGCTGGCAGAACTCTTTAACGGTTTGTGGATGCATCATCTGAGCCAGGAAGACGTTGACGCCCTCTTCGATGCCGGCGATCTGCGAGAATTTCCCGAACGACCGACCGCGGAACAGGTCAATCGTTGGACTATCAATCCCATGAACGACGTTAGTCAATGGATCGTCATGGAAGCGCGTTGCAAGCGAATGGGCGTATCCCCGACTTGTTCGCATTGCGAAGACGGCACCCTGTGGCCGAGTCCCGAGGTTAAAAAGCTTCATGACACGTGGGAAAAAATCGAGCCTGCTGAAGGCATCGGCTATCAGATCTGGGAAACTGTGACTGAAGGCAGTCCGATTACCCCGGTGTTCGAAACGCCGGAGGAGCTCGCAGAATGGGCCGCGGCGAATCCCTATGGCGCTGACGACGGAACGACCAAGGAACAGTGGCTTAAATTCATCCTTGGCCCGGGCTGGGCCCCGAGCGCGGTGGGCAATCCAATCACCGGTGAATTGATGACCGGAGTTCAGGCAATCGAATGACCTCTTCCGAGATGAGCAAAGTCCTCGTTGCCATGACGGGTTGCTTCGACAGTTACTATCATGCTGAAATGTACGGCTGGCTTGCAAAAAGTTTCCCTGAGCACCGAGAACAGATCGCTGCGTTTGTTGAAAAGCACGTTGCGTATGATAGTGTAGAGGGTAGGCTCGGTCTTGCTCACTTTGAAAAACATTGCGGTGATCCGCCAACCGAAGAGGAATTACCAGCATGACGCGTTTCATTGACTTAACTGCTCGAGGTCAGGCCGCCTCCGGCAAAAGCATCGTACTTGCCTGGTTAATCGACCAGCTCAGTCACATCGGTATCAGAGGGGTTTATACCAAAAACGCAGACGAGCACCGTATCATCCCGGAGATTCCAGACGAATCTGTGCCCTTGCTTGTCGGGCTCAAGGGCTCGACCTACGGACAGCGCATGACCCTCAACGCTGAAGAGGCCAAGCTGATCGAAGAATACCGTGCCAAAAAAGACTGGGGTTGATCATGCCGAGGGATGCTGAGTGGATTACCAATCGAACTCTTGAGCTTCGTGACGCATACGGGCTATTAACTGCCAAACAGATAGCTGAAGAAGAACACAAACTCAATCGATTGGCAGCTCTTCGTGTCAGTGCCAATCTTAAAGACGACCACGAGCTAATCGAGCTAATCGATATCGTACGTGAGCTGGTTGATGGTCGCTAAATCCAAACATCCTCCGTTGCGCCCTGACCCGAAGCACCCTAAGACCGAAGTGAACAATTGGCAGCTTGGTCGTGCCGAGTGGGCAACCGGCAAGGGTGAATGGTCCGCGCTTCATGTCGCCAGCGCCGAGGCTCGAGAACATATCGGCGGCTCAATTGCGACTGGATACTTTGACCCTGCCTCGCCTATGGTTAAGGCAGCGAACAAACAAGGCGCAGAACATGCTGCTGACCCTTATCGGAATAGCGAGTGACGAGCCGGTCCCCTCACACGGGGGCCCCGCGGTTTCAATCGTTTGGACTCTCAATCTGAACAAGGTTGAGCTAGCAAAATACAGCACGCACGAACGCTGGGTTTACGACAAGCAGAAGCGTCAAGATCTGACGAATCCGAGAAGGGCCCCTTGGGAACTTCGCGACCTTGAGAAACGATTGAAAGAGGCGCTGAACCTCTGATGCACGTGACAATTCTTATCCTGGCCTGCCTGGCCTTTACCTATTGGATGGCAACATGAAAATCAAACAGCTTGTCTGGGTGCCGAGCGATTCTCGTTACGGTGGCAACGTCCATAAGGCTGAGACCCAGTTCGGGCCCTATACAATCTTCGGTGATGGTACAGTTTGGTCGCCGGGACATGGGCTCGTCAAAGACGGTTGGATCAACGGTGACGGAGATTACAAGAATGACCGGCTCGAGGAAGCGAAGAAGTGGGCGCAAACCGACTTTGAGCAACGGGTCGCAAATTGTTTCGAAGAACTCAACGACTAAGGTTATCGTAGCGCCCATCTGTCCGACGTGCGGCAAAGAGGCGATGACCGTCGGCTCGCAATACGGACCGAAACATGTCTGCTGCGATCTTTGGTCATACGAGGGTCGACCCCTCGTTAATCAGGCGACGCACCGGGCACGCATTGCCGCACACGACGCTCTCGACCCCCTGTGGAAGGACGGTCACATATCGCGGACTGAGGCGTATCGCCTGCTTGCGCGAGTGATGAAGATGCCTAGAGAAAAGTGTCATATTGGTGACATGAACCTGGAACAACTTTACGATCTCCCGCATGCTGTTGAACATATAAAGATGATGCTTCATGTCTTACCGAACGCAACCCAGCAACAAGAGGCACATCTCGAGGACTAAGTGCGCCTATTGCGGGGTGACCTTTACCGGCACGTCGCGGAGCGTACTGCCGCTGAAGCAACAGAATGCGCTTACGGCACGGCAGCAGCTCGATCAAAACTCAAAGCGCACATGGGATCACATTGTTCCCGAATCCGTCGGTGGGAAGTTGATGATCCCAGCTTGCTATTGGTGCAATAATTCGAAGGGCGACCGATCCCTCGGTGATTGGCTTAACTCGGATGAGCTCGCAATGCGCTGTTCTCTGGTTGTGCAACGTGAGCCCGATGCTGAGCCGATGCATCCTCGGCTGCTCGATCAGATCAAGGACGAAGACATTTTGCGCATAAGGAAACTTCTCGAATATCATGCAGATACCTAGTTGCCGTCTTGATCTTTGTATGAGATAACTGTCTCAACAACGAAAGGGAACGCAAATGACCAAGTTTCACGCAGTGATGATTGACGAGACGGGTTGCGAATTCGGCGTGTCCGTGACCGCCCGGTCGCGTGAAGCCGCATTCGACAAGCTCCGAGAAGACTATCCTGAGTCTCGCTGCGACCAGCTCGAGTCCCCCGCCGATACGCGCAAGCGCGAGCAACGCATGTATCGACAGGCCGAACGCGATTACTAGGAGAATTGAGATGAACACCATCTTTACTGATAAAGCCTTGAACAATATCTTATGGCATCGTCGGGCGCTGTGGGTGTTGGTCATGCCAGGACTCGGGCTGTATCGCAAGTTCAGCAAGAAGAAAGATGCGATACGCATTCGAAAGAAGGCGTTTCTAAACGTGCGGGGAGGCGCTTATCTCATTTTTGTTCATCCGAACGGCTACACCCCGCAGGGGCTAATAAAAAGATGAGCTCGCAAATTGAACCTGGCGATATGGTAGCTTTTGGCATTCAGCAAAATGCTGCTCGTTATCAAATTCTTAGAGTTGAAGATGCCCGAGTTTATATCAAGGAAATCGGGCTTAAGGGGAATCGTGTCCTCTATACACCCCACTATCGAGCAATTGAGGATATTAAACAGCATTGGGACAAATTAAGCTTCCACCTGCTGTGATACGCTCAACTAGGGCTTCGCCCTAGTTGCCAACTCATTCGGGGTATGCGATAAACAAATCATCGAAACGCAGACGAACATAAGGAACTTCAAAATGCCGACTGCAACCCCCTCGCTCGATGATTTCCGTGCCGAAGCAACTGCCCGTCGTGAGGCAACCCGAACCTCTCTTCAGATGCGGCAGGATACGTTCATTCAGCGCAACCCAGGTGTGGTTGAAGGTCTTCGCGAATGCGCTTCGTGGAACGACTTCAGCGCATCGCTGGTCGAACAGTTTGAGCGCAAGGGTGATCTTTCGGTCAACCAGCTCGCTGCCGCAAACCGCATGCTCGAGAAAATCGCCGCCAACAAGAAGGCTCGTGAGGCGTCCACAGAAAGTGCAGCAACTCGGTCGGGCGAAGTCGACATGTCGGCGATCCGTGAGCTGTTTGCTACCGCTCAGAACAACGGTCTCAAAAAGCCGAAGTTCTACGCGGGGGATGTGAAGATCTCGCTTGCGCCTGTCAACGGCAAAAATGCCGGCGCGCTCTACGTGACGCGTGACCCGGACGTGTATCAGGGCAAGATCTTCGGCGACGCCTTTAACGCTGCCCGTGATTGCGCGCCCGACACGCTCGAGGTTCTCAAGGCGATCAGCAAGGACCCCGCGGAATATGCTCGCATGACGGGCAAGGCAACGGGCCGTTGCTGCTGTTGCGGTCGTGAGCTCACCGATCCGGAATCGATTGCCAATGGAATCGGCCCGATCTGCGCTGAGAAGTGGGGGCTGTAATGGCCCCTGCCCACAAGCCGCCTGTGATCATCACCGAGTGGACATATAACAAGTCGAAACTCAACGACTTTAAGCGTAAGTTGATCATACACCGCGCAAACGACAACCGAGAGCAGGCGATCAAATGACCCGACTTATCCCCGTATCGGAATGGCAATGGGACCTCTGGAAGGTGACCTATCACACCACGCCCGAGGGGCCGGCTGAGCCCGGCTATGATCGCTATCTCGTGAGCACTGACACTCACGTTCAGGGCGAGGTCTGCGAAGGCGACCGTTGGCCCAGCCCGCATCTCAATTATGCGCGGTGGGAACCCGTTGCCGAGAAGGTCCGAGCTCCCCGCGCCGTTGGATCGTACTACGGTCAAACGTTGTATGAAGACGGATGGGCCGCAGGTGAGCGCGAAGCGCAGGAACGCAAGCTGAAATGAGTATCGTTCGAAGGAATCTCATGACGATAGTAGGGTATGCACCTTATTGCGGTAACATGCGTTGCAGCAATCGGATGCCGCGTACCTACTTCGTCAACGGACAGTTCCAATGCTCGTGCGGTTGGCGCTCGTCTTTCGAGCCCGAGTTCATCGCTGAGTACAAAGCCAAATGGGGATTAGAATGAGCAAGCAAATGACCGGACCCTGCTACATGACCAAAGAAGCCCTCGAGACGCCGTCCGAGGGTTCGGAGGTCATGCTCAACTATTGGTGGTGGGAAAAGGACGGCCAAATCCTTGACTACGTCATGAATGGACAGCATTGTGCGCAAGCCAACAAGTCCAAAGCTGTCATGGATCACATGGTCGAACATGGGCACAAGTTGTATGCGAACCATACACCCATGTTGATCCCCGTCGCTTATTATCCGAGGTCCAGATGACCGCATCCGAATTGCTCAAGCTGGTTGAACAAGCTGCGGGTTATGAGCGCGAACTAAACGGAATGCTTCAGTGCTTGCATAGGGGTTGGCGCTTCATTCGCTTCGCTGGCGATAACGACTATGCCTCAGCCTACCTTGACGTGGAACCTGGTCCTGAGAATGAAGGACGGGGCGGCAAGGTTCATCGCGGAACGATGATCTTTTACATTCCGTATCCTGCGGTTGGTCATTATCATTATCAACAATGGTCAGGAGAGCATCCACTCTACACGACAGACATAAATACCGCATTGGCATTTGCCTGCAATTGGTTCCCTGAGTACGACTACGTGCTCGAGAAGACAAATGGTGGTTTGACGATCTCGTGTCTGTTCGGTACGCTCGATCCCAACAAACGAGTATTCGGCAACAACTTGGCCCTTGCCATCATCGCCGCGACGCTCAAAGAATTGATCGAAAGGTTCCCTGATGTCCATCGTCCCAACTGACCGCGAAAAGAAGAACCTCGAGTTCATCCGAAACGTTGAAGCTTGGCCCCGTTGGCCTGAGCTTCCTGTGGTTGGGAGCCGTGATCGTCAGCGAAGTGGCATGATCTTTGCCGGTGATTTGCGCAACGTGTATCACGTCAACATCTTCGATCTCGGTGATCGCCCGGGCAAGACCTATCAGGAAAAGCTCGTCGGCGTAAAGTATGATCGTTACGCTTCGACCGAAGAGCTGGTTCGCGATTGGACGGTTGATTGATGGCATGGAAGCTGTGCTGGGATTTCGAGACAAAGAGCTGGGACCGCAAAAAGAAGAAGCCGCTTCGGATCAAAGGCGAGAACACTGGAGGCCCTTACCCCTACACTGAGGAATCTGCCAAAGCCCTTGCCGAAGACCTGTGCCGAATGTACGGTGATGGTACGCACTGGGCTGAGGAAGTCAAATCCGAGGGTAGCACTCGTTAACGACAAGATCAATCCTGAGGATCGCATTCTCGTTCTTCTGCCTGTTGAGAACATTCCCGATGGCGCGACCGTTACGAAGCGGACCGGCGACAAGGAATATGTTCTTCGTCGGAACATGAAAGTTTACCTCTTGCCGGATGCGCCTGATCGGACTATCGAGATCGAAGGCTTCTTTCTCGGTGCGGACGGTGAAGTACGTCAAGTGCAAGAAGGTACTCTTCTTCATTGGAACATATGTGCTGAAGACTTCGTTGACGAGATGCAGCGCAGTTGGCATGAAAGAGTTGAACAGTGACACGCGTAGCCGGACCCATGTTTGCAGCTTGTGAGGATCTCATCAAGTTGTACGTTCTCGAGAATAACAACCGTCAAGGGTATCTTGAACGTGTAACCTTTCACGTCGATGTAGAAAGCTGGCAAGCGATCTTGGCCCTGGAAGACATGGGCATGAGGTCGGCCATCTCGATGTTTGGTAGGGGGTTAGCGAGTTGGGCTAACGTGCCGGTAAAGACAGTTCACACAAAGAATCTGTCTAGCGACATGAGTGCAATTCCCAAAGGTTACGGTCCGATCTCGAAACATACGACAATCGAGGATAACGGAATGCCTCAGATGCTAACCCTTGAATGCATCGACCAGCGTACCAAGCGCGTCGTCTACATCAATCACCCTCACAATCCGCCCGAATACCAGTAAACGCGCCCCGCGCACTTCGCCGTCACGGGGGTCCCGCCCCTCGCCCCTGTATCGCCTCACCCTGTGGAAGGAATCGCCTCAATGAACGTCAATCACCTCAAGCGCGAGATGTATAAAGCTCGTATAGCCGAGCTCAGCGGCGCGCTTGAATTGGCGCTTGCCATTCTGATCAAGCTTGAGCCGCCTGACAGTCGCGCGGTGTCGGATCATTTCGTTGCGATGGCCGCAATTCACGCGGGTGGGGATATCGTTAGCGATGCCGCTCGACAGATCGTCAAAGACATGCTTGAGAAGATTAAGCAGGACGAAGAGATCAAAGACATCGTTATCGCTTGCGGGGAACCCGAGCCATTTTCGATGTATGACGAAGAAGGCGTCGAGGGTTGGCTCTGGACCCACCCCGACGGCCGGCAATGGTCTGAAATGGGCTCATGGGACAAACCCGCTCCCCCTCATCCCGCGTTAGCCAATCTGAACTATTCAATCCGGATCGGCGACGTTGAAATTCAGGTGACATCCAATTGAGGTACATTATTGCTCAGCAAATGCGAATGGCGGCTAACATCATTCGTGTTGAACTCAAAGATTGGAAGCTCGTAAATCGAGCCCGATTTGAGTATACGGATTCCGATGGCGAGCTGGTAAGGATCATCAGCGGCTCAGGTCATTCCCTTCAAGGAATTCGATTTGATCGACTGTACCTTGCTCATGGATGGCGAGAAGCTATGAGTGAAAGTGAGCGAGCAGAACTTTTTCAAGTGGCTCGAGCTTTCAACGCTCGGATCACCTATGTCTACCGAAACGGAGAAATGCGAGATGCCTAGGAAGTTTCTTGTGCTTAAGCAGCGCATTTTGGACGGTGAAACTTATGCCGAAGTAGGCGACATTGTCTACGATCAACAAACGCATGACTACGGTTTAGCGAATGAAGATTCTCGCATAACTGGCATCGAGCATCGCAGCGTAACAAAGAACGAAGACGGAGGCTACCCTGGCTTCACTATCTCGGTTTTTGACATTGAGGAGCTCAAAGAATGAGCTGGTTCCGTGCGCAACGCATCCACAGGATGCCGCTTTCACCTGAAGAGCGCAAGATCATCGATGAGGCCTGCTATGCCGCTGTCGAGCGAGCGATCTGCCCGAGGCCGGCAACGCATGATCTGCGCGTCAACAAGGTCGCCTGACTTGAGCAAATCTTTTTCTGATCGCTGGGAGCGCAAGCCAAAAGGTTCGGGCGCCATCTGGAAGCACCCTTTGCTGGCGCATGCCATTGTTGACACTCGAGGGTTCGGGTCCAACGCACGAATCTCATACAAGAACGAACGCTTCGACACAGTAGTGCAAGCGAAGCTTTATGCGGAAGAGGAATATGAACGTAGCGCAAATGGGTGACGCGGCAGACGACGTTTACGAATCTGAGATGCGCCAAGAGGCGCTTGAGGATGCTTGGATGAAAGGTATTCGAGACGCTTGCGAATACTCGATCCTCGGTCGCAAGCCTTGCCGGGTCGTATCGAATTGGCGTCCACAGGGAGATGCCGCGCCTTATCGGTGCGCTCACTGCAACAAGGAATTTGACTACCCGTGAACTGTCCTGTATGCCATAAAGGCAATATCCGCGTTATCGATAGCCGATCAACTCGGATCCGCGTAGGACACGCAGCCTCGGATTCACCTGCTATTCGACGGCGACGCAAATGCCTATCATGCGCTCACACTTGGACGACTTACGAAGTCTCCGAGGGCGTATGGATGGGATATCGAGGGAACGTTAGTCTCGGTGGGATAATCGGTCAGGCGAGGCGAAGGGGGTTTATCGTGCCTCCCGGGCTTCGCGATAAATACACTAACCTTAGACGCAACAAAGCTATGACCGCAAATGAAGCCGCCAAAGCACTGGGGATCATGAATGAGGATGGAACGGTGAAGAGGCAATTTCTTCCCCCTTCACCAAAAAGCACCTAGACGCTTCCTAAGGCGACCACTCCCAAAAACGCAAGCGTCATGATCGAACCAGCGATGAACATGCTAATGCCAACCGCGAGTATCCACCATCGCATTGACACGGGTTCGATGTCTTCTTTGGTGTTTAGGGGCGTAAGAAGCAACGAACTCGCCGACAAGAAGAACCCCACAGTAAAGATTCCACCTATTGGAACATGACGAGACCACTCGCGAAGATCATATCCAATAACGATGACTAGGTAGACGAAGTAAGCAAGGCTAACAACCGATCCAAGCCAGACACCGACAAAGATATTATCTGTGCCTGTAGAAATACCTGTGCGAAGCGAGGCATAAGCACGTTTAGCCCAAGTCAAACAGACCGCAAGGTTAACTCCAATGACTAAAGAGTTGATAACAATTCGAGCATTATCCGGTCCGTTGGGGAGAGTATAGTGCCCGATAAGATAAAGGATCAGCATAATGAGACTGGCCCAAAGTGCTGCATGAGTTTTGACACCCATAGTAGCTAAAACCTCCGAAGCTCCTGGGCCGCTTTTGCGGCAAATAATTCTTGCGACGCTGCGACAGTTCGCTCAGCAGATGTCACCAGGTGGTCGAGCAATATTTTACCTGATGCCGCTTCCTCGGCTTTTGAGGGATCGGGTACCTCAGCCGGGGCAGTGTTCAATGTGGTTCGGGCACGTCCACCAATTAGAGACATAAACCACCTCACTTGTCAAGCATCCTTTTCATTAAATCGTGGCTCTGCTCAGCAGCAACCACCATTGAATTACCGAGGGGAATGAGAACTTTTTGATCCTCTACACGCTGTTCCTGCAACTTCGCATTCAATGCGCGCTCAGCTGATAACTGTTGATCAAACCGATCCTGCTGCCTTATGATCCACCAAAGCAATAACCCGATAATGCCTATCAGCGGGCCTTGCTGGAACATAGTTCCTATGTCAAACGGGAGCGGCACAGGATTAGCAGCTACAGCTGGGGCTATGACTGTAGGATCCATTCATCAAAGCCCAGCTTTCTTCTCTTCGGTACGCTTCCAGATCTGAATGCCGAGAACCGCTAGCGCAGCGACATTCATGAATGTCAAGTACGTAGTGATGTCTTCGAGCTTGATGATAGCATCCAGGCGATCAGTCCACAGCAACCACAGGAAGGTGACGATCTGCATGGCGAAGAGCACAGTGTAACTGATAGCGAACAGGGGCCGCCAGATCCGCGTCAGAAGACCGTCCGCCTTCTGATCGTCGCGGAGCATGGCAACGTAATTGGAGAGGTCACCGGTGCCGATATCGAAGCTCTTGATGACCTGAGATTCGATGCTCTGAACAATCGGCGCGCTTCCAGCGGGGTCTCGCTCAATGGCGTCGGCCACAGCGTCGGAGGTCGCCGGCGTGCCTAGTTCCTGAGCGAGAGACTCAATGATCCCGCCTGCAATTTTGCCGCCTACGCCGCCGACTGCGTTCTCGACCAGGTTCTTGAGCATCGGGGCTCCCGCCTTGAGCAGGGCCCCACCGAGTTTACCGAGATCCATTTTACGCAATCCTCTTGAGCGCGGGGGCAATTTCGTCCTTGTAGCGAACTGCAAGGTAGACGAGCACGGCAATACCGATTGCGAGACCGCCCCAGAGCAGAACGTCGCCGATCCAACCAAGATCGCTGACCGGGATCGGGGAATCGGGCAAGGGCACAGCGTCGCCGGCCTTCGTCCCTCCCTCAATCGCTCCACCAGCGACCGCGCCGCCCCCAACGCCCCCTGTTACGAGACCTTTGTCCCTCAACGCAACAGAACGTTGCAGCGCGGAAAGCGTTGCAGGGCCGATCACACCGTCTTCAGCAAGCTGGCCGTGATCCTTCTGAAAGCGCAGGGTAGCGGCGACCGTGCGTTGACCAGGCACGCCGTCAGCGGGGCCCGGCGAGTAGCCGAGCTTCTCGAGCCACTTCTGCGCCTGAGCAATATCCTGCTGGATTGTGTGGGTCTGCGGTACTTCACCGAGATTCCACGGCTTGACCCAAGCAGGCCAATTCCCTGTGGACGCAATATCCGCTTCTTCGCCGCGACGCTTGACGAGGCCCGGCAACTTCTTGCCTCGAGCGGTCGTGCCGGTCGTGCGCCAACGAGCAATGCCCATTGCGCGCTTGCCCTGAGCGATCAGGGACGCCCAGTCCCAAGCGAGCGCGCCTGTCCCACAATTGAAGAGCATGGAACCGGCTGCGGCGACGAGCTCGCCGCGTTCATTGGGGAATTTTGCTTCAGCAGGCGGTACGTATTCTTTGGACAGCACAAGCTGAAGCAGTTCAAATGCTTCAGCCTCGGTCAACGTATCACCGAGTTTCAGCTTCCCAGTGCCGCGATGCTTCGCCCACCAGTCACGGAATATCTTGGAACCCCAAGTGAATCCATAACCGATTGTGACAACATGCACCGGGTCAAGGTACGCCTTGAGAACTTTGCCCTCATGCCCGCCGACGAACGGCAAGAGATATCGATAAACTGCGACGTCCATTAGATAACTCCGCAACGCAATAGGGGAAATGTTTAGGCGACGTTACGCTCCAACGTCACGGAAGGCAAGGCAGATGCAGAGGCTAAAGATTAGCCCCAAACAGCCGCGGCGGCAGAATGGTTATTTGTCGTGTTGCTTGCCGTTGCGGTAACTGTTCTCGGGGTCGCCGCGGCTGCTGCTTCAGCCGAGCCCCCTGAGTAACTATTGCTTCCGCTTTGGATGGCGCCGTCAAAATCTTCTGTTACACCTACCCAAGCAGTGGTTCTCAAACTGCCGATATTGATAACATTACACGCAATGACAATATCACCAATCTCAGCATCTACGCTAACTGTTCTGGTTGTGCTCGCCGCGTCCCCGTCGGCAGCTGTATCTTTGGCTGTTGTAGATGCCAGCCCGTTCAGTCTCCACACAGCAATACCGAGAACACCGAATGAGCCAGACATGGTGACAACGATATTGCCTGAGGCATTTGCTGGGCCTGCAATCTGCCATAACTCAGCGACTGCAACAGAGTTCACTCCTCGTGTTGCTACCTGACTTGCGTTATTACCATCAACAGTTACACTGCTAACGGTTCGACCGGTGCTGCTTCGCCCCATCACACCGATGACTAGTAACTGGTGATTGGCACCATAGCCATAAGATGAAAAAGTATAGGTGGTCGATGCTGCGGCATTAACTGCGCTAACAAATGCCGCTGTTGGGTATCGAAGATTAACAGCTTGCCCGGTCAGAGAATAGGCACCTTGTCCTGCTGCTATGCTGAGTTGGCGACCCAGTGTTACGTCGATACCTGTGACAACATAGGATCCTTGACCCGCGATGAGGGGGTACTGCCGGGCAAGTCCTACAGCTTGACCACTGAGCGAGTAGGAGCCTTGCCCAACGTTTAAGAAATAACCAGCTGAGTAAAGAAGTGTTGCATCCTGCCCCGCCAAGGCATAGGAACCTTGTCCGACGGTGACGGCAAGACCTCGCAAGAAATTAGCGACTTGTCCTGTGACAACATAGCTGCCTTGATTAGCAGCATGCAAAATACTTCTGAGAAGATTTACTGTTTGACCGTTGAGCGTGTAAGTCCCTTGACCGGTCGCTATTACCAGCGCCCTGATGAAGTTAACTGCTTGCCCTGATAGAACGTAAGTATCGTTCCCAACAAGCATTCCGAAACCTTTGGTCAGATTAACATTTTGACCAGCTAACGCATAAGCACCCATAGCGACTGCAATAGGATGATTCCAGTTAAAGTTTACATTTTGCCCACTAAGAATGTATGAGCCAAGACCTGCGAGCTGTTTAAGGTCGCGTTTGAAATTAATATCTTGCCCGCTTAGCACATAGGAACCGAAATCGGTAACCCCGTTAATGCTCTTGCGAAGGTTAACCGCTTGCCCATTGAGCACGTAATTGCCGTTGGCAGCAATTAACGTTCGAGCAGCGAAAATATTAACCGCGAGTCCAGTTACACTATAAGAACCGAAATCGGCGGCCTGTCGAAGCGACTTGATAAGGTTCGCGAGCTGTCCAGATACTACATACGAACCTTGATTGGCTGAAAGACGCAGAGCTTTGAAAAGCTGAACCGCAATACCTGTTAAGGTATAGCTTCCCTGTCCGACTGCTAGATTTATACCCTTATAGAGATTTACCTGCTGACCCCCAACAGAATACGACCCCGCAGCCGCAACTAATTTGTGGCCAATGAGCAGATTTGCAACTTGCCCGCTCACAGCGTAGGTGCCAGATGCGGCAACCATGAACCATGATGCGGGCTTATTGTAGGGGTTCAGCAGATAGAACATCGATTACTCGACAGGGGTATCGACAGGCGCTTCAGCTTCGGTAGATGGATTCTCCGTGTGAAATTTCTGAACGGCTTCGGCGTCATAAGGTTTGTCGCCAGATTCACCGGTTTTGCCGCTCAGCGCGTTGGCTAGACGACCTTGCTCGACCTGGAGTTCGTAACGCTTCTGGTGAGCAATTTTCAAAAGTCCAACCAACTCTCGCTCGCGCTCGATCTTGTAGTTGGAAATCTCTTCAGCTTCAGCCTGAAGCGGTACGAGTTCTTCATCGCACGCTTTGATCTGAGCATCGAGGTCCCAGAAGCGAGAACGCATTACTTCTGGATCATACGGATTCACTTTGGTTGCCATCATGGCCTCCCTTTAGCTTTCGATAAGATGAAGTTTTGCAACCTCAGGCTTTCGCCCTTCGTCAAAACCTCGGCACCAAATCAGCACCGCGTTAGCCGCGTCACCGTGGGTTATGATGTTGAAACCCACAATCTGACCTTCTCTGATCATGCTTCCATCCGGGGCTGCTCGCCCCGTGGAACGCATATAGTACACTTTTTGCACAAGTGGATGCCATTGAAACTCGCCGTGCATATTGCGGAAGTAAAGAATCTTTTGTCCGCCGCCCGTAGGATCGGGTTTGATATGCAACGCAGCGGCAACCGCCTCTTGCGTTTTGGGTGCGCCTTGAAGAAGAGTCAGAATGTGGTGTCTCACATCAGGCAATCTGCAGTACTCCATTGGTCGCGTCAGCGTCCCAAGTGAAGGATTCGCCTGCCGCGAGAGTGATTGAGGAACCGTAGTCCCACCAAGCAATCAGCGGGTCAGCGTTAGCGCCCTGAGAGTTGGCGGTCGGCGTATCGTTATACAGATCTGTATAACGGAACGGGCCGATTGAGCCGCCAGAGGCTGTGAAGACCACGTCACCGCATACAAGCTTGTATGTACCCGACGTTTGCCCGGATGACGACTGACTCGTTTGGGTGCCACCTGCGGTGTAGCCATTGCCTGCCGAAATTTCGGTAAGATTGGACTTGATGGTGTTGGCCGAGGTAGGCGCAGTATTTGTCAGAAGCACCTTGAGAGTGTCAGACGCAAGATTGTGAATCTTCTCAGCAAGATCTTCAACGAAGATCTGGTGTTTATTATAAGTGGCCATCGAGATCTCCTAGACCGACGTTTCTTTCAGCAGAACTTTGAGGCCGATTGCACCTGAGCCTGCGCCATCGACATGGAAAGTCAACTCGTCGTCATCGCTCAGTTCATCATCGACTAACGAGTAGGGGGTAGCGGCTGTTTTTGAAGTCAGCTCACCTTGATCGATTGTTAACTTGGTCACAAAGATTGAGACACTGTTTCGCTTAATATCAACGGTGACAGCTCCTGAAGAAGAGGCCACGTTGAGACTGGCTCGAATGGTATCAATCGTAGTATCACCAAAATGTCGCATTGTAAGCTTCTTTCCGGTAGTGATTATTGTCACTTCATCGGAAAGCGCTACGTGGTTACCACCCGGCCCTTCAGGCCCTGTAACTGAAAGCGCTGCTGACCAATCACCGCTGGTGGAAGAAGCTTTAATATAAATCACTGCGGCGTCTTGACCGCCTGTGCCATCTAGCGAAGCAAAGACAAAACCTTTATCTTCATCGTCGTAAGTATCTCGATCTGTAAAATTACCAAACGCATCGGGTTGAATACCGAGCGGGCCCAACTGGCCTAACAGCTCAAGGTAACGCCGAGTCTGCGCGGTCGAGCGTGTAACGTCGCCGACGAAACGGATTTCGTAAGGGGCTGCGGAAACCGTCGCCCCGGGCCACCCTTCCCATAGGGTCGCGGTCTGCATCGCATAATCAAGAGAGGCAATGCGCTGCGGGGGAATTTCAGGCTGGTCGGGATCAGAAAACAGATCCCCCGGCATGATCGTCGGAAAGTCAACACTGCCAAGCCCCGCACCAAAAAAGTTAACGAGCGTAGCGCCAGCTGTAACTGACGCGGTACCCGTATTATAGTACGTGATCAAAGCCATTTGATATCTGTCTTCTCGAGGGAGGCCGACGCATCACGATAGCCTCTATGTTTCTGCCAGGCTACCAGAATATCACATCCACAGGGGGAGCCTAGTGGAATGAGGCCGCAAACCATCTAAGGCCAGTCGCACGAGTAGATGTTCCAGTGGAACTAGCAGTATTGGTTTCGGCTCGGACAAGTTTAGTGGTTCCATCGGTTTTTGAATTAGCACACCAGTAAGCAAGAGAAATACCTTCTGGAAAATCCATATTCTGAAATCCTTGCACGATATTAGTTAGGCCTGAAAAATCTCGATCCATAGCAAAACCAATCGCCCAACCGTCAGCTACAGTAACCAGTGAGGAGCCGACTGTGGTTCCGTAAACGGTCTGTGAGCTAATTGTTGCATCGGGAACCGTCGGAGCGACTAAGTTGTAGCCTGCCCAGAGTGCAATTGCAATGCTACTGTAACCTGAGTTACTGGTAGAAACAACTACCGTTACGCTTGTTCCTGTCGGAACAGCAGCCACCCAAATTCCCCCGTCTACTTCAGGTGCTGAGCGATTAGCTGTGACCAAAGGCGTTGCGGTTACACCTCCTATAGTGACACCTGTAATTGTAGTTGAACCTGAGCCTAAATTGTTAGTTGCACCAACTGCTGCGTAAATATATCGAGTAGGATGCTCGAGTAGAACGTCAAACACACGGCTGGTCGTAGCACCGTCTGTGTCCATTCCGAGATAGAGTATTACTTTGTTGTCAGTAACACTGTTTACAGGAGTGTTCAAAGTAGCTACAGGAATGATTCTCAAATCAAGTGAATAAACTGAGCTGTAATCGGTAGTATCAGTCAAACTACAAGCATTAGACTGCCCTCGTTGCATATCGGCACCCGTGCCGGGCGTAAAACTCGGGCCTTTAGTATCAAGCTGCGCAACAATATGCCCGTAGGCTCCTGCTGTTCCGCCGTAAGTCCATCCTGAGTTAGTTGGATCATTACCACCTCGCCAATAGGTGTAGAGCGTAGTAATCACACTTTGACGACGCTCAAGCACAATGTCTCGAGACCCGTCGCCATTATACACGGGATCTCCGCTTGCGTCGGTTCTCAAGCGAACGTCGATCTGACGGCTCAGGGGCCACAAAAACTCTAAGGGTAGAGATCCTCCTGCACATACTGTCCAATCACCGGATGAAGGCAAAACCGGGATTGTATTGCCATTGATCTGACTAGGGTTAGTAGTCCTCGTTACTTTCGCTAGTACGTATAGAGAATCGACTCCCGAAGGTACCGTTCCTAGTACGCTTTCCGCAAGCGTTCGCCCAGAATCAGGATTAGATACGCTCGGACCCCACTCTTGAGGGCCAAGCGTTAGAAAACTCATACAGCTACGGTAGAGGTCAGCGCCAATAGTGCCTCTAGCGTAAGCGTATGAGTCACCTTTCATTAAATCCGGAAAAGTAACAGTTGTCGATACAATGATTTCTTCGCCTGAAGGGGCGAGCTGAAGCGGTGCCAAGTCGCTGTCAAAAACAACAACGCTGTCCTCTAAGAACCGCATTCTATCAGGGAGAGTCTCAAATTTAACAGTCATGTGAAAGACACAGGCATGTAGTCCATATTATTCAAAACTCCCGCATATCGTCCTGTATCACCTCGAGTTCCATCAGGTCTAAGAAAACGGAAGTTGCCGTTACGTGTATCCGAAGTTCGCGTAAGGGGAAAGTTAAGCACAGGCGAATCCCCAGGTTCAGCTTTTCGTACCACGCTTTGCCCCGCTTGGATCTTTCCTTGTCCCAGAATAAGTTTTTCAGGAGCACCAGTTTTAACTTGAAATACAGGCAGAACAGGATCAGCCGCCGGATCCTTGAAGATATAAACATCGTATTGCAGAGTTACGGCAGGGAGATCAAGCTCACTAGAGATACCGATGTCCCTAATTATGATTTTAGAGGTAGTGGCAAAAGCTGACACAGTTCTAAGTTGACTGCTGCCAAATTGAACTGGAACTCCACCTGATAAAATCATTCCGTTGTAAAGAACAAAAAACAAAGGAATGTAACCTAAGCTGTGAGTATAAAGATCAAGATTGGAAGCAGTAATTCTTCCATCAGCAATCGCTGGCGAAGTGCCCGTGCTGCCGCTTCCTGCTGAAGTTGAATAACCCGTTCCAATTTGACCAGCAACTAATGCATGGTTAATGCTTATGTTTGTCGAGATAAGATTATTAGCAAGATATTGTAAGTCGCTATGAAAACGAATATACTCGAGATGGTCATACGGGTTATCAAATGGGGCCATCGGATCGCCGCTGGGAGGTTTCTCCCAAATAGCAACCGTGCCTCCCTTTGCTCTAAAGCACATAACCATCTTTAAGATTCCATGTAGATTTCGGGATTATCAAAATCGATGATAAAAGACGTCCCGTCAGCGGAGGTAATACGACCCGCCCGAGCGCCCACAAATTTAAGTTCACCGCCCTCAACCACAAAAGCCGGATGATCTGTCGTTCCATCAGTTACAATAAACTGATCAGCAGCAACAACGACACGAGTGGGATCAAGGGGATTTGCCGGCACATCGAGAAAGAACGAAGCAGACCGAATATCACCATCGTTCACCTCGGCTGTAACCGCATATCGTGCGGAGAAGCCGCTAGGCGCCGCAATGGATTGCCAGCGAACGTTAACCTGCGAAGTACTTCCGCCCATCGCTGCATAAAGCGAGCTCAGCGCTGTTGCGATAGCGCCGCCTGGCCCAAGAGCAACTTCAATGACTTCGGTGAACGATGCTTCTACGTCACCCAGCCGAACCCCGATCTCACGACTAAGAACCTCTCGCTCGGTATAATTCTCGCGATCAACTTGCTCAATTATCGTACCAAGCTGGTGAAAGCTATCAATAGCATTACGCACGCCCGCTCTGATCCAATCTAACTGCTGCGAGATCTCAGCAGCAATCGCATCGAGCTCAATATCAATGTCTTTCGCACCAAGCAGGATGTTAGGCGTCGTAACCCCCAACCACGGACCAAGCGTACCGTCGTCATCTTCATTCGACCACAGGGTAGCCCGACTAGAATAAGGCACAAAGATGCCGCGAACTTCGTAGTTAACATTAGGCGCAAGGAAGTCGCCGATGATTGGATTAGTGATCAGAGGATCAGTAATTGTAGTGTCATAAGGCACTTCCCCATCGAAGACCAGCGACGTTTGCCCTGCTACACGCACTTGCACACGGACTGCCCGTACGTCGTCAAGTTCCGCGGCGTATGATAGCAAAATGCCGGGGCGACGTGCATCCCCGTCCTCATCAAGCAGAGTATAAGGCGCAACAGACCATCCAACAATAGGCTGAGCGTTCGGCCGATTGATTGTAATAGGAACAGTCTCATACTCAATCTCGTCTGTAGGCGACCAATCATAATCAGTCGGATCGATCTCTTGCGAACCGATGATTTGGTTAGCATTCGGAGCATCGTCAATGACAGTTATTAAGAACTGTTTATCGGTATAGCCGTTTCGCGTCGAATCCCAAGCAAATGTGTCTAGGGGTTCATACTCCCACCAATCCGCTTTACCCGTGAACGAGTGCTTACGAAACCGACGCGTCTCGAGCAGCGACATTTCCATATTACGTTGAACTTGTCGAGCGAATGGCACGGCTTTGTACTGCGTATCGAAGGGCAAACGATTACCGTTATCTTCAAGCTCAAGCGCAGCGTCATAACGCGAAGGCGCCTCTTTCATGTTCCAGCCTTCATCCGGTTCTGGATAAGTAGCTGTCACACCGTTGAAAGTGTCTTCAAGCCCCGGAAACGGTTCATAAGTTTGGCTTTCGCTAATCAAGATTTCTTCATCTGTGATCGAACGAACCGGGGAGTCGGGCTCGCCGACCAATACTTTGTAGAAGCCCCCGATGACCGCAATGCGACCTTCGCAAGCCTTGAGCAGTTCACCGATAACCGCCTGAGGCTCATCGCTCACGAGAACTTCATAACCAAAACGGAAACGCTTCTCGGTGCCGCCTTCAGACAGGTCAATGGGTGCATCGCATTTATCCATCTGCGCTGCCCAATTTGCATAAGGCAGCTGCGATTGAGTTGTGTTCTGCGGCCCGTAGAACCAATCCCCGTCGTAGTACAACCCGAGCAACAGGTTGTAAACACCAACAATCGGATTGTCGCTGTATTCCCATGTTGCAGGGTCATTCAGACGATGACTACCCGATCCACCTGCGGTCGTGTCCTTACGAACGTCGTAAAGCTTGATCCCCTGAAGCTCGAAATTGAACTCAGGGAGCCCAGAGAACAGCTCGCGATTAACTCGTGCGGTCGCAATCGCGTAAGAGGTTCCCTTACCGATCATTGAAGAATCCCAAGGGCGGTCTGTGCCCGAGGTAAACTTCTCCAACAAATAATCATCGGCAACGGTCTGCGTACCGTCGTAAAATTTGATCCAAAGATAATCTTTTCCCTTCTTTTTGTACTCGATTACCGGATACCCGTAGAGCGAGTGCGGGGTCGGCCCCAGCGTCACGCGCTCGTCGTTAACAAACACCCCAGTATTGGCCGATACAGGAAGATCAGAAAGACTAATTACGATTGTATAGAAAGAATTTGGTGTCTCATCAATGGTTCCCCAGGTTCCTGCGTACTCGAATTGACCCGGAGTGGCAAAAAATCCCATAATAAAAGCTAACGGGTTATCGCCTCCCTTCTGAATAGTACCCTTAATGCCTGATTGCTGCTCTTTTTGATCTTGCGCAAAAATCAGCTGAACCACCGTAGCAGCCAGATTGAGCGCAATTCCGATAAGCAGATTGACTAAAAAAGGGGGCATCTACTTATCCTTACTTCTTATTGCTGCTGCTACCGCTGTCGCTAGTCGTCTTGGCACTCTTCTCACCCCAGAAGATTTCCCAATCGCCAGCAACTGTGCTGTATCGCCGAAAGTTATCGGTGCGAAGCTTTTGTGTTTCGTGGCTACGTTTAGCAGGATTCGTGCGCGTCAATTCTCGAGTGTGAGACGTAATGCGAAGGGTGATCGAGCCTCCCCCATTATAAGCGGGCGTCTCGATAGGTGCTCCATTAACGATCCCGAGGAATCGGCATCTAGGAGGTGCAACCGGTTGCATCGATTCTGGATCTAGGTACATGCGATGAATTTGTGCTTGTACGTTTCGAATGTTATTCGAACGAACCATTGCCTGCGCTTGGGAATGAATTTGTGACAAGATGACTTGAACAGTCGGGATGTCAATGTTCATCTGCAAAGGAACAGGATCAATTGAGATCAGAGGTCCACTGTCGCCGTAAAAGGTTCTACTGACTTCGGTCTGGGTCCGACCGTCGATGATATTTACGGTAATATCTTCTCCAAAATCGGTAAAGCCAAAACGAACAACATCCCCGCCAGGATCAATCGCATCGACCAAAACAGTGTTGCGAATAATGATCTTTCCCGGATCACGGATCGCAGTCTGCGTGTCAACGTCAAGAACGCGAACCATTTAACCCGCCTGTAGAGTTTGCCGAACTGAGAAGGTAATCTGCTCTTTATTGTAACGAACTTGCTTTTTGTCGAGCGTTCCGGGCATCAGCTTAACTTTAGCAGCTGGACGTGCAAATGAGACAACATCGTCAACAATCGCACTTGCTGAAATATGAGGGCGAAACTCGAGCGATCCCGTCGTTCCAAGCGCGCTGACAGTTGCGCCCTCACGCAAGCGGAATAGCCCCCTGCGCGCACCCCCGCCGCCGTATTCGACATGAAACATGTCGCCCGGGCTCAACACATAGCCAATGGGCAGGCCCTTGAACGAGATTTGCTTTTTGTTCGCGTTAATTGCACCAATTTGAGGCGTCGAACTGCCATAAAGAGTGCCACCTGGATCCATTGCAGGCCACCAACCAAGCGGATTTGCAAGGTAGAATGTCTCAAGTGCACCATCCAATGCCTCGAGTTGAGCCATGAGAGCGCGAGCTTCCGTCACCAGTTGCGGTTTAAGAGTAACGACACCTGTCCACAGGGGGCGAGCCAGATCAGCGGCTAGCGTTTCACCGTTGCCGGAAATCGAAATCTCTTGAAACTGCTCAAGAGTCCAATCAACGTTGAGAATAGGCAGAAGTTGACCGAGGTTGGCAAAAGGTACCGGGTAGGTGAGCAGTGCCATTTTAACCCCTTGCCAATGGATCCTTATTGATCTGACCCACTCGTTTAGGAAGTGAGAACCGATCATAATGATCGAGAGCTTGTCGAATTTCTTCCGCGACGCCTCGTTGTGCGCCTCGAGCGTCGATATGAAATACATTGCTTCCAGAACCAGAAGCACCCCCGGAACCCCCCTTCGGGAGTTTCGGGATAATCATACCATCCATACCCGGCGCAAAATATTCACTATTCGGTGTGTTTTCGTTCACCTTATAGATCTTTCCAGCTTGTACGTCGCCGCCCTGCGCACGACCACCGCCGAAAATGTTCTTTATGATGTCTTGAAACTGGCCTGTTCCGCTACCAAATGCTTGGTTAAGAAAGAAATTACCCACCTGCGAAAGCACATTAGAGGCGATATCGCCGAATTCCTGGAGAGAAATCTTGCCGTCATCGAGCGCGCTAATGATCCCCTGTACCGCCGATTGACCAGCGGAACCCAAGGACTCATAAAGCCCCTGAAGATACTGAACTGCTTCTTGCTCAGCGTAATTAGCACGAGTGAGTTCTTCAATACGCGCCACTTGATCAGCAGTCGCCGTCGCACCCGCCTTACGAATGTTAGCGAGTACCTGTTGATCGACCGTGTTGAGACGCATCGCTGCGCCCTCAGCTTCAAGGTCTGCAATCTGCTCTTTGATATTATTCTGAGCGGTTTCGAATGCTTTTTCTTCCGCGCTCTTTCCGCTGTTACTTGTCTTGTAGAGGTCATCAAAGATGCTGATCGGCTTGGGCTCAAGACTCTTATAATCGGCATCACGAAATAGCTTCTCGTTCGAGCTAAGCGATTTAGCAGGAACAACGGGCACAACGATGGGTTTGGCGTTCGGATCAGTAGGCACCGTCGAAATATCAGGAACGGGAAGACCTGTATCTGACTCTATATACCGAACTTTAATTCCGATAGGCTTCTGCCCCGAGAAACCCGCCATCAAATCGTCCCAAGCCTGCTGCGCGCCGCTGAAGTCGATTGGATCAAAAAATGCAGTTTCGCCAGGATTAATTGTGCTCGGTTTACCTTTTAGGAATTCATCGGTCTGCTTTGCTCCCGCAGCCAAGCGAGCATAGAAATTATCCATCTCACCTTTGCTATCAGCAAAAGCTTTACCTACCTTCTGAATAAATCCAGCAAGCCCGTCCATTGCAGTACCAAGACCGATGCTCAATCCTGTGGCAGTGTCGAATTGACCAGCGGCAACGATCATCACGTTTTTGAGACGTTCGAACCCCTGCCCAATTGTAATTTGTGCGTTGCCGACCTTTTCCTGGATGTCGCCAGCCCCGATAGCAAAGCCGTCAAAAAACGCCTTAGACGAAATCTTGCCTTCAAGCACAAGGTTACGCAAGGTGGCGACGCTTCCGCCCGCTTCCTTGATGCCCTTGGCTGCCGCCTGAAGCACAGGGAGCAAACCTTCGTTGACCGAGTTGAATTCTTCCGCTCGCACCGTACCAGTCGAAAGCGCCTGGCTGAGCTGCAAGAGCGCGCCTTGCGACTCTTCGGCACTTCGACCCGTCACGCGGAGAGCCGCGGCAACGTTGTCGGTGAACTTGAGCAAATCCTCGCTCGAGGCGCCTAGCGCACTTTGCACCTGCGAGACTCGACCATACAACGTAGCGAGAGCTTCGAACGGGGCGCCGTTCTTCTGTGCGCTTGCAAAGAGGCGGTCATAGACCTGCGTAAGCTGGGTGCCCTGAAGACCCGCGATCTTGAGCGCGTTAGTGATACGGATGTTGGCATCGATGAACTGCTTAGCAGCATTCGCCGCGTAGCCGGTCGCAAAGAACGCAAAAGCTTTTTGCAAGCCTGCGCCGACGTTCGTGCCCATTTGGCTGACACGCTTCTCAATACGCCGCATTGAGGTGTTCGTCTGCCCGTTAGCACGGGCGAGTGCACGCTCGTATTTGACGGTAGAAGCCTCAAGTGAGACGATCAGACGTTCCAGCTCAGTAGTGCCAGCCATTTAATCGCCTCAGTCGAGTGTGAAAGTTACTTCCTTATCAACCACGGGGCCGTTCTCGTCCCAGAGGTAAACAAGGGTTTTGTATAGGGGTTTGCTTTCTGCGTCTGCATCAAGCCAATCTGACAACTCGCCAAGCTCGGCTTCAGTGAGTTGTTCTTTCCCCTTAGGCGTATTCTGCTCGATGTACGCGTAGAGTACCGAATAGTACTGCCACATGCTCATCTTGTTAACTTGCTGTGGGGTGAACCCCATTGCGACACCGCCGGCATAAATCGGAGCTATCCGAATCTTACCGTTGGGGAGAGGTTCTACTCGCTCTCCGGATTCGGTGCCGCTTCGCCTTCCCCCGGTTTTTCGTCTGGAGCCCCCTGTACTGCGATGCCGAGAATGCCACGAGCGAACGGAACATTCTCGAGAGGAGGACGACTATGCACGTAAGTTTTCACCAACCTGAATGCTTCGGTAGGTTCAATTCCACCACCGATAAGGCTGAGACGAATGACATTCGAGATATCTTCCATCAGCCAAGTGTTGGTGCTTAAACGCCGAAGAATTTCGAAAGGTCCGGCATTGCATTCTTCTTGCAGGGTGATCAGTTCGCCCCATGCTAGGCGGAAGGTGTAGGTCCCATCCGCCCAGTCAATTGTAAGTTGCGCATCGCGCGACATGAAAGAACCTCAGATTATGTCGCGACCGTACGGACCATTTCACCGTCGGACTGCATCGAGATTGTAGCCGTCGAGCGACGACCGTTGGGCGAAACGCCTTCCATGGTCTCGACATGCATCTTGCCGGTCCAGGTAATCGTCTTGGCGGGGAATTCCATTTCGATCTTGACGTTGACGGAATCAATCGATTCCCAAGCGTCGAGCCAGGTTTCGATGGACTGTTCGGCGAGAACACCTTCACCCGAAACACTCATGGCGAGCGAGGTAGCATCGCGACCGAGCCAATCGACCTTGTCCGGATCATCACAATCCGGAACCTGAACGTCTTCCAAGCCCTTGGTGAAAGTCACCGTCTTGGAAGTGAAGCCGCAGGGGGTCGCGTAAACAGTAGGAACAGCGGTCTCGAGTTTGACCCGAACTTTGCCGCCCTTAATGGTAGTTGCCTGTGTCATAACAGTCTCCGTATTGCCTTACGGCGTTTCAACAGTCGCAGTGAACATGACAACTCCATGTCCGATTGCTGGATTTGGATCATCTACAATACGCGTCATTTCCCACTCGAGCGACACCAGCGCATTATTTATAAGCGCCAATTCGGAATTGTGCAACGTCCGTTTAACAACCTTGCAGAGCTTACGACAAAGAACTGTCGCGAAAGCTTCCTCATCGCCATTCGTCCAAACATCCCATTGCACAGTGATTTCTTCTCCGTCCATGCAATCGTAATCCGCAGGAATAGAAGTACTTGGGCCAAGCGAGATGTAAGGGTGTGTTACAGTAGGCGCCAATGATCCGTCTGTCTGGGTGGGAACGCGGTCGTAGATTTTCGCTACGCCCAAATTTTGCAGCGGTACAGAGGCCCGTAAAAGAGTCATCATCGCAGCAATGAGCTCAATGCTAGCGTCTTCATTGGTGATTGTCGCATTACCCATTAAAGACTCCCTGCTGCAACTCGTTTAGCAGCTTTATTGATCGCCCGAGTAAGGTTACCTTTTGCCTTCTTGCGATTTGCCCGCCAAGACGGATAGAAGAAAGGCTGCGGACGAGTCCCGGGGTGTTTAGTCCCCGCGAACCAACCTCCGTTAATGTGAGGGGCCGTACCAAACTCAACCCATCGCGCGTAGAATGCTTTATCATCACCAGCAAAAATCGTAATGCGAAAGTTACCGCGCTTGTTACCGGCTTTGATCGATCCGAGCACCATTCGCGTACCTGGAGGCGCATCCCCCCAAACCCAACCGATAGAATTATAAAGCTCCATATCTTCAGTTGGAACAAGATTGCGAGCCATGCTGACAACTTGATCTGCAAGTTTTTCCATAATAGGCTTAATCGCGGCCTCTACCTTGAGCGGGAGAGTCCGGAGCTTTCGATTTAGTCGATCAAGCCCAATAATGCTTGCCATCTTAAGTCGGCGGTCCTATTGTTGCGATGAACTCTAGCCATTGCCGCTTACCATCTGGATCAGTCGGTAGAGAGATCACATTAAGAAAGCGATTACCGCGACTCGGATCTTCTTTCATTGCCCAAGCGTTAGTGACTTTCACCGCTTCTTCTGACCAGCGCATCGTCACAATATAGGGTTGCACACCTTTGAGGTTGTCAGCGATGACAGATTCAGTCCCGGTACGTGGCGTAAGGTTGACACGAGCAGAAAAGACCTTGACGAACGCCTGAGTGGGCATACCTGTGTTGCCCCAGCCGTCGGTGCCCGAACCCCGCGTCATGAAGTCAAAATCGTCTCGCAGTGCTCCCGCATATCGAGTAGCTTTAGGCATTCTTTTTCACCTTACTCGCGATCCTGGCTGCAACGCCTGCGTTGGGAATAACTTCTTGCGTAGGAACAGCAACCCCTTTAGCGATTGCTTTTTCAGCACACTCGAGACGAACCACAGCGACCTGACCCGCTAAATAGGCAATCGTTATGCTCGGCTTCGGCAGATAGTCGAAGTCTTTGATAAACCTAACTCGGCGAGAGGTCCGTTCCATCAGGCAAGAGTCGGATCACGCAGACGCCAAAGAAGCGAAGCAATCGGGTTTGCAATGTTCGCCGGAATCGTGTTAGATAACCCGCTGAGCCAAGCGGCAGAAGACCCATCAGGGCTATCGTCCAGAAGAGCGCGTACCGTAAGGATAACCGCTGAGGTAACTCTAGGCGGAACTGGATTGTCTTCATCTTCAATATCCCAATCCGCTTTTGCAGCAACTGTAACAAAATCAAGCACGATATCTTCAGCCTGCTCGATCTTCATTACAATATCGTCATAGCGATCCCCCGTCGCAGTCTGAAGGTTCAGACCGAGACGGAGCGCCATGTTCACTTGTGCGACAGTAACGAGTGCCATTTTACCCTTCCAGCTTCACAGAGGACGCCGGACCCTTCGGTTCGACAGGACGATCCTTGCCGTCACGACCCTTCTTCACAGCCAGGCGCCATTCATCGCCAGTGCCCGGCTTTTCAGATGTATGCTTCTGAGCAATCCAGAACGACCCACCAAAAGTGACACCATCCGACTTGAGATACGAAGTGCCGTCCTTATAGACGCCCTTGTCGCTCAGCATCGGCACAAAGAATTTCCATTCCTTGAGGTTATCGCCCTTGCCTGCGTAAATCACGAGTTCCTTCTTGTCGTCGTCAAACTCAACGCTCATGTCATCGAATCCAACGCCGTCAAGCCCGTCCTTCGGCCGAGGGATGGAATCGACGTGTTGCTTGATTGTCGCAGCAACAATGCCCATATCGACGTCTTGCCCATCGCGCCCGATAACAGGCCCGAGCTGCTTCGCCTCGCCGTTCGTGAGAGTGACAACCAATTCACCGGCACGGTCGATAAGGGCACTCGCGAGACCGATACCGTCACGACCATCCTTCGGAACAGGGATCTCGGCAACAGCTTTCGAAACCAGTTCAGTAAGAACAGGCGTGACCTCTTCGACGGTGATGCTCTTACCATCCTGTGGACGCGGGATGAGTGCAATTTCCTTGCGGATAGTCTCATCCACGACACCCATGTCAACGTCTTTGCCGTCCTGACCTTTGACAACACCAAGGTCAACCAGCTTGCCGTCACTATACCAAAGGTTAAGACGCCCATTCTCGTGGAGCTTAACGTCGGTTATCCCAATCCCGTCCTTACCGTTGACAGGCGGAGGCAGCGCCTCAAAACCCTTGAGAACATGCTCAGCGATAATCGCCTGAACTTCGTTGAGGTCAACGTTCTGACCGTCAGCGCCCTTAACCTTTCCAGCAACGACCTGCTCTTCCGTATCAAGAACCACGACTAAATCGCCGTGCTCGTCAACTTCGATTGTCTTGATACCCACACCTGGTTTGCCGTCAACAGGTTTCGGCAACTCGCTAACCTGAAGAGCAACCTCTTCAAAAACGATCTGCTTCAACAACGTCTGATCGATAACAGCGTCCTTACCGGCAGGCGCAGGCGGGATGGCTGCAACGACTTCTTCGATGGCGCTCTTGATCTGCGCATTGAGTTCAGCAAGATCGACTTCGTCAGCCTTGATTTTGCCGAGGTTCGTATGCCCGCCGTCGCCAATCTCGAGCCAAAGCTCGCCCAGATCCGAGATGTGGACGCTCTTGATGCTCACCGGCTCAGGAATCTGGATCGAGGCCATCTTTTCATCGATGTACAAAGCAGCCTTACTGATGATCTGATCAACGTCGACTTCAGAAGCATCCTTACCGTTGACGCCATCTGTGCCATCTTTACCGACAACAAACCCAAGGCTCTTGAATTCGTCTTCGCCAGTCATCCTGACTTGAAGCTGACCATTTATAGCAAGCCGAGCTTCTTCGATGCCCTTGGGTACCGGGATAGCAGCAACCATCGCATCGAGCTCAGTGGAAATCCACTTGCCCAATTCGACGCGGTCAACATCCTTGCCGTCTGTACCAACAACCTTGCCCAGATCGTAGTTCTTGCCGTCACTCATCGTGAGCGAGAGCTTCCCCTCGATCATACGGATATCCGTGATCGAAACAGGAACCGGCAACTCACCGACGGCGCGGTGCACTTCGTCCGAGATCTTGCCAACGGCCCAGTCGATATCGAAGTCGAGACCCTTCTCGCCATCCTTACCGTTCTGGCCATCTTTGCCATCACGCCCGTCCTTACCGATAACCTCGCCCAGATCGTGAAACAAATCAGAATCACTCAGCTTGACAAGCAGGTGGCCCTCATCCGAAAGAACGATCTTATCGATGCCGCGACCATCCTTCCCACTGATCGCTTCCACAGGAAGCGTGGAGACCTGAGATTCCAGAGCGTCAATGCGCTTAGCGACTTCGCCATCAACCCCGACAATTGCAGAGTTGAGATCTTCATTGATCTGTGCAAGCGTCTCGCTTAGCGTGGAAACGCTTTCAGCAAAGCCTGCTGAAACTTCTTGTAGCGAGGACGAAACTTCAAGCAGAGCTTTCGAATGTTGCGTATTCTGTTCCGCAAGCTCTTCGTGCACCGTGCCGACGGCTTTGTCGATCATGTCAACGAACGCCGAACGCTCGAGCGTCACTGCGGCAATGCGCTGGTCCACCCCGGCCAGCGCGTCATTGATCGCCTTCGGCAGGACTGAGGCAACCGCATCGCCGATCAGGGTTTTGTAATCGATCTTCGCCAAATCAGAAATCTGCGTCTCAAGACCATCGATCCGCTTTACCAGCGGTTCAGTCTGATCCTTGAGAAAACGCTTGACTTCGGCTACGACTTCCTTGCCAAACGCGGCACCGTCGAAGTCCGTCATTATCGGAATCCCTTCATAATCTCAATCAGAGCCTTGCTTGCCTGATCTGCGGTATTGTCATTGGCGGGCGGCGCATCAGCAGCCGGTACAGGGGTATCGGTCGCGGCAGGTTTATCGGTCGTGCCGGTCTTGAAAGGGTCAGCTTGAGCGTCACGCTTCGCAAGCGCATCCAGGCTATAGTCCTGTTGCTGACGAAGCACAACATCGCCGCCGCTTTTCGGAGGAAGGTTAAGACGCTTGCGACCTTCATTCGGCGTGAGGTAGTTTCGGCCTTTGTCGAGAACGTCCATTTGCGTAGCCCCATCCATGCGGAGGAGGTTTTCGATATCGAGTTGCGTGCCGAGCGTGTAGCCTGTATTCAAACCTTCATCCAAGCACATTTCGATAGCCTCGATTAGCACTTGCAGACACTGCGAATAGTATTCAAGGTTCAGAGCCTGCATGTTGTTATTGGCAGGCACAACCCCGACACCGATCTTGTACGGTGGAACGTGATACGTTGAACAAACGACTTCGGAGGTATACTTCAGCTGCTCAATGAGCTGGGAGTCGACCGCCTTCTGATACATCTGCTCGAATTTGAGGCCGTCGCCGAGCACTGCGATCTTGCCGCGGTTACGACCCGAATAATTCTCTTCCCAATACGCCTTGAGGCGATCAGCCGTTGTCTGATCGATAGCGCCAGGTGCAACGAGTACGCCACCTGGCTGCGAACCATTCGAGAAGAAGTGCGTGGAATTGTTCTGGATCGACAAACCACCCATCGCAGCGAGCCCGCTTGCGAAAATGGGGGATAGCCCGACCAGCGGATGAAAGAAGCAATTAAAACGGTCGTGAATGATCTCGCTTGCAGGTACGATAATCGTCGCCTGCTCGATGCCACTCAGGTGATCGGTATTGAGTTGATAGAAAACGTCGCCTGTCGTAGCAACTAAAACTGTCACTCTGGTAGGATCGAGAATGTAAAGCTTGGTAACGACGTTTCGATTATCGCGCTGCTTCAGAATGTACGTATTGCCCATTTGCAGCTTGGACAACACCCAGTTCTCGAGGAACTGCATACGATTCTGGAAATGGTTCGGCTTGCGAAGAACCGGGTCATAAGCGGAATTGGACGTTTCGATCCAGAGTCCATTCTCATCCAACTTCACTAACTTGATAGCAAGCTTCGAAATGTCGGAGGCGATCAGGGTACGGCATGCAAAATCCGCGCTAAAGCTAAGCACACTTTCGTACTTAACTTCAACGTTCTGCTGCCATGCGCCGGCAAAGGATTCTCGGACGATATTGAGCCAGCCTCGACTGTCGTTAACAGTTGAAACTGCCCCTGAGCCGCGGCCTGCCGCTTTCGTAACGTTCCGGACAAAAGACCGGAAGCTACCGACTATGCCTTGCTGAGCCATCGAGCTTAGTCCTTTTCAGGAATTGTGCTAACCACCCCAAGCTCCATACCGGGCTCAAGAATGAGGATAGGCCCTGTTTCACCGTGCGTAAATTTGCTCCAGATTTCCTGAAACTTTTCAACTGCTTCACGGGTAAGCGGACGAGAAACTTTTAGGACGAACTTGTCGCCCTTTTTGATCTGGAGGCGCTGCATGTCACCAACGAACCGGATATCAGACACTGTCGTTTTCCCTCTCGGTTCGTCCGCAGAAGACTGTTTCGCGGTAACCATGCAAATAAGCCAGGCGTTCCGCGTGACGATCATCCCTTGCGACCGCCAAAACGTCAACCGGCCAATGTGCTGCGGCCTCCGGGGAAGCAATAACAGCATCGAAATCAGAATTCAAGGTAGCTTCCTCAGCTTCCTCCCAGACATTCTGAGCGTGACCTAGCAAAAGCGCCCGTCCGCGCGGGGATCGCGCGTAGTGTTTGGATATCCAACTTGGCTCGTCATCCTCAATAAGTTCCCAAGGCTTGATGCTACCTGGAAAAAACAGAATTCGGGTGCCGGGTAGCGAGCCCCGACGGTATCCTTGCCAAAAGTGGACACCGTGCTCAGGACCCCAAGTCTGCTCTTTCGGACCGAGGCAATACGCAATCCAAGCTTGATCGGAACCCAGATGCAATTTGCCAGCTTTTGTTGCGGCCTCGAGTGTTATCGTATCGTAGACTTTAGTTCGGGCACCTGCTCGGATATACATCATCGAACCATTATAGGCTCGATCAGATGTCGTACCTCGGAAGATGGCAAAGTCTTTCACGTCCTCGAAAAGAGGATCTAGGGGGCCGCCTATGACGCAATCCAAATCCATGCACACAATTTCATCGCCGAAAATCTGTCCTGCGTTCGGACCGAACATAGCAATCCGACGTAAGCATTGAGGGCGAGCCTCGCCCCAGCTCGGAATGCGCCAATTTTCAAAGTCGCCTGGAGGTTTAATAATCTCGATTGACGGATCGATACCTTCCGGCGTCGCCGTCACGCAAGCGATCCGGTGAGGCCAAGATAAGTTACGCCGAACCATGTCTGCCCACACATTGACGTTAAAAGCAGAATAGGACGATCTGCCTTCAGGCTGTTGCCAAAACCAACTGAGAACCGTTAGCATTCTACAAGACCTGAGTCCAAGGGAAATCGAGCGTCTTTATCCGATTGCGTTCACCCCGAGCAATCTTTTCTGCCCAGATGCGTTCTCGAGCGCCAATCATGCGACCCTCCTTACGTTGCACGTCACGCGTTGAAGCATCGGCAACAATGTTCGACCAATAACGCACAAGTGATACCTTTGGAAGCATTTTGATGCCAGCACGATCTTGCACGCGCTGACGAAATAAGCTATCCGTTCCGTAGAGCCCGCAAAAATCCTCGTCATACCCACCGATGTGCCAATAGGTTCCTCGCGTGAGAATGAAACTGTTTGGATGTGGCTTTAGCTGCCCGTTCTTCATGGTCGGTAAACCAGTATCAGCTTCGACTCTGTGCGGCATATATACAGTTGTCTTATGCAGGTCATCAAGAGATCGAAATAACGCTTCCAGCGACAATTCAGGAAAGACATGATCCATGTCAGTCATTAGCATCCAACCGTCCTCAGCTACATGCGCGCCGAGATTGCGCGCTGCGTGCTGGTGCCAAGGACGATCCTCGAGAACACGATAGATGGAAAGATCCGGAAGCTTTGCAGGACGAGGAACATTAATCGCTGCTTCATCGAGATCGGGCGTACCATCGTCGACCAGGATAATCGCAACACGATCTCTTAACCGCTTAGGCCATTTCGACCAAGTTTGATACTGTAAAGACAGCATATTAGGATTGCGATAGTACGGCATTACCAAAGTTAGATCGAACACGGAACAACTTCCTGAGTTTCAGTGCACCAAACAGGGATACCCGCTTCTCGAGCAATGATAGTTGCTTGCTTAAGACTGGATTCGATGTAAAATTCAAGGCCCAATCGCCTAACCTGCTCGGCTTTCCACATTCCCCGGCCGCCCGCTGCCATACGTTCGGCCTTCGTCGCATACGGCATCATCGTGAGACTGTCGAATTGGATGCCATACCTGCGAAGTTGGGCAACAGTGGGATCACGATAGGCCTCGAGACGCCCGGTAATCACATGACCGATGGGGCGAACGGGGAAGTGCAAACCAGGAGCAGTTCGCATAAACTCGAGATAACGAGCGCCGTCGTCATTTTCCTCTCGAGTGGGATCAGGACAGAACACGCCGTCAAAATCAAAACCCCAGCGTGACAGGCGGATGTGTTTCCAGAGGTTCCACGCAAACACGCGCGGGCCCGGACACTCCTCAAAAACAATGTCTACCACTTTCTTGAACTCTTCTCGGTAGGGACCGTAAACAACCAGCTTGGTTATTTTGAGAGGGAGATGCCGAAGCTGCTCAAGAGCCTGACCCATCGCGCCGCCTTTGTTGGCGGTATCGTCAACAAGAAGAACTCGGCTGAACGCAGAACGCTCAACAGGATTGAACGTTCGCCCAGATCGCCCAGAGATAACACCCTGAGCGAACCCGTTCAAATCAGCAAGAGGCAGTTGAAGCTGAGTGGCGATAATGCTCGCCGGGATCATGCCTGAGCGAGGAATGCCAACTACAACGTCAAAAGAGTTCCGAGGTATCCGGTGCAGGTTTTGATTGATCGCCCGAACCAGATCACTCGTACTTTTGACATTTAGCACTTTTGCCCTCGGAAGCCCATGTTGATCGAAGAATGCTTCTTCAAGCCTTTCGGCTCGCCAGCATCTTCGATGTTTACAAGGCCTGCTCGTTCAAAGCACTGCCGCATGTAACGCGGCGTCAGAATTGCGCGGTGCTTCCAGCTTTCGCCGGCATCGCCTCGTTTGGCATAGTTCAGGATTCGACCCTGAGCAGCAAGAAAGGGATCATCCCGATGAAGCTCACGCTTCCAGGCGCCGGGTTCACGTGAACACTGCCCGGTTTCTTCCCACTCAAGCATTGCCTGCAACATGGGAACGGCATTGACCGTATGAACTTCAAGAAAGCCGCCCTTTGCGACTACTCGAGCCCACTCAGCAATGGTCGCCTCAATTTCAAACCACTCGAGATGCTCGATGCAATGCGCGGAATAGACGAAGTCGTATTCACCCCGTGCAAAAGGAAGCTTCCGCGCATCACTTACAAAGTCAGTGTAAGGACCCGGAACGAGATTGACTGTTTCAAAGCCCGGCAACCTTTCGGCGCCGGGCCCAATTTCCAACATTCTCATCTTGTTGCTTACGCCTTCGACTTTTCGAAGTCAGCCATCTTTTCCTTGATCGTCGGAATGTCCCAGCCGGCATAAGCGCGGCGACCGACGAGATCGTGATAAGCCTGGCGCACCGTCTGGATGTCTTCCTCGGCAGCGAGAGCAGCTGGAGTCTCGTCCACAGGGGGGACCGGAGCCGGGGTCACCTTCGCAGCCTCAGGCGGATCGACAACCTTGCCCGTGCTGTCAACGATGGGCTTTTCGTCGTCATTGCCATCACCGCCGCCGTCGGAATCGCCTGAGCCCGCGCCTTCGCTGGTCCCCGTGTCGTTTCCTTCGTCGTCGTCGGTCGATGCAGGGGCCGCGGCGAGAATCATCGCGTCGAGCGTGGATTGCAGGCGCACTTCGCGATCATTCGTGCCGAGCGAGTTCCACTCGTCAACAGTCATGCCGGACTCTTTGTGAGCCGTGGCAACGATCTTGCCGAGCGAGACGTTCTCATCGCCGATCTGGTAGTAGGCGTTGAGCAGGCTGGAGCCGAGCAGCATCTCTTGATGTTTGACGCGCTCGGCCAGGCGCTCCGGGATCTGGCCAACTGCACCCTCCGAACGACCTTCGGACGCGCGACCGAGTGCGATCAGGAGTTTGCCATCGCGACGGCTGGCTTCGAAAGAATCACCTGCGAGCAGACGACGGGTCGAATACCGCATGTCCTTCGTTGCCGTCAGAAGCATTTTATTTGACATTTTAGATCCTTAAGGTTGAATTGCATGTATCATGAGCGGCTTTTGACAAAAAATCAACCGAGCGATTTAAAACTCAATTCCAAGCGGAATACCCATTAGGTACCGAATAACTGAATTGGCTGACCTCTGTACGAATACGTACTGAGAAAGTTGACCCACCTTGTGCTGCTAAGAACAGCGATCCTGTTGGAACATCATACAAGGTACCATTAAAGCTACCATTTCGGCCAAATTCAACTTTGCGAGCGTCTGCATCATACTTGATGCACAAAACTTGACCACTTGTCATTACGCCCGGGTTAGTCCCCGATTGCAGTGAACCGCCGCGGTAAACTCCTCCCGCTGGATCATATCCTACCCCGTTGTTATTTCCACCTATCCAACCTGCATACGATCCTGAAGAGTTTACCAACCCTATACCCGCTCCGCTAAATACAGTTACGCCTTCAATTTCAGCGTAGTATTTACCAGTCAACCTTGACGAGGTGCTTCGTGTTCCACCTGAGCTACCGGAAGAAATTAAACGACGATTACTTTCTGAAAGAGCTCCTGCGGCACCTAGATTAGCAGGGTCCCACGTCGTCAGAGGTGCTGCAGTAACTGCAGCACTAAACGCTTGACTCCCGGCTGAACCATCATCTCCTGTTACAGATATTGTAAAATTGGCTGTTCCAGAACTGCTGGTAGTTCCGCTTACTTCGCCGGTAGTTGTGTTGATTGACCAGCCTGTTGGAAGGCCTGTCGCCGAAAAAGCAAGAGTTCCTTGCCCATTCTTAACTGTTGGAGTAAATGAATAAGCTACCCCTGTCGTACCAGCGGGGGGCGTTCCTGATAAAGTAATCAAACGCACAAATGAATATTGCGAGTCGTGAACTATCATTCCTTTGCTGACATCCCCAACAAAGGAAAATGCCGAACCGTTACCCGTTCGAAGTTGTACAAAAAGTTGGGTGATGCCTGCATTCTTACGAAAGCGGACTAACAGACGATAAACGTTATTTGTAAGTCTTATGATCTGACGATCGAGTATTGTAAGATCTGTACCTATGTCACTTTCAATTGTATCTTGGATAGCGGTGAGATTTGTGGTGCTAAAATCGCTGCGCTTCTGATCAGAAAAGCTAGAATTAGTTATCCAAATCTGGAAATCAGTTCTGCCGACACCCTCTACGTCAAAAGCCATCCACCCTTCAGCTTCACGGGTTGGAATTACGTTATTTCCTGCCGCAATGAACCGACCGTGTGCCGAGTTAGCTGTTGTTTCTAATAGTCGTCTAGCTGTACTTCCGCCATAAGCATCCGGTTGGCTAGAAGTAGGCGTCATTGCTTGATCTTCAAAGGTCACACCAAATTGGTCTGTGCCCAGATATGAAAGATCTTCTGTAACTTGTGTGCCGGTAAAAGTAATATTGATATCGTCTATAGTCCAATTACCAGAATGTTGCACAGTAGCAGCAGCATGAGGCTCAATACCGAACAAAGGATAGTTTCCGCTAAGCCATTCGGATCCTGAAATACGTCCGAGATAGACAAGCCAATCAAACAGAGCTTTCATATCAAACGTACCAGACATTACATCTGACGGAGGCGCTAGTGTAAAGAATCTACCGTTTAAGCGAACATTATAACTAACGCCACCGTTGCTGTGCGTTCCAATGAGTGTTCCACCGTTGTGAAACGCTTGTCCTTCTGTTCCGTAATGGTTTATCTGACCCAGCTCAAACCACGCGGCGTTCGTTATGCTACCGCCCTGTGAGGTGGTCCAATCAATTGATGATAATCCGCTCCTGCCGATCCAAATTTCATTAAGCTGATTGAAGGCGCCACTACCCTCAAAGCTCCAGTCAAAAGTCCAACTGAAAGACGTAATGTTCTTAACTTGAATAGCAGGTCCGCCCAGCCAGTCAACGTGGTTATATCCTAGAACATTTGGAGACGCAACTGAACCATACCACGAATTATAAGTTTGGTCTGGAAATAACCCGGGACGAACAAGCCATTCAGTGCCAAAATCAGTGCCCTCAACACCTGTTGCATTAAATAGATACGCGTACAAAGCCCAATCACCCGATAGAGGGTACGGATAATTAGTCTGATGGCCTACAACGATCACCCCCACGTCTTTATGAATAGAAGTGACAGCCAGCATGTCCTGCCGAACTAATTCGTAGTTCAGAACGTCATAGCTGATTAGATCGCCGAGAATGCGGTTAGGCAGCACGGAAAGCACCCACATTGCTATTGGCACGAGGAAGACGACGAAGCAAATAAACGCCTGGAACCGAAAGTACAGCGACCGGTTTAGCTGCGCTTAATTTGCCGCATTGCCAATACTGCGAGTTTGCATCTTTGAGGAGAACGAGAACTTCTGCGCCAGCTGGGATAGCGCTAGCATCATCCGAAGTGTTTAGACCAACCGCAACCGGAATACCTGCGGTGACCGTGATCTCATTCGAATCTGCGGCAGTGTCGTCAACTGGAATGATTTGCGAAGCGGCCATTTGAGTCCCCGGTTAAAAGATCGTTATTAGAAAAATGGGCGGGGGACTCGAAAGTCTCCCCGCCCACTCGCTTCCGACTGCCCGTCGAAACTTACGAAGCAGGAACCGCGCCACCCCAGGTCACGCCAGTCAGGTAGGCCGCAGCCGACGCCCGACGACGCATCCAGTTGATGGTCCGCTCAGCACGCAGACCAACCAGGTTGTTCTGCCAGAGCGACACGAGCGCCACACCGGTACCCGCGAGCGAGTCCTGAGTGAGGGACGAGTCCTTCATCTCGAGCGAAGCTTCGCGCGACATGTCGACCGAGATGCCGCCTTCGTCCGCCTCGTAGATGTCCGAAGCATTAACCAGCGCCACGACGGTGCCGGCGTACTGCGAGACGATCACCGGGAGACCTTCGAAGGTACCGCCCATCATCGTGATGCCCGGGAACTCACGCTGGCCGAGCGGGTTGAGGATGAGCGAGAGCGCCAGAGCGTTCGTGCTCGACATGATCCACACGCCGGATTCCGGCGGGTTGTTCGCGTCGATGAACTTCTGGAACACAGCGCGCACCGCCAGACGAACGTCGTCCGCATCGGTATACGTCGGAGCCACGATGGCCGAGGCGCCGTTGAGCACTGAAGCCGGCTTCACGCCCGACGAACCTGCGTTCGTCGGATCGATGAACGCCAGATCCTGCGTCTCGACCAGAGCATCACGGAGAGCATCACGGACGATGGCTTCCGAACTCGGATTCGAGCTGCGGATGTTCTCTTCCGTGAGGACAGCGATGTTGGCGACCTTCAGGGGCTCGATGGTCGTGCGGCTGAAGTTGAACGCAGTCAGCGGCTTCGGCTTGCCTTCACCGACCCAGTAGCCCGAACCACCCCCAGTCTGGGAGATGAGGGGCTCACGGAACGGCACCTGGCGAAGCGACGGGATGCCACCCTGACCGAACTTGCCGAGGATCGTTGCCGGACGAAGGAAAGCAACGAAGTCAGCGAACGCCGAAGTCTCTTCACCGACGAGTGCCGAAGCCCAGTTGCCAGAAGTGGTCGAGCCGGCGACAACGGCGGCCTTCGCGATAGCGAATGCTTCCGAGTCTTCGCCGTACATCTGCTTGGCGGCATCAGCGAAGGACAAATTGTCCAGACGCGAGACCGCACGAGCCTTGGCGATACGGGTGAAACGAAGGCCCGGCGCCACGTTCTTCTTCAGGGTCACAGCAGCGAGCGGATTGGAACGATCCGCCTGGAGCTGAACCTGCGGCTGTACGCCACGTTCGACGGTGGTCACCGGCGAAGCGGAACCAGCCATTGCCTTCTCGAGAGCCTTGAGGCGCTTGATATCGGCGTCGAGCGACTCGACTTCGGAAGCGGTGTTGTCGAACTCTTCCGACTCCGCGGCATCCGTCGAACGACCTTCATCGATGCTCTTCTGCATGATGGAGGCCATCTTGTCGGCCTTACCCTTGCGGGTGGCTTCCAGAGCAGCAAGCTGCTCAGCAATAGTCTTCATTTCAATGCCCTCCTGTGGGCGCAACGTGACGGACCGGCTTGGTCCGTTCTGGATGGTCTTAGTGGTCCCCGAAGCGCCGGGGGAGGTACTCGTCAGTAGAATTCCTTTGCTCGTCGGAGCAGGAACGCCAATGTCGAATTTCTTGACCGAGGTGATGGTCGCTTCAGCATTCGCGGGGATCGTCACCGCGCTCAACTCAAGCCACTCCCACTCGGAGTATTCAACGCCCCAAGTGCCGGCGATATCCGACCACTTGAGACCGCGGAAGCCGATGGACAGGCCACGAACCAGCCCAGCCTTCAGAAGCGCCCATGCCTCTTCGATGTACTCGGTGACACCCGAGGCAATCTCAGCGACAATCTCGATCCCGTTCTTGGTGATCGTCGCTTCAACGATACTGCCAATGGGCTTGCCGGCGTTATGCTGCCAGAGGAGCGGGAGGGGAAGCTTGAACTTCGCGCCTTCAGGAAGAACGACGTCTTCCATACGGTCGGGAGCGGGAGTTGACGCAATACCGCGAAGAATGCGCTTGCCATTGTCTTCGCCAATGGATTTGATCTCCATCAAGGAATATGCACGGCCGGTCTTCTTCATTCAGAATCTCCTCAGATGACTAACATCTGATAGGTCGGTGTGCGCTCTGCAGTTTCTTCTTCAGGAACCACGCCTCGAGCCATTGTCAAAGCAATCATTCCGTCGATCCGTCCTGAGGACTTGCCTTTAACCAACTTACGGTTTTCGGCGGGGTCCCTAACAACTACTGCGTTATTTGCACATAGGGTTAACACGGGGTGGCCGCCATGGGCAAGCCTCTCATTCAAAATATCGGCTTCCAATGCACGTAAAGCAGGGGACATTGACGAAAAACCCTGTCCAAACTGAACAAAAAGAGTTTCGTCCACCTGTTTTTCGGTGAAACCTGCCTTGATCAGGTAAGGTCGGAGGTGCTTAAAGTTCCATCTGTCGAATGCGACCTTCTTCAGGTTCGGGTAATCTGTGAACCGCTGGAATAGATGATACGCAACGAATTCGTAGTCGATTGACTTGCCCGGCGTCAGCTCCAGGTAGCCTGCATCGTGCCAAAGGTCCCAAGGAACACGGTCTGCTTTCGAGCGTTCAGCGATTCCGTATTCTGGCAACCAGAATGTCGGAAGGACGTTCCAAATGTCGGATCCCTTCTCGACCTTACCAATCGAGACTTCGCACGTAAGATCGTTGACTTCCGACAAGTCGAGACCCATGTAGATCTCAGTGTCCTTATGAAACGGAAGAAGCGTACCTGTGCAAGCCTTCCAAACCGACTTGCTAATGAAAGGCGACTTAGCTTCTACTCGCTGGTTAAGGAACAGCCAGCGGAACGAGTTTTCGGACGACGGCATACGAATTGCACGTTGCGCGAATTCTGCCAGCTCACTTGTGGATCGAAACTCGCCCATCGCCGGGTTAGCAGCTAGCCAAGCCTTCGGATCATCGAGCTCACAATTCGGGGGTGCTGCGTAGACGTGCGAAACGATCTTTGGATCTTTACTCGTCTCGGCGTCATCAATCCAAATCGAGAACATATCGCCGTCGGTCGCTGCCTGCGTCGAAATGGCGAGCAAGAGTGCGCTGTCCTCATACGCGCCCTGAGCAGTCTCGATGGCCTCAACGAAAGCGTCGTAAGGACCCTTGACTTGACCAACCTCATCCAGGATCGCGAGAATAGGCGAAAGACCGTGCGCCGTACCAGCTTCGGCCGAGACAGCGACGTATTCAACATTCATCGGCAATCCGATAAGCGTCTTATCCGACGGAACCGGACGAACGAGACGTTTCAAGTCTTCGTTCTGAATAACCATCTTGTAAGCGAGCTTAAAGATAATGGCTGCTTGACGACGTGAACGCGCACCGGAAATGATCTGGGAATTCTGCTTCGCTTCAGGCCCGACCAAATGCCCGAGCAGCAACGCAGCAATGAGCGCGGACTTTCCATTCTTACGACCGATGGAGAGATAACCACGAGCCGTCTTTGCAGGGTTGTCATAAACGTCGAGAATAAATTTGCGTTGAAATCCAAGTAGCTTTAAAGGCTTACCGACAAGGTTACCCTCCGGCACGCGGCAGTATTTCTCAATAAACGCGATCATGCGTTCGCCACGTGTCCGCTTCTTGGGCGGAGCTATGGGTGAGCGAACGTCTTCAGCTAGCATAGTTACTAATCACTCGTCCACAGGAAGCAGCGGGGCTCAATCGTCGTTGGCTTCTGCCTGTTTGTCACCACCTTCTCGGAAGATGACAATAGTTTGAGGTTTCAACTGATCCCAGTGGGTATATTGCTTTCGAGTGGATGGATCAAAAATAGTCTCGCTTGTGCCGTCGCAATAGACGTGATGCCATCCGTTTTCTTTGTTTAAGCTTGGAACTGAGAGTAGCGCCCGCCTACCCCAAGCGATCCCAAGAAAGTATTCCGGCGATATTTCATATCCTTTGCGAAGCTCAATAAAATCGTCCTCACCGAATCCGAGCTTCTTCAACGCGCCGTGAACAGACCACATCCCTGAGCGATCACCAGCCGGCACAAAGTCATCGCCTGCGGCTTCAAGCACCTCTTCGTATGGCCTGCCGGTAAGCATGGCCATACAACAGATCGAACAATCCGAAGTGAGGCGTTGTGGAACATAGATGGTCATTCTGTGGATTCCTCTTCCTTCGCGTATGTGTGACCGATGGGGTTGCGAAGTTTGTCGTGCTGCTTATTCCCCCAACTAGTCGGTTGGAACTGAAAGTCAACAGGTTTGCCGATGTTGAGCGTCTGCGTGAGCCAGTTGCTAATCAGGGAAGTCATCAGAAGCCAGCGGATATCTTGCTCCCAATGCCCGGAAAGGCTCGAGTGGACGTCCGGAAACAGCACGCGAAAATCTTCGTCAGAAATCATCATCCTGATATCGACGTCCCGGAAATCAGGGCGTTCAAGGACTGACCCCACGACGTAGCAACGCCCCGGGAAAGCGCGGTTTAAATGTTTGCAGGCGAGCTCAAGGGTGAAGCAGGCGGGTGCGCCGAGGTAGTTCCATTTCTTTCGCGGCTCAGGGGGAGCTTCGCTCACGCTATCTTCAATAGGAACACTCTCGTTTTTCAGAGAGGAAAGTGGGAACGGGGCCGCGCCGAGGCGCGACAATTGATCTTTATCCCGGTCTATCATTTGAAAAGTGCCCTTTTTCGCATACGACGCATCTCGACTGCTTCGAAGGCACGCCGCTCTTGCCGGTTCATCTTGTCAAGAGTTTTGTGCGTGACTTCGTTACGCTTTGCACTCTTGCCAGGAATCGGATACAGAATAGGCTCTTCGTACTCAACGGGGTGCACGCTTGTCGGCGACGAAACGGTCTGACTGGGTAGCGGAACCATGTTAAGCCGGTGTGTCGGGATCATCGAGACCGAACGCTTCAGCGACCTTAGGACGGTCCTGCTCTTCAAGCCGTTCGTTGATCTGGTTCAGATCAGCAGCAATACCGCCGATCAGATCGATAAAGGCCGCAGCGAATGCGGTACCGTGCATAGCTGCATCTTCGGCGGATACTTCGGTAACACTCTCGTTTGCTATCTTACGCACGAAAGTCAAGCTGTCACGCATCTGGTTAAGGGTACGCGTGATCTCTTTACGTCGGAATTCACTCATGTTAAGTCCTCTCATCCACAGGAAGGGGCTCAGCCCAGATCAATCGCTCGCATGATGGGGTCGACTTCTCGAGGTTCACCCCAAACCGCTTTCTCGAGTTCTTCGAATGGAACAGCGCGTTCAAAGCGACCGTCAAGGAACTCAGTTAAAGGCCGAACCCAAATCCGGCTGTCCAAAACGCTTTGATAGATCGCTACTACGTCGCCGGTTCGAATGTACTCTTTACATTGAGTTAAGACTTGGATGCTTGTGACACCATACCAAAATGCGTGTCGAACATGCCAAATGCCGGGTACAATCTCAGCAACGTAAACAGCCGAAAGGTCTCGAGCGGGATCAATGCTCACGAAAGTGCCGTAAGCCATCAGTTCGTATTCGCCACCACTCTTCTTGTGCCGATAACGGGTCATTTGGTCGGGTCCTTGAATGTGCGCTTCCCACAATGAGTGCACGTCCACTCTTTGGTATGTCCTAGTTGCAACCGTTCATCGCCGTAGATGCCTCTCGAGCTCCAAATGTGAGGGCATAGCGATTCTTGCAGCCAGTATGCTAAATAGGAGAAAGAACTGGCAAGAAGCACAACCCCTATTGCGGTTAGTATGAAGAAAGTTGTGTCGGACATTCTGGGCTCGGGGCGCGGGAAATCAGAGGCGACAATACCGAGATCATCACCGCCTCTGCAAGGTGCGCAGCAGGCGCTAGCTGCGGTTCCTCTTCAGCCGCTTGGTTGCCAGATCAAGTCGCCAGCCGATGTAAAGCTGAACCAGAATACCGAAAATGGATTTGAACATCTCAGCTCATCCGTCCAGCTCAGCTGGTCTAGAGAGCAACTCGTCTTCGTCCTCGAGCGGGTTGTTTTCTTGGACATTCTTTGCCGCAGCACTTGTGCGTCCAGCAGCACGGTTATCTCCAGCCTTGCCGCGAGCGTGGAGAGCTAGGGATCGACGCATAGCCAGGATAGTGCTAGAGCACATTTGGATGATGGTCTTACGGGGGTTAACTACGGGTGTTCCCTTCTCCGTAACTAGGATCGAACCCTCTGCGCGGAGATCAATACTCTCTCGGGTGAGGTCAGCCATGTTACGAGCGAGGATAGCAGCTAATTCTAACTGGTGCGAAGTCCATTCAGATTTGGCAAACTCATCGATAACCGAGTAGAAGAACGGTAGATCGATATCGTCCAAAGGCACGTTGGCGGGTGGAGTGATGGGTCCGGTTTTGGCCAGAGCGGCCATCATTCGTACTTGTTCCTCCGCGCTGTCCACGCGAGGCTTTCTCTCGTCTGTCATATCCGGCTTCCTAGCACCTGGTTATCCATGATTTTCGCACTTTATACCCGGGCGGCCTGAGTTCGCAAGGGAAAAATGGGAAAAGTACTATATTTACGGGAAGTCGCCG